CAAGTCCGAGTCTCTTCTGCTCCATGCAGGCAGCCATCATCTCAAAGGACTTTCCTGCACCTCCCTTATCCGTGTTTTATATATCTCTTCCACCCACACGCCTGTCTGAATCTCTTAGGTTTACGGCTAGATACGCATTAGAGACATCTCTGTCCTAATGCCATCTAGTTAGGGAGAAAATCTCCCTAAAACCCTCTGTTTATGAAAGTGGGGGCGTTTTTTGCCCCCACTTTGCTACTTTGGGGGCGCTTTCTGCCCCCACTTTGCTATTTTGGGGGCGCTTTCTGCCCCCACTTTATAACTGCCTTTCATCCGGATTTTGTCGTGTCCGAATTGCGGGGGCGCTTTTTGCCCCCACTTTGACATTTGGGGGGCGCTTTCTGCCCCCACTTTGCTGTTTTGGGGGCGCTTTCTGCCCCCACACAGTATTTGGATTAATACATATTATTTAGCGTAATATTATTTCTAGATTTAATTATTGGAGTTAGATGATTAGTGTAAATATTCATTGTAACATTTATATTTTTATGTCCCAATCTTCTCTGCACATAAACCATATCTGCTCCATTTTCAATTAACATTGTTCCATGTGTATGTCTTAAACTATAAGTATCATAACCTGGGATATCCAGTTCTTTATGAACAGCATTAGAAACATTCTGTAATGTTCGTGAAGTCACATATGAGCCGTCTTCTCTCCTGCATACAAAATCTACTCCGAAATCAGTTTCTTTAGTAGATACTTCATTTAGTGGAATTTCTTTTTCTTTATTTTTTTGAACCGAAAACAATAATTGAAATTCTGAATAATACTTCTTATAGAATTCACCATAATACTCCTCATCTCTCTTCTGTTTTTCATACTCTTCTTTCAAAATAGAAACAAGTACATCATCGATGTCAATAACCCTGTACGATTTATATTTTGGTGATGTAAAATACCAATATCCCAACGATTCTGACGTTCCATTAGTTTTTTTGATGTCCTTTTTTGAGCGTTTAACCTGACGCCACTGTATCTGTCTATTTACATTTATCACTTTATTGTCAAAATCAATATCATCCCATACCAAACCGAAAACCTCTCCCGGTCTCATCCCTGTATGATACGCTATCTGTAGTGGAACAAATGAAGATGTTCCTTTAGGAAACCTTTCAAATAAAGAATCTATATTATCTTTTGTTAAATAAATATGTTCTTTCCGTCTTGTTGGTTTATCGGGTTGCATATTTTGTGGAATTACAAGCTTATTAGCAGGTGAAGTCATTATATAATGATTTTCTAATGCATAATTAAATGATTTTGTCAGCAAACCTTTAATTGAAATAATAGTATTTATTGAAAATCCATCATTATATAAATCTGTTATAAAAGTCTGCAATATCTTTTTATCTATACTGGATACTCTATATCCCCCTAACTCCGGTTTAAGATATAATCTGATTTTTTTCTCATAGCCATATAATGTACTTTCCTTACATGTCAGTTTACAATCATTTTCCATCCATAAATCCAAAAAATCAGCATATGAAATATCCCTATCTACCATTACCTGTCCCACATTTTCATATTCAGATAATGCTTTTCTTCCAGCTATTCTTGCGTCCCTTTTACTAGCAAATCCAGATTTTGATTTACGCTTTCTTTTTCCATCAACACTTGCCATCTCAAATGAATACTCATATACTTTTTTGCCAGACCTCAAAAAACGTTCTCTTACCATAATCTCACTCATATAATTCTCCTTCCACATAATGAATATATAAGTAATACTAATAAATCGACTCTTTGAAATCTATGACCTACGAGGCTAAAAAATTTAACAAAGTATTTTTTCGCGTCAACAAAAATACAAAGTATTTCTTCTCACGTCAACGAACTGCAATTTTTCATTATTTTGCGCCAACAAGCCGAAAAAATGTTGACGCGATGTTGACGCGGAGCTATTTAGATACCTCTTTTAATATGAGAATATAAAAAGAGACTTCCGTCTTAATTTAAACGGAAGTCTCCAAAAAGCCTATAAAATCAAGCTTTCTATTTAGAATTTGCCTGCATCAGCAGCCTGCTGTACAGAAACGGCAACTGCTACTGTAGCACCAACCATTGGGTTATTACCCATTCCGAAGTATAAATATTAAATTATGTTCAATTATGTTATGAAATGCTCACAAATGCAGTAAAATCAAGGCTTAACACAAAATGGTGTGTGTTGTATTGTGTTATAGGATGTTGTGGCGTGTTATAAGATAATTTTCTCGAATGTGTCCATGATGTGTCCATGAACACCGTGTTAAAAGTCTACACAAAAATAATGGGAACAGTAAATATTATACCATTCCCATATGTATTATGCAATGTTATTCAGTTCTGATATATTGTCGAGATCAGTCAAATCCATACCCTCATATTTTTCAAGAAAAGATTCAAGTGTCTGTTTTCTCACTTTTAAACTGCCTAGTTTCATAGCAGGTAAAAGACCTTTCTTAATAAGGTCGTATACAACATGTACATTGACTCCTAGTGTTGAAGCAACTTCTTTGACTGTATACAGCATTTTATCTTCTTTATTCATAATCACGCCTTTCCAGTTGAACCGATGTATTACACGATTATAATTTTTGTCTATATCTATATACCACAGTTTGCGGATATCCCATTTTTACAATATCTGTAGGTTTAATACTTTGATTAAGTAGATTAATAATTTCTTCTTTCTGCTTAATGCTTTGAGATTTATTTTTCTGTATTTTTATTGGGAAATTGTAAAACTTTGTCAGATGTTTCCATGATTTTTTTCGTTTTATATTAGATATAGTAGATTTGTCAACATTGTATTTATTCGCTATTTGTTGTAAAGTAAATTGTTTTTGCATGATTAATTCGCATATTTCAATTACTTGTATTTCTGTAAGTATGGCTTCGTGGTTATTTTCGCCAATACCTCTATTTTTTCTTATACTTGAATTAACTTTGCGCTCAATCCATCTTAAATTTTTATAATAATTATTTGTTCTATTTCCATCAATATGATCTACTGTTGGATCTTTCATATATATTGGTGCATTTTCTACATATGTATTAATTACCAATTGATGTATATAATATGTTTTTCTTTCATTGTTATTTGTACATAATGAAATTGAAAAATAGCCATCCTTATCGCATTTAGGTTTTAAAATCTTATTAGAATATGTCGAATACACTTCACCAATTTCAGAAATATAGTAATAATTTTTAATATTGTTTAAATTAATTATTTTAAATCCATTCGGTATTGCCAATTATTTTACCCCTGTAGAACCAAATGAACCACGAGATACTTCGTCTAAATGCTCTACCTCCTCGAACTCAATCTCTGGCTGAACCTTATTTATTCTAAACTGACAGATTCTATCATTCTTGTGAATAATTGTATCTTCCATTGCAATTACAGGGTAGAGCCACTGATCGTTGTCTCCACTATAGCTGTTGTCGATCACCGCAAAACTATTTGTCTGCAATACCTTGAAATTCTTATATGTACTGCTACGTGGTACAATATTGGCTTCATATCCGTCTGGTAGTTTCATTCCAACTCCTAATGGAATCAGACGAAATTCACCTTTCTTCAGATTTATGGTTTCGGCACTTCTGAGATCAACCCAGTCGCCCTTATTGATTTTTTTAATTTTATCAATGTCCTTATCAAAATATTTAATCTTAATTGTTTCCATATTATATATTCTCCTTAGTTCTTAATCACAATATAAAACTATTTTGTTCTGAGCAAGAGATTGTTTTACATCAATGACTCGTTGGTTTTTTGAACCTCTGAATTTTAATGATAGGTCTTTCTGCTCATCTATATATTCTCCGTCAACGAGAACATCTATATTAAAAATTATCTTTCTTCTCTTTTCCCATGCTTCAATGTCTTTTTTATCTAAAACAACACAATCAGCTTGTAATCCTGCAAAAGAACACATAATGTCGTTCCAACAAAAGCCAGTATATAACCAAATGGTTTTCTCAGGAAAAGAAATACGGATTTCTTTAATTAGAGACAAGACTTCATCGAGGTTTTGTTCTGCCAAAGGTTCGCCCCCTAGAACAGAAATTCGATTAATATATGGTCTATCAATAAGCTTTATAAATTTATTTTTTGTTTCTTCTGTCCATTCTTTACCACCATTAAAATCCCAAGTATCAGGATTAAAACAGTTAAAACAATGTCTGTCACACCCTTGAACGAAGAGGGAGACTCCAACTCCCTCTCCATTTGAAATATCAAGATTACGCATACTTGCAAATCTCATATTTAATCCTCCGTATATTCCATGTCATCCAAATGATAAACACGATCATGAATGTCGCCATATCTACCCTGATTACCACCATTTTTTGCAGTGCCAATATAACCACAAACTCTAAATGCTATATCCATTGTTGTATTATCAGTATTCCCACAGCTAGGGCATTCCCATTTAAGTCTATTGTTTTCGTCTGATACAAGAGGAATATCACCATCAAAGCCACATTTTTCACAATAACAACTCTTTGTATTGATCTCTGCATACATGATGTTGTTATAAATAAACTTAATAACTTCTAGTATGGCAGAAATATTATGGCTCATACTTGGTATTTCGATATATGAAATTGCTCCTCCTGGACTTAATTTTTGAAATTTTGATTCGATTCTTAACTTTTCAAATGCTGTGATATGTTCAAAGACAGGAATATGATATGAATTAGTAATATAATTTCTATCGAAACCATCTAATTTTTCAAAGATATCGTTACCGAAACGAGATTTTAGGCACTTTGCAAATTTGTAAGTTGTGGACTCTAATGGTGTTCCGTATAAACTATAGTCAATGTTTTCAGCTTGTTTCCACTGATTACATTTATCATTTAACGCCTGCATAACCTTTAATCCAAACTCTTCGCCAATTCCTTCATCCGAATGAGAGTGACCAGTCATAAATTTTACACATTCATATAAACCAGCATAACCAAGTGATATTGTAGAATAACCATCATAAAGAAGTCTGTCAATTTTCTCATGTTTCTTTAATCTAGCATATGCTCCATGCTGCCATAGAATAGGTGCTACATCAGAAGATGTACCAAGTAATCGCTCATGTCTTGCTCTTAATGCTTTATGACATAATTCCGTTCTTTCCTCAAAGATTTCCCAAAATTTATCAAAATCTCCGTCAGATGAGAAAGCAATATCTGGAAGAGAAATCGTTACAACACCCTGATTAAATCGTCCATAATATTTATGTTTATTCGGATCAAAGTTCTTTGCATTTGCAATATTTCCCACTTTATCTGTAAATCTATCTACAGTAAGAAAACTTCGACATCCCATACATGTATAGACATCACCCTTTAATTCAAGCATCATTTTTTCAGATATGTAATCAGGGACAAGTCTCTTAGATGTACATTTAGCAGCTAATTCTGTAAGATACCAGTATTTTGAATCCTCTGTAATATTATCTTCTTCCAATACATAAATAAGCTTTGGAAATGCAGGAGCAATATAAACGCCATCTTCATTTTTTACTCCTTGAATTCTTTGACGAAGCATTTCTTCGATTAGCATCGCTAAGTCAGCTTTCTCTTGATTGTTCTTTGCTTCGTTCAGATACATAAAAATTGTGATAAAAGGTGCTTGTCCGTTTGTTGTCATAAGTGTAACTAACTGATACTGAATTGTCTGAACACCTTTTTCTATTTCTTCTTTTAATCGTTTATTTGTTATATTAATGACTTCTGCAAGGTCTTCATTATACTCACTAATCAATCCATTATTATATAATTCCTCTGTTACTTTCTTTCTGATTGATTTTCTACTTACATCAACAAATGGGGCTAAATGGGCTAGAGAAATACTCTGTCCACCATACTGATTGCTGGCAATCTGAGCAATTGCTTGTGTTTCGATATTGCAAGCAGTCGAAAAACTATGTGGCGTTTCAATAAGAGTTTCGCTAATTACGGTATTATTTTGAAGCATATCTTCAGAATTGACTAACCCACAGTTTCCAGTAATCATTCCACCTTCAAGTGTAAAACTATGTGTAATAGGTTCTTCAACACACCATGACAAATATTCTGTCGTTGAATGGTATGGTTTAATATCGGCTACTTTCCAACATAAATTGTTTGGCTGATGTGTAATAAAATGATATACTAAAATCTCGGAATTTTCTTTATACTGTGTGTCTCTGATTTCCGTGCTTTTACTGCTGATATAAAATCCTGCAAAACATGAAATATCTTCGATTAACTCTGCTTCTCGTTCATCAGTTGTACATAACCTATTTCCGTTTATTTTACCATCTGCTGCGTATAATCCTAAAAATAATAAACGTTTATCATTTTCACTCATATATTTCCATGATTTGCTATTAAGAAAATCTTGTTTGATGTATCCATGCTTTGTAGCAATAATATCGTCTGTCCCATTAATTGCCGTAAGCTTATACCCAGCACTTTCAAAATACTTGCTATATTCAACTTTATGACCACACAGCCTTACTTGATGCAAATTTGAACCAATATGGTCACATCCATCTCCAATTAAAAATCCAAGTGTAAACATATTAGATTCATGATACGATTCAATTGTATATTTGTCCGTTATGTCTGTGATTGGAAGTAGTCTATCCCCAATTTTTAAATTAGTTGTAACTTCTCCATTCTGCAATAGCCATCTATGATTGCTTGTGCAGACAACTGTTTTTTTCATTTTCGCAGTTGTGAAAGTAACTTCGTACATTTTATTTTTTCCATATGTTCTAACAGTTGCATTTCTCCAAACTCCATCCTTGTCAAGAACCCTAACACTAGAACCGTCTGAAAATTCATCAAAAGACTTAATACCTTCAGATGTAATAAATCGCGTTTTCCCATGAAAACAGTTATGCATATGCTGCAAGAAGTAATCGGCATCATGAAAATGAATTAGTCCTTCATTATGAGCTTGAATTATTTCAGGAGATAATAAATATCTTTTTGTCATATCTGTACTAACAGATCCAGCAATATAATCTCTTTTGGTAGGATTTAATACTGGATTTTTGTTTGCATTTTCATCTTTCCAATATTCATCTTTGTCTTCCACAAGATCATGAATCTCTATATCTGTTGTATTCTCATTCTCTCTCTGAAACTCACGAATACTTCTATATCCTTCATATGCTTTTGCAGTAAGTCTCTGCTTCTTAGTAATCAATTTATCATAAACCATTGATTCAATATCAGAAATACTCACATCTTCTTTGTTTTTGCACTCTTCTTCAATCTCATTTGCAATATCTTCTGCAATCTTTGGTTTTACAATACCTGAACCATTTTTCATTGCTTTAAGAATTGCTGTTGAAATTTTTGATTTATCAAAATCAACTTCTGAACAATCTCTCTTAATTATTTTCAAATTTTATCTCCTTTCTAAATTACTGTTATGATATAACCAAGTATACATGCTGCAATCGCTGCCACAGCTTTCCAATCAATCTCGAATTCTATACAATCTATAAAATTGAATTTCATTTATTCTCCTTTCTTTTCTCCATTCGTTTATCCAGTATAAAATCTGCATATCCACTATTTTCATTACACGTATACTCAAAGTTACTCCAACTTTGATACTTACTTGCAGTAGCAGTTGACCTATAACACTTATCTTTCATAGGACAATTATTACTACTGCACATTGATATATCTGGCATATATTTCACCTACCTTATTATATTTTTACCACTCATCTCATTACATATAAGAGCTTTATGTGTGCAACTGTCATCCATATTTGCATAAGTTTTTACGCTTTTAATTTTGTCAATTATATATTCTCTGTCTCCAACGATAACTGTTATAAAATTATCTTCCATATCTTTTAGCTCTCTTATTAATTGACGAGTGGTAGTTATCCCACCACTATAAGCGATGGGACGTAAACCACTATAATTTATCTTAATCACCCCATTTCAATTTCAATACTTCATTTACGACTTCTGAAAGTTTTTTTCCTTCATTATTATAGATAATTCTATTTGCCAACATTTCAGCTCCACGAAAATCTACATTATCAGCTTTCATTCTTCTTTCAGCTTCTTCTTTATTATCACCACGTTTTAATAACCTATTTTTAATTGTAGTTTGGTTGGTATATATGTATATAACTTTGGGATTTATACCCTTAGAAATAAGAGTATTTACACCATCAGGTGTTAGAATTGATACCATTTTAGAGTCCTTTTCATAATCTTCTTTTGCTGTGCCGTAGTACCATAAGCCACTTGCAGAAAGATATTTTCTATATTCAAGGAAAAACCCATCATTTATTTTGCTAATGAATTCATCCTCTGAAATAAAATGGTATGTTTGGTCTTGAACTTCGCCATCTCTCATTGGGCGAGTCGTGTAAGATACAAAGTTCTCATAGCCATGTTTGTTTACTAATTCATTTGCAATAGTGTCTTTACCAGAACACGATTTACCCATTAACACCAGTAAACTCATGACTCAACCACCCAATTAACTATGTGACCGTCATTTATAATAACGTTCTTATTTTTGAATTTGTGAAGGTCTTCGCAATCTTCTAATGTTACCAAGTCAACATCAATTCCTAAATAAGTATCCATACTATCTGGAATAGGAATATCGTGCGCAAATTCCATTGAACAGTTCAACCTCCTTCTCATCATCACTGTTAATTCTTACAGTAACAGGATGTGTTGATATGCTAACCATACCCATAAATGATTTGGCATCTACTATCTGATGCTCGTAACAGCCATCTACATCAGCAGAAATTTTACTTATTAATAAGTGGACGAACTCTTCCAAATCGGTTAAGCTGTCCAAATTTAAAGTGAATTCTTTTCTCATAAATTCTTCTGAACTCATTTTTCCTCCTTACTTGTATACCCTTATCTGTACTACTGGACTGCTCCATTCTTGACATACACTTGATATATCGCCTGACCTTTTAGCACTTATATCTAATGCAGACTTGTCTACAACAAACTCGCTCAAACAGTTAGTTTCTTTAGTGATTATGTTATTTGAATCAGTATGCATATCAGCTTTTTCATCGGACATTATGCAAGGAATTATAGTGCCATTTGCCAGAACTAAATCAAATTCATCACCAATCTCGCATCCAAAATACGAACCAAGAGCCACACAATATCTATTTCCAACCATGCGAATACCATACTTACCAGTGTAAGCAGATGTGTGTTGAAGTATATACTGTGGGCTTTCTCTCTTTGTAATTGCTGTGTATGGCATCCATGTTTTATGTGCCGCATATGGCACTTCAAACATTTCAAACTCAGCTTCATGATCTTGAAGATAACTTTTATTAATGTAATAAATATTGTCGTTCCAATATATTAAGTCCCATTCATTGTCGAATGAAGCTACACTTACTTGCTGATTCCAGAGCAACGTGGTTACAATCTCTGAATCAGTATTCGGTTTGGTTCTTACATTAACAGCAGTTGTAGTCCAATAAGGTTCAAATGTGGTTTCAGATGCCCATGCAGATGCAAGTGTATCACTCACACCTGCATTCATCTCTAACCAAGGTTTGTAGTCGCAGTCGTATTTACTAATGTCTTCATCTTCAGCCCCATAAACAGGGGCGACAGATGTTGCAGATATAGCAAAAGCGACCACTAACATAGTTGCTAGTTTCTTTCTTTTCATATATAGTTTTCCTTTCATTTTGATTGGTACACTAATATATTCTCTCTTTAATTGTTAAGCATTGATAAAAATTGATCCTCTGAAATAATAGGAATATTTAAAGATTTTGCTTTCTTATTTTTAGAACTTGTTGAATTTATATCATTATTGATAAGATAATTTACTTTAGAAGATACGCTTCCTACAACTTTACCGCCATGAGCTTCAATATCAGCTTTGAGAGTATCACGGTTTTGATAATGTTTTACACTTCCTGTAATAACAAAAGTCTTATTCTCTAATTCATTTGTGATTTCTGACATAATGGATTTCTGTGTCTCGAATGTAAATTCGTTTGCTAACTGAAGTATATCTGAACAATGATTTTTCCAATAAGTATTGAGTGAACTTATTAACGCATCTCCAATACCAGGCAAATACCTAAAGTATTCTGCACCTTTAATCATTTTACCAATAAATGTGTCAAAGTCATAATCAACAGAATCTGCAATCATCATACTTGCTGATTTGCCGAGCAACGGAATTGACATGCTATAAAGAAAACGCTCAAGACTTGTCTTACGAGATTTTTCAATAGAGGCAAGAAGCTTATCTACTGATTTTTTACCAAATCCGTCTAAAGCTTTTATCTCATTTTCATGATCTGATAGATGATAAATGTCTTGAATCGAGTTTAACCAACCAAGATTGATGAATTTCTCGATTGTTGCCTCTGATAATCCATCAATGTTAAGTGCATCTCTCGACACCGCATGTGTGAGCTTACCAAGCAGCTTGCCATTGCAATTATCATTAGTACATACAAGTACTTCTGAGTTATTATCTTTTACTATTTTAGTAGGCTGACCACATATAGGACATTTATCTGGAATAAGCTTTTCTTCTTTATTAATAGGCTCTACACTATCAATTTGTGGAATAATCATATTTGATTTGTATACATACACTGTTTGTCCACTGGATTTTACCCCAAGATCTTTCATAACAGAAATATTATGAAGACTTGCTCTTTCAACAATTGAGCCATCAATTTCTATGGGTTCGAACACAGCAGTTGGCGTAAGAGTTCCGAATTTCCCCATTGTCCAATCTACATATTTTAATGTTGTTGGATATGTATCATCTTGCCATTTAAGTGCCATACGACAATTCTCATGATGCGAAGTCGCTCCAAGTGATTTAGATAATTCTGTATTATCAAGCTCAAAAATTAATCCGTCAACAGGATATTTACAAAATTCAGGTTGCATTGCTTCAACACAATCTTCTACGCCAGTTTCTTTACTTTTTGGCTTACATCTCTGAACTGTTTCAAATCCCATTTTATTAAGTGCTTCAAGTCCTTCTAATTTATGAGTAAATGTTGGAGACACCAGTTCAAAAACAATAAATGCCAAATTTCTATCTCTTACGATGTTTAAATCAAGTGTTCTTAATGTACCACCTGCTAATCCTCTTGGATGCTTGAATGGTTCAGACACTTCTTTATTTATTCTATTGAACTCATCATAAGAAACAACACATTCTCCTCTAAGTTCTAATGGCTGGCTACATGGAATTTTCATAGGAAGATTTTTAATAAATCTACATTGCTCTGTTACGTCTTCACCTATGATTCCATTTGTCCCACGAGTAATACCTTGAACAAATTCACCATTTTCATTGTAACGCACAACAAGTGTCAATCCATCCATTTTATATGAACAATACCAATCATAATCTTTTAAAAACGCTTTAATCTCATTTGAATCTTTTGTTTTCTTTGCACTTAACATTGGTTTTGTGTGTTTAACTTTTTTCAATTCATCAAGGACATATCCTTGTACATAATGAGTCGGTGAATCAGATAATACAATACCAGATTCATTCTCTAATTTTTCTAGTTCATCATATAATTCATCATAATGCTTGTCCGTTATTATCGGGTTATCATATTTATAATAAGCTATTGATGCTTTATGTAATTGATTTGTAAGTTCTCTTACTCTTTCGGCAATATTAATTTTCTCCACTATCATTCTCCTTTCTATTTAATACATCCCAACCTTGATACCATATTGAATTGGAATTAGCATATTGTTTGAATAATTCTATTAATTCATCCAATTCGGGAAAGAATGGATCTCTATGTAATGTACTATTGATATACCCAAGAGCATTTAATAAGAATTGCCCTGGTCGCATATCTGGGAATGACTTCTTATGTATCTCATATAACTGCGTGTAAAACGAATTTAATTTTTCTGGATCTCTCGTATCAATCATCTCCTTTTTTAAAATATTCTTGTGCCAACTCTCCATATTTTACGGAAAGTTCGTTTGTGTCTTCTAACAAGAAAAAATTCTCTTCGCCATAATGTCTCATAATTTTTTCTTGATTGTGTAAGATTTGCGAAAACGCTCTAAATATAAGTCCAATAACTTTATTATTCATATACTTATCCTCGTAATCCCTCTTGATCCTCTTAGCCTTTGTCCACAATTATCACAATATTTCTGTGTCGGAACATTATTATCAACTATATATCTGCAAACAGGACATTTTAAATAGTTTCCAACTTGAACTTTCTTCATTGGTGTATTTTTATACTTAAGTATTTTGTACTCGTTATATTCATCTTCATTTAATATATACTGCATAATATTGCCTCCTATGAAATGAACATTTATTTAGTTTCTAATTCATCAAAAAAAATTAACTCTTGTGCATAAGGTAATACTCTAGCCCATGAAATAAAATTAGGCACATTGGAACTATCTTGACCACTCCATTCATTTAACTTATGAAATCTACGTTGTCCCTTGCTACACATAGCAAGCAAATTCTCATAAGTCATTGTAACTGTACGCTTCTGTAACCATGATTCAGGTAGCCAACGTATAAGCTCTTTCCAGTATCTCTTATCTTTCGTCTCAAGATACTTCTGACGAATATTTTCTAATACATAAATAATGTCCTCTTCAAATGTTGAAATATTATCCAATCCGTCATCATTCTTTGGATCATCAGCAAGAGATAAATTTCTGTCATAATCATCAATTTCAAAACAATCTAATGTAATTGGTGTTGTAGCAAGCTTATGCATTGTACTCGTTGAGTTCGCAACCGTTCCTACTTTATAAGTATCAAATTCTTTCCACCAATAAAGAGGTGCTGTAATATCAACCGATACAAAAATCTGTCGCATAAACTTTCTATGCTCATTTCCTGCTTTAATAAGAGTCTGAGCAAGTTTCAAATCCGCTTCACCAATAATATCTGCATAATATCCATTAATGTTACAATGATGTATATATGCATTAGGATATACTTTTAATAATTCATCAAAATCAACATCTGCTCGTTCTTCGTCATAATAATCATTAAATTTACTATCACTTCTATTCCAAGAATTTTTTGGATTTCTTAAACCCCTAAATGCGTGTTCAAATCCCCATACCTCTGTATTATCAAATTTCAAATCTTAATCCTCCTATTTCTTAATTCTAATGAAAGTTTAGTTTCCTATATAAATCCATTTTAATCCATCCTGTTCATGTGACATATTATCTATATCGCAATACGAAAAATACACCACGCAAGGATATTTTTCAGGTAACTCCGTAAACTTTCCACCTCTGTTATAATATTCTCTTACTGATTCAAGAATCTCTCCTGTTTCCTCATTCCAATTTCGTTGAAACCCATAATATTCTTCATACTCTTCTGAACTACCAAAGAAGTTTTCCGATTTTTCAACAAAATTAATCATCTCTTCTATTGAATTAATAACTGTTAATTCTTGCAATGGCTCATATGCATCGCACTTATTGTTCCACCAATAAGGAATGAAATGATTGGGAGATAACTTCTCAAGACGTGTTCTAAATACACAGTTATCACCAGAACTATGTATACATAAAGAACAATTTTTTATTCTTTCATTTTGAGTAGGATTAGTCTTATTCTCTTCAGTTTCTTCTATATGGTTATCATCAACTTCACGATATACAGTTTGAAGCACATAACCATCTTTTGTTTTTACTATGTTTTTGCAATGATATAAAAAATAGTTTCTATTTGGATCATCTTTAGAAATATACAAATTTTTCATCTCCTCTTTTAAAAAGAAATAATGGATTCCTGTTACTATATTATTCTCCTTCTAAAATCTCTTTTGGACAGTAAATAATCTTCTTACCTGCTTTCTGTGCTTTACGAATTGTTGACCAAACACCACCAGATTTATTACCATCCCAAATTGCAAGAAGTACATCACAATGATCAACCATATATTGATCTCTCACATTGTCACAACCTTTATAGAATTCATCTGATAATTCAACCCATTCATCAGCTTCAGTCTTTAATTTATTGTAATATTTGTTAGATGAGTTGTAATCTTTACATGGTAATATGCAATGTAATTTTAAATTTCTATTCTTCTCTAATTCTGGCGAAGCTGCTATATAGCCCTCCTTAATAATACAAGTATTTAACCCAATTAAAATATCAGAGCCATTTGCCATACCACAATAAACATCAGACACATCAAGTATTTGATTAATAATCCAATGACCAATTCTTGCCCATTTAATATCCAACTCATCTTCTGGTAATCCTAATCTCTGAGGTCTATGACCTGTTAATGCTATTCTCATTTATTACCTCCTTAATTTTCACAAGAATCTACAGCTTAATTGTTCTTTTTACTCTTTAACTTATTGAATATTTTTGAAAGATATTTCTTCTGCCATTTTGAAAAATTAACATTGTACATTTTTTCAAATAGTTCTACACCATCTCTTTCAAACATTCTTTGATAAGACCATAATTTATCTTTTGCGTTTACATTCTTGTTATCTTTAAAATCATCACGCATTACTACTCCATCTTCACGAATAATTTTTATTCTTGAATTTGGACAACTCATACAATCGTCTACATAACATAATCCAAACGGATCATATTCTGCACATTTTTTTTGGTCACAAATTTTTATAATTAGCTTATATTCTGTACTTGCTCTATCGTCCATCATATATAACCTCCAAATCTTCCAAAGAAACTGTCGTTTCCACTCTTATCCTTCAATTTGATATTTAAATGATAGAGGGCAACCATAATGTATGTCACCGCCTAAACACTCAGATTCTCTTTCATTTCCAGGAATTAAACTACATCCATATTCTCTGTAACCAGTATCGCTCTCCCAATATGTTACTTCGCAATATTCACATTTTTCATAATCATTTTCATAAATTTTTTCTTCCATATCTTATACCTGCTTATCTGCAATGCACTTAATGTTATTTTCAATCTGTCTATATGTCTCATTTGCACCGAGAATATTAAGTACAGCAGTTGACAACATACTCTTGGTAGAATTATCAAAAGTTTCTTTCATGGTTTTATTTACCTGCTTGCGAATATCATCCATAAATTTATCTAAATCCTTCTTAATCATTTCATCAAAATCAAACTGGCGATTGATATATTCTTCAAATGATACCTGTTCAAAATCATCATTATATGAACTTGTGTGTCCTTTCTTCTTAGCTCTAAGCTTTTTAGAATCAAGTCTATCTTTTAATTCCTTCTTAATATACTGTTCTACTGTATATTCCTTTTCTTCTGTATCACCCCAATAATCTCCACCAACTTTGATTTTGGTATTTGCTATGTATTCATCAACAAAACGCTGAAAATTCTCAGATACCTCATCTGCAATTACTTTCTTAGAAAGATCGTCTGCTATCTTTCTAACAGTTCCTTCAATCTGTTCTTTAACAATGTTCTCAATGTTTTTCTCCATTGTTGTCTGAACAAGTGTTTCTAAGTTTTCCATATCAATCGTTACTTTCATATTTTTACCTCCTTAGCAAATCCATCATTTAATTTGCTTTAATATCGTATTTCTTTAATAGTGTGTTTTTCTTTTTCAAATCAGCTTTGCAAGACTTAATATTGCTTTGGTACATATCAATTCTATTTTCTAATGTATCAATTTCCTTTTTAAGACAGTCAATACAATATTGCTTTGCTTCCTCCCTTGTCTCAAATGAATGATATTTTGAACAAGCTATATCCATATCATCCATGTCCATTTTTGAAATTTTATATAAAGAATCAACCTGATACATTGTTTTCTTTACAAGACTATCCTTAAATTTCTGAAGCATTAAATCTGCTAACTTATATTCTTTTGTTGTATATCCATAAAAACCACTATTGTGTTTTTCGACTGAATTTTCCACATCAAAATGTAAGACTTCTATTGATGGATATGTTTCATTGATATAATCTGTAACCTTTTCTTCGTCATACCAAATATATACAAATCGTGGCAATTCTTCCATTTGAGCCAATACCTTAATGTAGTTTCTTTTATCTAAATTAATAAAATCAACGTCAAGACCTTTTACCATATCCATATTTTGCAATTTATACCTTGTTGAAGATATAATTGCATTTGTATATTCTCTTGACCGATAAAACACAAGCATTTTCATTTACTTATTCTCTCCTTTCTTTCCAATTGATGACTAACAAGAAATCCGTCTTTCCTTGGCTTTTTGAGTCTCTGAAACGCCCTATTTATGGGCATTCCAGAGTTTGAGTTATTTCCAAATTCCTTGTTTTAACTTTTCCTTTACAAACTCATTCTTCATTTCATAAATATCAGTATCACATGCATTACATACTCCATAAATTTTCTTACCATCAAATTCATAATGATAACAGTTTGAGCCACAACCACACGGATTTAGTGAGTCACTAGAGTAGTAACACCAAACCTTCCCATCATCTTTGTAACATTGTGTCTTTCGTTTGTCTGTGATGGAATCAATCAACTCGTTCAAATCTGTCAATTCCATATTCTCTTTTTCTAACTTGTCACATTGCTCACACGCTTTATTAAATAACTTTTTCATTTTAAAAAACAAATTAACTACTCTATCCTGCGAAAGTTGTTTTAAATCATTATAAGAATCTTTGCTGTTAAACATTGTTTCTATATCCTCAAGATGTTCTCTCATAATTTTGCAAGCTACTTCACAAGCCTCATTAACTTTTTCGATTGTCTTATCCTTATTAAAACCTGCATAGTATTTAATCTCTGCGATAGCATCTGCTGAAGTTTCAGGATCAAGAATGCGAATTGCTTCTTCTATTGACATATCACTCATATAATTTTCTCCATATCATAATTTTCTCTAATATAATCGCACAATCCATTCATAGTAGAAATGATATGCTCATCATCCTTTAAGCAAGGATGAATATTGCACATACAAGAACCTTTTGCGCCATGTTCTTTGAAAAGTTTCCAGTTGAATGTAATCCATATCAGAGGAATTCTTGTGAGATTTTTCGTAAATAATCTTGTTAGAATTTTCATATAATCATTACCTCCTACTGTATTATTCTCTCTATCGAAGGTAATTCTTTAAGAAATATTCAAAGTATTCACGAATGAATAAACCAGAATATTGATTGTTTGGCATAAACATAATTGGAATGTTATACTTGAACCAAAAACTATGAATAGATGCTATAAAAGATTTCCGATTATATTTTGTATCATAATTACCTGTGGCAATATCTTCATAAGAAGCATTTTCAATTAGTAACACTTTAGTCTTTGGTGCAAGGCATAATTCTTTTTCAAATCTGTCACGCTCTTTTGTCAAATTATTACTAATTTCTTCAAGGCTTGCTTTTCGTTCAATTACACAAGTGGTATTAAAATATAAATCACGAGGTATTGATAACTTCTCATTAACAGGAATCATAAAACTATAATCACCATAGTCAAGAGCTTTCTTCTTATAAGAAATTCCTTTTCTATCAAAATAATCTGTAATATGAGAGTTTACTTTCTCACGAGTATCTATAAGGATTACGATGGAAGATATTAACTCTTCCATCTCCTTATCTGTATATTTGTACTTGCTAAATATCGTCTTCGTCCTCCTCAATATCATTCTTAATTGCAAATTTACTCAACCAAAACTCGAATTTATCAGGAACTTCCTTATAAATTTTCTTTCCTGTCTGTGGATTTATTTCACCTGTTGGCTCTTTTTTATTTTTCTTTTCAAGGGAAATTATATAAAGAACAGAACCCAAATCAAATGGGCTACGATTATACTGACTTGTCCACATTTTTACATCTCTTGTTTTCCCACTATAAATTTCAAACAAGTGAACATTTACTATGGATTTTTTAATATCTAATTCAGATACATAATACAAACGCTTGCTTACTTTTGGATCTGAATCACTTACAATTCCAAGAACTTCTCGTTGGTTATCTAATCTTTCTTTTAATGTCAATTCTCTATATGGAATTTTTGAAATTAGCTCATTAATAATTTTGCCAGAATCAAGTTTATTAAACTGCTTTGCAGTCTCATTCCCATACTTTGCAAGAACATCAAATGGTAGATTATTCTTTTCAGCTTTATCTTTTGCAATTTGCTTTGCTCCATTGAGCAGATCATAATATCGTGTAATTTCAAGTAGAGTGTTTACATCTCCATATTTCTTAAAATAATTAATCCTAATAAGTTTATTAACAATGGTTTTATTGATTGAATTAGAAAACAATGCAGTCAAAACATCCGTAAAAGTTTCATATTCCTTTTGTCCTAATTCATATAAAGTATCAACTACACCTTCACCAAAACCTTTGACACTGGATAGATTAGGATATATTAGTTTATTCTCTTCGTTGATTGTAACCTTTCGATTATCTGCACCAAATTCATAATCACCTAATTTATATCCCCAAAATTTAATAGCTTCTTTTACAAGAGCATCAATTTTATCCTTTTTATTTTTCTCTTGGTAATGGTTAATAGCCACTTCATAAAATGTTTTTGTGTGATGTGCTTTGAACCAAGCTTGATAAGCAGAGTCCCCTCCCATTGAATAAGCATGTGGAGAATTGAAGGCGTATCTCGCAGAATCCTCAATTACATTCCATACATTCTTGAAATTATCTGTATTGCCAAATTCATCATTCCATGAGTGATTTAATTCAGAAAGCAAATGTTCTTTCTTCTCACCCTTTAATTTTTTTTTGGAAATAGATTTAATGACACCATATGTTTCACCCATTTGTAATTGCAGGAATGAAAGAACTTTCATAATAGATTCCTGATAAATCATAAAGTGGGCTGTGTCGGATAACAAGTCATCAATCTTTTTTTCACCTGTTGTATATGGTTCACGATTTAAGAATGTACTAAGTAATGATGCAAAACCAGGTCTAATCGCTGCAATAAAACTACTTAATTCAGCCAAATTCTGTGGCTTATATTTTTTCACACGATTAGTTGTGGCTTCTTTTTCACATTGATTGACACAACAAGTTATACCATTCGCATAAATATCCCATGTCTTTTTATCATTGTCTATCATATGTCTTAGTTCATCAAAGGTAGGAACTTCCATACCGATACTATGAAAGAATTTATATGTGAGATAAACACTATCTACAATAAGAAAATCCTCTTTGACATATCCAAATTCATCAAGATAACCACCTTCGATAGCTGCACATACTGTTCTTTTACCAGTCGATTCAGACACGGCACTTATCAGTCCTACTTCTCTTCGTATATCACCATCAAAAATAAAATGTCCACAAGCATGTACTTTTAAGTTAATAGTAATACCTTGATATTCATTACTTTGTTTGAATAAAGAGATATATTCTTCTGGTATGTAATCTTCAACATGAATATCCTCTTTTTCATCATCATCGGCATATTTCAAAGCTTTGTTATATTCATCAAGATATTTTGAAATCTGATTGGCATCTTCAGGTTTAACATCATTTACACCTGCGTATAACTGCCATGCTGCTTTTTCTTTCAATTTTTCTATTGCCATCAAAGGATAACAACCATGTTCACCAAGTAATTTTCTTGCTGCTTTAACAAATGGTTCTTGTGTAGCAACATTCAAGTCTATATCTGGCATCTGACCTGCTAATACACGTTCCTTAGTTAAGAATCTTTCAGGATAAATTGGAATATCAGCATTGAATCTATCAACGGTTGTTAATCCTAAAAGCTTATTCGTAATGAATGAAGCTGCGCTACCTCTTGATGTAGTTGTTAAAATACCATCTTCATTTTGGACTGCATCATCTACAATAGCCTTACTTGTCAAGAAATAATCGACAACCCCAGCTTCCATAACTTGTTTTGCTTCATATCTGATTCCATCTGCTTTTTCTTTAGACTTTTCCTTTTCTTTGGCATATGCTTTATTCAAAGTATCTTTATAGATCTTACATTTTTCTTTATATGTTTTATCCTTATAAACACTAGGAATCTTAAATTTTCTATCAAGAACAATTTCTTCACACTCAGATACAAAAACATTCGTATTCATAATTGCCCTATATATTGCTTCTCTGTTTAATACTCCTTGTTCTTCAAATCTTTTTATAACAGTCTTAGTATCTGGATAATCAAGATACCATCCTTCCTCATCAGGATAATTAATGCTCTTATATTTAAGAATCTGATCACGTTTGATTGAGTTCTCATCTTTTACATAATGGCTATCAAGACCACAAATAATTTGGATATTATGTTCTTTTGCAATTCTTAATATCTTTTTATTTAATTCCTTTTGTTTATCTGTATTATGATACTGTACTTCTAAAAAGAAATTGTCCCCAAAATATTTATGTACTTTTAACCATATATCCTCTGCATCCGCATAATTCCATCCAGCAACACAAGCAGATGTTACAATCACGTTATCTTTAGGGATATTAAATAGTAATTCCAAATCAATACGTGGCTTATAATAATATCCGTCTATATTAGCCATTGATAAAGCAAAATTAATATCTCCACGACCTTCAGCATTCTTAGCTGCAACAATCATGTGACAATTTGCTCTATCTTTTTCTTTTCTATCTTTTACCCAATATACTTCGGATGAATGTATATATTTGAGATGTTCGCTCTCAGCAACTTTATATACTTGAAACTGATTACCTTGTGAACCATGTTCGCCAGAATATAAACATTTTGTTCCAAATTCATGTACTCTATCAGCGTATGCATTAATTGACTCAGCGCAATCTGGTGTAGATGTATTACTAAAATCTTTATGGCAATGATAATTTTCAAGATACAAATTTTTCGCATAATCTTCTGCTGAATAAGGAAATTTAAACGTTAATGTTGGAATAATTTTTTTAACTAATTCAATATCAGAAATATCAAGCCACCTCCTTAATCTCATCACATATTGCTTTTAATACAAATTTTCTACCAAAAAATCCCGAATCAAGTGTACATACAATTTCCAACTCATCATTCATCATCGAATGATCTTCCATCTCATCAAATGAACCATCAAAATTCCACTTGATAATTTGTAGATAATCATTTGGTTTTATTACAAGATGTTTATAGTCACTCATTTGACCGATTTCATATTCATCAATGCCATCAATGAATACTTTTACAGGCTTAAAATTTGTACCAGATATTTTATCTATCTTTTTTATATTCTCCACAAGCTTGCGAGTAACATCCGAAATATTAATCTGAATATCTACATCTATTGAGGTATCAGATTTCAATTCTGGAAGAGTTTCTTCTATATATAATGCAAACTTATCAATGTCAGATTTTTTTATAGTAATACCACTTGCTAATTCATGTCCATCTGCTTTTGCAAAACCACTGTCGTTACAAATCTGGCTAAAATCATCTACCCCAATTGCTCTCATTGAACCAGAAAATGTATCCTTAGTGTCTTTTAGAACAAGAATAGGTTTTTGATACCTTTCCAATAACTTATTTCCAAGTAATCCACTAACACCATAAGGTGTATCTATATATGTAATAATCATCTTCTTATCTGACTGAACATTACATTGTTGTAATATATCTGGTAATAGTCTATCTACTTCCTTGTTTTGTTCTTCCTTACACTTCTTTAGTTCTTTTACATAGGCTAAAACTTGTTTATTTTCATCTTCTAAAAATGCTTTCATAGCAATTTCATTTTTACCCATGCGGTTACTTGCATTGACAATTGGCGCAATGCTGAATGCAATAGCGGTACTATTAAACTCAAAACCACCAACAATTTTCTTAACTGCTGGATTGTATATCTTCTCTAATCCCTTAGATACAATATATCTATTCTCCATAACAGTCATATCCATCATATCTCCAACAAGACCACATGCAGCTAAATCAACAAGTTCATCTGCATAATTTGTAAGATATTGTTCATCAAGATATTTACAAAACTTCCACACAACACCTGCGCCTGATAGTTGAGTATTTTCATAATTCCTTTGGGAAGATACAAGAATTACATAATCATCATATGATTCTTTCTCCTTAATTGCATGGTGATCAAGTACAATTACATCTATTCCCATTTCTTTTAATAACTTATATTGAGATATATCTTTATCCAAACTATCTACAATAACAAGTAGATTAATGCCTTCAAACTGAGATAAATCTTGCCCAATCAAACCATGCATTTTACCTTCATCAATATAAGTTTTAATGTTATCAGTAGAATGCCTGAAATACCTGGTCATTATTGCTCCTGATGTAATTCCATCTAAATCTGTATCGAATAAAATTCCAATACACTCATTATTTACAATTGCTCTATCTACTCTTTGATATGCTTCGTCAATACGAAGTAATGAATCTAGGGGAAGCAAATCATCTTCTGTAGGAGTCAAAAAATGTTCAACGTCATTAATTCTTCTTTGACTTAAAATCGTATCAAATATTTCATCCTCATACATTCCACGACAATCATTTAGTATTCTATAATTCGTCTTCGTCATCCTCATCTCCAATCATTGTTATTTCATTCTGCAAAATATTTTCTAAACATTCTTTTCCTAAATCAGATGGCGAAACTTTATCCTTATATCCTCGTCCAAAATAACTCCAATATCCAAGTTCTATCTCTGTGAACCTAGAATAATTCTTTACCATGTCAATGTTTCTCATGATATTCTCTAGTCCATATCCTACGTCATGCAGGAAAATTATCTTTTTGGGATTTAATTCGAGTAACATTTTGACTTGTTGAATAGAAATAGATCCGCTTCCAAGAGATACACAATTTCTTATCCCATAAGAAAAGCATTGCATACAACTCTTTTCCGCTTCAAAGATATAGATAGTATTATCTACTAAGAATTCATAATTTTGAGAATAACCAAATAATGTTTGACTCATACTGCAAGGTACAGCATAAAAATATTTCATTTCACCATCAGCAACATCATAATTAAATCGTTCCTTGACACCCATAAGCTGTCCAAACTGATTTCTTATAGGGATAACGATACCCTGTGATTCTATGTCATATCTTATATCAAAAAATTTTTGTGAAAGAAGTGATATATTATCAGCAAGAAACTTCGTATTCCCACAATTAACATAGCAATTTAAGATGGAATCATCATATGTATTGACTTTATTTGTTCTTCGTTTTCTAATCTTCTCATAAAATCCTCCAAAAATTCCTCTATTATCAAAGAAATCATAGTAATCTGTAATACCTAATGCATGTCTTACTTCATTAAGGACATCTATGAATTCAACTTTTCTTTGTTCAATAATATATGAAAAAATATCCTTTCTGATATTTCTTGCATAATCTATAATGTACAGGTACTCATTGTTTTCAAGATTGATTACTATACTTTTCTTTGAAGATTTCTCATCTCGCCCAAATGAAATATATTTGGGACGAATTACTATGTTACAATAGCCAAAATGTTCAAGAACATCTTTTAGCTTATCTGGGTGATTTATCAGTTCTTTTTTAACATCAGCTAACATATATCACTCCATAATTTGTTATTTTATTTCACCATGTCGAGGACGGCATTGTGCCACCTCACGGAAAATGCAATGATCACCATCATATTTCAGTAAATATGCAATGCCATTATCGCTTGAATTAGCACCACTACGGCATTTCTCTGTAAAACACATTCGCCATACTGCATTAGGATCTGGTTTATATTCTTCTTCTATCCATTTATCATTAACTTTTTTGAGTCTAAATGGACGACAATAGTATTTACTTTTTTCATCCAATTCTTCCGCATATACAGTTCGCATTAAGAATAGATTTTCCAAAATTTCCTTAATTTGCTTTGCATTACTCAAACAACTTGCGTCAAGAAACAGCTTACCCTTCATGTATTCCGCTAACTGAACAGAAGCAAGCATAATCAAATTATATTTTTTTGCTAATTTATCAAGTTCTCGGCTATCTCTTACAAGTGATAAGTCTTGTCTAGCAGATGAAAAATCTCCTTCTTGAATTTTGAACGTGTCATATAACACCGTATCATATCCATGTCTCAGAACATTTTCACGAATTTTCTTTTTAACCACTCTCATATCTGCATCATTGATTGAGATAAATTTGACTCTTCCTTTATAATTCTCTCTCCAAAACTTCTGAACATCCGTTAGTTGTTCTCTGCTTTCAGCATTTATATCGCCAGATGTCATTTTCTTTTTTGTAAGTTTGAAATATCTATTGCGCTTTCCAAGCAGCCAGACCATGAATTTTATCTTGAATTTTTTGATATTCTCCTCATTGGAGATAATAAGAATTTTTCGATCATAATGTAGAAGTGCCATCAGAACTGTAATCCACCAAGTAGACTTACCTGCACTAGAGAAACCACCCATCATAGTAAGTGTCCCTTCAAGTAATCCCATTATCTGTCGTGATAGAAAAGGAAAACAATTCATTTCCTCCCCATTTTTATCATATCCTGCTATATCAAATGGAACACCATTCTCTTCACCATCTTTACAAGATTCAATAAATTCATCATCAAAATCTATTTCTTCCTCTTCAAGAATCTTGCTACTATATCCTGTACCATAACTAGATATACGAGCTTCATACCAATCTGTGACTTCTTCAGCAGTCATTTTTCTAAATAACTTTAGTGGAACTACTTTCTTATCTCCTATTGTTATTTCTTGCAGAAGATTAAAACCATCCTTATACATGTTCATCATAATATTCTCTCTATACAGAATATCTATGTATGTATCAAAATTCTGAGTATTGATAATATCAATCTGGTGTTGAATCGTTTCCCAACCACCCTTATCCTCAAATTTTTCAATAACTTCTTGATTCATATTAGACAGAATAGTAATTTCATCCAGAGAATAAAATCCCTTCTTTCGTAAATTTTTCAATAACGAAAAATAAAAAAGACCATCTGCTGTGACAAAATCTTTCTGTTCAAATGTTGTATCATCAAGTAGAAGCATATCTTTGAAGAAACAACTAATGACATTACCCTCTATTTCAATCCTACCTTTTAATAATTGAGCAGGATACTTTTCTTTCACGCCTGTAATAAATTCACTTATGTCAATCACCTACACTTTCTTCAATTTCAGATAAACTTCTACGTTTATTTCTTCTCTTATAATTCATAGTTGGCATATCTACATCCACCTCTTTAGGCTTTTCAGGTTCTTTCACTTTAAAATCAGCAATATTATTTTTCAGTATTGCAGCGAAGTATCGAATCTTTGCATATTCACTTACAAAATCCTTTTCAAGAACCTTTGTTATATACTCTTTATTCTCTGTTAGATATGCCAAAATATGTTCATAAGAATATACCTCCAATAAAAGATTTATCTCTTTGAACAGTGCAGAATTTAGAACTTTATATCCAAATATCTGATTAATGCACTCATATGTATTATCTTTTACTTCTCTCTCGTGCAATACTTTTTGATATTCAGCTTCATTGCAATAGTAGGTGTTTTTACCACCTACTACTACCTTGAATGCTTCATTTCTATCTACCTTAGTACCGCACAGTCTGCATTTTACCAGCATGTGCTATACCTCACTAATTCATCATGTCGTAAATTCTCTTTAATCCATCCTCGTCAACATCATTAAGTTTGCCATACTCAGCAATTACATTCTTAACTGATGCCTTGAGTTCTGCATCCTTGCACTCCTTATACATCTTACGGATAACAGTATCTAAATCATCTGGATATGTAGATGTCTCCATTGTTTCCTCAACTGTCGTCTCAACTGGTGTATCAATATCGTCAATATCATCCTCAATTGGATCTGATGACTCTATTGGCTTTTCTTCCTTAATAGGTGTCGCCTTCTTATGTGTAGACTTATTACCGATGGTAGACTTTGACTTTTCCATACCTTCTTCGACTACTTTAATAAAATCAGCCGCCATATTAGGCTTATCAAATACCATATATTCTGGTACTGCACCATCTGCAAAACGTCCACCTGCATCAATAAGTGTTGTTCCTCTAAAATAGAGTTTACGAACTGTATCTGTTGCATACTTCTTTACTTTATCCCCAACCTTCTTTTCTTCAAGGTCACGATCAATAACACCTGTAAGAGTTACATCAAAAATGTCACCAAAAGCAGCTTCATAATCTGCTCCCATATTTGAAGATAACTGCATGTATCCATCCTCTTCAAGTCCACCCTTTTCCTTGATTGTCTTAAATTTAGTATGTGCAATTACCCATACACCAAAACCTGCATCTTCAAGCTTTGTCATATAAGGCTTAATAATATCATTTGCAGAATACTTCTCTCCTGCTGTATATCCACCAAATGCAGCCTTAATTGATTTACACTTCTTGTTAGGATTTTCAACATTACTCTGACGAATAGTTTCTGTATCTGCAATAAGTGCAAGCTCATCACCAGTATCAAAAGCTACCATTTCAATGTTGTGTTCCTTACCCTTTTCGTTAATTAACCAATCAGCTAATTCCTGTAAATCCTTATATGTCTTAACCTGAGTAGCGTTCAGATTATCAAGCATCTTATAACCCTTCTCATTTCCACAACCTACAAGCAAACCTCTTGATGGATCTCCATACTTTTCAAGAATTACATCTCTAAATAATGTTGACTTGCCGAATTTCTTTGTACTTCTAAGATAGATTGATAAGTTCTTAATATCTGGTTTAATTACATTAATAGTTGGTTTCTGAAATGCCATATGTATATCTCCTTTTAAATAATTATATTTTTATTTGTTAATATCGAGGGAGGGCAAATGCCCTCGTCTCTTTTAAAGTTCGTCATCGTCATCTTCAAATAAGTCCTCTGTTCCTTCAGGAACTTCCTCTTCGAGTTGCTTGATAATCATATCGTCCTCAGTGTAGACTGTATCCTGTCTGCCTTTAGTAAAGCCCTTTGCTGGTTTTAAGAACTGATACTCTCTAATTCTTTCACCGTATACACTTCCACCAAGTTCAGCCTGAATATCATCCATAGTGATAAGACCACATTCTAAATCATCCTTCTGTTCATCAGTGAGCATATCTTCTGTAATCTCTGTCTTCTGTGCTCCATTCAGCATATTAACAACAGCCCCATATTCCTTGAATGTGTCATCATCAACCATAAATTTATGCTTAATTGACTCTGCTCTCTTTTTGGCTTTTTCATCTGCATCATCTGAAGGAACTGGAATTGTAATTGTAACTGGTACAGGAATATTAGCCTTACGATTATTGTCGTATTCCATCATGTAACCATTTACATAATACTTGCCCTTCTCCTCAACGCTCATATCATCTAAACTCTCAGAGTTAAATAGAATATTGATTGTTGCTGTAGATGTCTCTTCTGCATCATCTGCTGCTAGATAAATACGATTAGGCACATAAGATTCATACACTCTCTCATTTTTATCTGAATACTGATATTCCCCATTTCCACGAATAAAGAACTTCTTTTCAGAATATTTTCCACTGTCAATTACCTTTTTGATGAAATCAATAAAATCCCACTCAGAAATGAACTCATATCTTCTTTTATTGCTCTCTTCAAGTTCGGCATTTACATCCGCTTCACTCTCAAGACCAATCTCTTTTAACTCTTTATCTGTAAGACTTGTACCTTCCTTAACCTTTTCAGCAGCTTTCTCAAGTTTATATCTACGACCAGGCTTCTCAAGATCAAAGATAAACTTCTTGAATTCAGCAACCTCTGCTAATTTTGGAGAAGTAAGTCTCTCTTTGAATGGAATCTTTAATGACTCTCCCTTAACCTTATTGCCATCTTCATCTACACCACTCTTAGAAAATGTGTATACATCACCATGTCCATCTGCGAAAGCACCAGATGTAATAGTAAGCATATGTCTGTTGTCACCACAAGCAGCATTGAACATTAACTGCTTACGAACCCAACCAGAATCAAACTGCTTCTCCTGATAAGGATGGAACTTGTCACTATCCTTACCAATACTTAATTTTCCTGTCATTTCAAAATTCATTAAATGAATCCTCCTTATAATAAAATTTAATTGATAACTTATATATAAACGCCAAATGGACGGAACACAGAAAATAAATTTATGTAAAATCTATCTTCAACAGTGATTTTTGAGTATAAAAGCCCAAGGGTATGCTGTTCTTCCACCCATATTTATATTCTCTATTCAGTTTTGATTTTTGGAATTTTTGAACGATCTATTCAAGACTAAGAACTTACTTTGTTCTTCATAATATTTAGTATTGTATTTAACATATTCTCTGTGGTCGTGAAATCTCCACCTAAACAAGAAGCAGTTGTCTTTATTTCATAAGTCCAATCAGCTTTATTACTTGTTGATTCTACTGGATAATCCATATATAATACTGTTCCTTTTGGAACAACAATATCATTGTATTTATTCTTGTAATCTTCTTTCAAAACCTTTAACCACTTTTGACAACCTTTATTATATGATTTATACTTTGCATCACTTGTATATACATGAAAATAAGGTTTAGACGGATATTCAATTCTCTTAAATTTGTTAATTACAAGTAACACTCCATCAGATATTCTATAAAGGTCTTGATAATCTGTTTCTGCTAATATTTCTATGAATATCACCTCATTTATTCTCTTGTTTGTCACGAATTTTATATATTATTCGTGACATTTTGTTTTTGGAATTTTTGAACTGAATTGTTCAAGACTGACTACTAAGCGGTAATCTTTACTTTGATAAGTCTATATGGCTGATAAGCGTTTGGATATTTTTCTCTATCTACTTTACTGATAAACATATCATATGGTCTAATCCATACTCTTTGATCCTTTAAACTCTGATATACAACCATCTTTTCTTCTGTTTCTGTATTAGTTCCAGTGGCAACAATCTTATAGAAACCGCCTTTGAAATGTTGTACGGTATCTCCTGGTTGAAAATCTCTGTCATACACGAATAAATTATCTACACCATTTGATTCCATATGTCCTAATATCTCAACATTTACTGTGATAAATTCACCATGTTTTAAAAGTTCATCCTTTTCAATAAGTGCTACCTTATCTACTAAGTAACTATTCTCTTTTTCTTCACAAGTAACTATCTGACCTGACTTCCAGTTATTTGCAAAGTCTTCATTAAATCTAAATTCTGCCACTTTCTCACCTCCTCGAATTTTCCATGAAACAGTGATTTCTTGCTATTCTTATATTCTCTGTTTCTTGATATTGATACTGTAAAACCCTTGATTTATAAGGGTTTTCAGCACCTCATTTTTATTATTCTCTAAAAATCATTGAAAATTATGGATTTTTGCTCGATTTAAGCATTTTTGAAATTTTTGACTTCTGAAACACTTGTAAATACTAGGTTTGTAAAGCCAAAGAAATGTCAGTTTCCTTCAGTTTTGATTTTCATACTATATATGGTGTTTATAACACATCACAGTCACTATATATAGCATATTATTTAATCTTCACCAACAAATACTAACCTATCAATATATTCTCTGCCTTCGCCCTTAAAAATAGGAATCTCGGTATCTATAATCCAACTACTTCTATATACTCCTGTTAAAGCTTCTTCATCTTCAAATGGATTTGAACATCCTTCTGGAAAACATATTTGAGTTCCTTTTTCATTTTCTATAAAATGATTTTCTTTTACACAACAGCTTCCTCTCTTCTGGTATGTCGGAAAATCATTCCAATTAATACCTTTTTGAGTCATAAGCATATCCTGAATATCGTTACGTGACTTTTTATGTAATTCTTTGTGAGAGAAATTAGCCTGTCCTACCATCTGAATTGAATTACGTGAAGCATCATCTTGTCGCCAATATACGAGATTTGTTACTTCTTCTTTTGGAATATTGAAACAACGAGCATCGAACATTGCGCCTTTTATTACTGCGTTCTTATATACACTGCATAGCCTATATTCTTTAGAATTGTTTTCATAATTTTCACCATCGTTGTATATAAATTCTTTTACTTTTTCTGCAAAGATTCTATTAAATGCCATCGTAGCCATACTTGCAGCAATACTACAAAGCTTCTGTACTTCATAATCAAAAAATGCTGAAGATGTGAGTTTCTTATAATCAACAAGGATCAATGTAATCTCATCTGACTGCGTGTAACCAAGAACACAGCCCTGAATATTCTCGCATAAGTATTTCATTGTTCCCTGCATTGACTTAATTAACACTTCATCAAACGGTTTATGGAATCCTCTTGTGAATGTATGGAACGCCTTTCCGTCAATTCTAATAGCAACTGGACACCTTCTCATTAATTTTGTCTTTGGAATCTGCTCATAAAATGTTTTCATCCTAACGCCTAAATCATCATGTACTGGCATATATGTACCTCTCTTTCTATAATTATATTCTCCTTTATAATCACCATTTGTCTGTATATCTACTATCTATAAATAACTCTTCCTTTGGTCTTGGATTCATTAAGTCACTGCTGCTTAATTTAAGATGATCGCCATAATATCCACTCCACGAACCACAACCTCTTACATTTACCTCTCCATCAAAACAGATACGAGTAATTCTATAAGCAGGGTGCTGACAACATTGCCAGTAGCTGATTTTGAAACAGTTGTCCGTATTTACATTCTCCAAATGTTTTGGTATAGAATCCCAAATCTCACACTCGTCATTGATTTGTTTTAATGTATATCCATGCCTAAGCATCACATTAGCTCTCTCAATTCTTTTGTGTCTTGTTTCACAAGCTAAAGCCTCTTCAGGTGTATCAAATAATTCTCCACATTCAGAACATCTATATTTAATTACTTTCTCCAAGATTTCACCTCCTCACAAGAAATCGAAATTTACTGCGACTTTAATTTATCTAATGCCAACTGAAAAATATCAATCATATGTTGAATTTCATCTCTATCCCATACGATAACCAAATCTTTTTCTTCATAATCTGCCGTACTTGTATCACTTGGCTCTAACCAATCTTTACTAGACAAACGAATTGGAACACCTTTATCTAATGATACATAGCTTGGCATATGAATACATGCATGGAAAAATCCTCTTTCGTCTCCACCGCACATTAGATTGAAGCCACTAATTTCAATATCGTCATAACATTTGTCTTTTAACCTATTCACTCTTTCCGCTGAAAAATCACTCACATTACTGAATATTGTCCCAGCAGGTTCGTATCCTAAATCTCTTGCTTTAATTAATCGCATTTATTTTTCTCCTATTCACTTCGTTTATCTCCAACTGATACTGTAATATGGTTCATTGTACTGAGTACCAGTCTCGACTTTATAACCAAGTTCTTCTAATTTCTTTCGTGTTTCAGGTTTCAAAGAACCATCTTCACTAATTGAAAATTTGCCATCTGCAATCGCATCTCTAATTAATTTAGATAATTCTGCTAATTGTTGCGTAGTGCAGTTATCAATTGCGTTATTTGTCATCTTATTTGCTTCTGATGCAGACGGAATAACATTCTTTGGTGACTGAACTTCTGGCATAGGAATGTTAGAGTCTGTTAAAGGTAAAGATGTAATTGTATCTTTACATACATTCTTTTCATCACATAGAATACACGCATAATGCATTCTACTTTCTTTTGGATATTTACAACTCATTTATTTCACCTCCAAAGGAAATCGAAGTTACTGCGATTTTTTATTCTTCAAATGAAGCAGTTGCACGAATGTTGAGCCTTCTGTTATAAAAATATCCCTCTACTTCTTTTCGAACAATATCATTGACTGCTTTGGTTAAAGCTTTATCGACTCTATCAATAATCATTTGTTCGAAATCAATACCCTTGATTTTACTTTCTATCGCTTGAATTACTTTATCATCTATATCTTTCAATACCAGTTCTTTAAGTTCCTCTTTACTTAAACCAGCTTCACATAACATTTGTCTTGCTTCTTGTCTTAAAGCAATTTCTTCTATTCTCATTTTTCACCTCCACATAAAACCGATATTTTGTCCATTTTGTTACTAAATATAGTGGTTTAAATTTATCTAGTCACTATATATAGTACGTGTTTTATGAAATATACTATTTATTGTGTTATTCTCTCTTTTATTTCAATAAAGCAGCAATCTCATCAATTTCCAGTTCTGTTTTCTTATCATCAGAAAGCAATTTGTCCAATTTACTCTCCATTTTCTTCAAATCAGACTCTTCTTTCTTTAGACCAGATACCTCTAACTTACTCTTAATATCTTTAATCCATGCTGTCACACTGTATCCTGAAATTTCAAAATCAGCCATATTAAGATCCTTTGCAGACATTAAATATGAATTCAATTTAATCAAAAGTAATAATAATGCATCATCTGAACACACGTTGAGATTAATTGTCATTCCATCCATATTAAGAACACAATTTGTTTCAGGAATAAATCTAACCTTCCTTTCAGAAATTGATTTCTTCTTGGCTTCAATCTGTTTCTTTAATTCTAAAATTCTATCATCATTTTTACTCATTAAACTCGTACTCCTTTTCATATTCTCTACCATTTGCTAAATATTTCTGCTTACATACTGGTTTTAACTTTTCAAAAACTGTTTCAATAGAAACTGGAATCATATGCGTCTGAATTTCTTTTTGACCATAACGTACTTCCACTTCTCTTTCTTCTGTCGGAAAAATATCAATTGCTTCCTTATCTCCATGATAGATATTATTGGCACTATATTTATAAACAGTATATTTGCCGTTATCTTCTGACCTATATGGCGTTGTCATTTCATATTTAATATATTCTCCATCGTTGTTTACCATAAAGCGAACATCGACATATTTTCTTGTTATATCATCATCGACATATGTATTAATTGCTTTTTCATAAAAATCTTCAAATGAGATATTTACAATTTTATCCTTGCTATCGTCTATAGGGGAGAATTGATAAGATGATTCCATCGAATCATAAATTTCAGAATATTTAGAAGTGCATTTATCATCGAGACAACTAATAAGTTTGTTTTTAGGAACACTTTTGAATTGCTCAAATTCATACTTTCCATCGCTTAATCTTGCGAACCAATGCATTTTACCATATGAGAGATTGTTAATTCCTTTATAAGAAATCTTACTATAATATCCAAAACGAGTTGGTTCATTTGGGATGTCTTTGTAGGACTTGGTTCTTACAATTTTACCATCCTGTATAAATTCATAACCATAACCGTATGTTTCAAAACGTCCCATATAAATCCATTCGGTATTTTCTTTTGTAAGATATGTTGCACCAAGAATTAAATCTTTTGTCTTAATGGATTCATTATTATGTACGACTTTATTATAAGCTGCAATCTGCTTATAGTCAGGTGACTCAACTGGCATAAGAACTAAATCCTTACCATCCTATCCATATATAAATTCTCCTTCAAGTCCCTTACCCTTGATACAATTCGCATTTTCGAGAATATATAATAAATTTTCAATGGTAATTTCAAACTCAAATCCTCTTGGATCATATACTCTACAATAAGCATGTCTGTGATCCCATCCTGTAGAGTAATCACCAGCTTTTTTATTTAGTACAAATCCTTCTGTTGGAATATTGTCAAATTCATCATTTGGAATCTTATCATCACGCCAACTATTCCACGATGCTTCTTTTCGCAGTTTGCCTTTTTCGTCATAGTAAATGACATAGGCAAGTTTTCCTGTGTAAGTTCCTGAACGATTTTGATATCCAACATTTATCGTTTTAGGAACAAAAATGCTACTGTTCAATCTATTATTCTCTCCTTTTACATTGCCTTTGCAATCGACTTAACCTGGTTATCAAGGTATTTTACAACTAATCTCATCTCTGCCAGTTCCAAACCACTACTAAGACTAAATTCATCCTCGTCATAACAAGATGAACCTGCTTTCAAAGCACCACTTCTAACCTGGATTTTCTTACCATTATCTCTATACTGATATTTAATAGTCTTTTCATCGCCCTTAATATCAATAAAAGTAAGTTTGTGTGCCAAACTCCAATCGCTCCAAGTCCTCTTTACAGGTGTCTCAACTTTCTCAAAATACTTTTCGTACTCGTCATATGACATACAACCAAGATGACAACCACCGAACTTAAAGCAGATTACTCCACCTTCCTGAATATCAGTTACTTCACAAATCTCACCAATATTATCAAACACACCCATCTTATGAACGAGTTTAATTTTATCGCCTTTAATCATACTGCTTTATCCTCCCTATTCTCAAATTTTTTGTTAAATGCATTAATAGCTTTCTGATCCTCTGCTGTTACATAATCATTGAATCTTCGTCTAGCCTGTACAATATGATTGTTTCGTACTTCAATTGTCACCAAACTCTCGTCTGGTTTATTCTTCTTTCTCAAGAAAAGAATGTGGCACTTACCGTCAATAACCTTATCTATATATGAAGCTACACAGTTGTTTTGTGAGGCAGCCTCATCCTTTATATCCTGTGTAGAATCTGGATAAATGAATATGTAATCACCAAAAGAGCATTCGTACTGTTTATTTATTCTCTTTCTGAATAACTCTTCTGAGAACTCTTTCTTCATTCTGCTGTAATTTCTACAAGCAATCTGATGTGTAGTTAAAAAATGTCTTGGATATTTATCAAATTTAGGACTAATAGTTTTCATCATATTCGCATAGTCATATAATTCTTTAATGACAAAGCTAATATCACCTAATGCTTCAAATGTTTTTAACTGATCAATATATAATAAAAGTGGTTTTGCAGTATATCCATACTCTTCGATTAATTTATTAAAATAAGACCAATTATGCCGTTTGAATGTATCATAATCGTAGTCATAACTATCTGTTGACCAAATTTTGTAAATATCTTCATCTGTCAAGCTCATATATTCCAGCTTATATGCGATTAAATGAGCATCAGGATTCTTTTTATAATATTCAAGAATGCTATTCGATAATTTTATTTCTCTGTTTTTACATAATTTAATTAACGCTTTGGGAATTTGATTGATTGTATACCTGAATTTGTTCCTACTATCTAAAATTTCATCTATTCCTGCTGAAAACAACTGTTCATAATTTGAATATCGTGGTATACGATTTAGAATTGTTCCTATATTATATATTGGATGATAATCAGACTCTTCTCTCTTTACAAATCGTAAAAACTTTGCATATTTTTCATCGTCACAACAATCAAATAACTCATTTAAGGTAAACCCACTCAATTGACTACACAAGTTCTTTACTGGCTTACCCTTAATTCCAATAGCAGTCTTTGTTGCGAAATCATATTTCACAGTGCGTCCATCTTCATAATCGAAAATAAGATATTGCTTATCTTTGTATACTCTCGTTTATATCACTCCTGTCTGTAAAAATAAAATATATTCATCCTTAATCATGGATATCAAGCACTGTAATAAATCCATCCATATTATCTGTTATAGCCTGTTTATATTTTTCATCGAATTTTTCATCTTTGATGATATCTTTACCATTCCATGAATCTCTTGCAATGGCTGAACCATCAGGAAGAATACATATGTAACATCCAAGTTTGTTAATATTTAAAACATCACCTTGCTTTGCTCCATCAACAAGAATATATCCATCGCCAAAACCCATATTCATGAACCAATCTTCCTCATGATACATCCATTCAGGTGTAATATTCTCTTTTAATGTTGATAAAAGACTTGACCAAAACAATCTGCCGTTTCTATCTTGTCTGTCATAGTAGCCCCAATTATAATATTCTCTGTTTGCAGATCCTTCTTCATCTACTTTTAGTTTTAATTCAGCCTTGTACCTGCCACCAATTCGGTAGTAATCCCATGTAAAAACTGGATAATCAATCTGTTCGTCTTCTTCATCATCTGAGCCATATACAAGTTCTGAATTATATGGCTTCATAATTTCTGCAATTTTATTCTCACTTGGTAATTCTTTTGTGAGTAAATGAACACAATAATGCATTTAATTTTACCTCCTACTCTTATATTCTCCTTTCAATTTCACAAGAAACGAATCTTTCTTTTTCATGTTATCTGTATGAACATTCCATTACAGTCATGTTTTTTAATAAAATCTGTAAAGAATGTCGTTCCTGTATATTCATCTGCAATTTCACATTGTTGCTCATTTAAAATACATACACTGTTATAAATATCCAAATATTTGCCACCAATATACTGTTCGTAATATCCAATTGTATTAATAACGAATGGTACATCATTGGAAAATAATAATTTCTCACAAGCTACAAATTTTCCACTATCCTGTTCTTTCATATCTGGTGTATATAAATTAAAACAATAACCCATTTTAAATGCTACCTCACAAATATTTATTCTCTATTTAATCGCTCACTGCATCATAAATCTTTCCAACTTCATATTGATAATCTTCTATTTTAGTCCTTCTGTAATAATCACAATAACAGTGACCATCAGTATCTATTACATATTCAATACCTTTTGTCTTGATTGAGGTGTCTAAAACACCATGTAAGAAAAATACTCTCATCTTATCTTTTCTGCGAAGTCTACACCAATGAGAATCCGTTGTGTTTTCATAATCTATAACATCAAATTTATCAGTCTCACTCATCGACTCTGTTAAATAGGAATCAAACACATCAGCATCATTCCAGAAAACATCACATCTAAATCTTACTGCAATAAACCCTACATCTTTCGCCCAATCAATAAAGAAGTCTCTCCACTTTACAAAGTTTGGAATTTTCTTAAATATAACTGCACACACTGATACTGTAATTCCAATATCGTTGAGCTGCTGAATCATATCCTTATAGTCAATCCCATTGAAACAAAATCCAAGTATTTCTTCTCTTCTTATTGGTCGCCAATCGTGAATTGAAATATTTACATAATCAACAACATCTTTCATATATGGGATTACTTCTTTTAGATGAGTACCATTTGTTGCCATAGTTACTCTAAGAACCTTTGATTTAATATTGAACTCTTTTAGTTTGATAAATACTTTTGATAAATATTCAGGATCTAAAGTTGGTTCACCACCAGTTATATCAACTGATATAGGATTTTTATCACCTATTCTTGTTATAATATTATCAAGTGATTCGATGAAATTATCTAAAAACTGTTGCTTATCACACAACATATCTTTATCTTTATTGTAACAAAACGGACATTTCGCATTACAACCACCTGGAATCACAAGTTTAACTGTTATCACCTTGTTATAATCTTTTCGTTCTATATATTTCACTTCATCACCTCACAGATATTTATTCTCTGTTATTCCTCTGAATATTTACTCCAATTAATTTCTACATACTGTTCATAACAAGGATAATATGTAGTAGTTCCTGTCTGAGCTTCGCACCAACCATCTAACAGAGTTTGCAAACCACCAATATCACACTGCTCATATGCATCTTCATGTAAATCACTACAAGCATTTTCAATGACATCGGATGCATCAATGAAAATTTTCCCAACAGAAGTTACCCACAATCTCACAGGTCTTTCATTATCATCTTCTTCATGATTACATGCATAATCGTCAAAGAAATCGTCAACTGTATCGTAATACTCGTCAAATTCCTCACAGTAAAGCATTGTGTCTACATCTTTTTCATCAACTGGAACTGCTTTAGATACTTTCTCATTCCACTTCTTTATTCTCTCCTCTTCATCAATTTTCTTTTGTCCTTCACAGTCGCAATGTAAATAAGTCTGATTTTTATAAGGTTGTCCACAATAAGGACACAATCGCTGCACTCCATTAAAACAACTCTGGCAAAATGAAAGTGATTGATGCTTGTATGGAAAATGATATTTTCTGCCAACTTCGGATGTGTCACCTTTAATTCCATAAACATTGTCTTCTATTCTCATTCCAAGACCATTGCAGACAGGACAAATTCTTTCATGTTCTGTTAGATCCTTAATAAGAATTTTGGGGAACGATTTTTGAATCGCTTTATAAAGATTTACTTCTTCTCTGTGTGTTAAATTATCCATATCTTTATCTCCTACTCTTTTGCAATTCCAATGCCATTCACTTTAAAGCTAGTTACCTTACCATCCTTAATTTCAACGCTTTCATCTGTGCCACCATGCCAAACAAGACCAACGCCTGTGATATACATACCATTTCTATCCTCAATCAATTCAACCTCTTGTGCTACTCCAATAGGGAAGAACTCACCATTATTGCATGGTATTTCAATTGGGATATCCTTTACATTTTTATAAGCATTTCTAATTGCTTCTTTGGAATATATGACACCGTTCAAGTCAGGTTTAGCAACTGGAATTGGAATTTTAAATGTTACTTTTATATTCTCTGTTCTCATGCATTTATTCTCCTAATCATCTTTGTCTATAATGAACCAATATAAAAAACTTAAAAGTGTAAAAGTAATTCCAAGTATTTTATTTTCTACTTGATATGAATACATCGTTACACCACTACAGAACCATACCAAAAGAAATGCGATTGCTTGTCTATAATACTTTTTCATTTCACATCTCCAATCTACTCAGCTACTTTTGCTTCACATATGCCACAAATACAACCATTTTTCTTATCATACTTTTCAAGTTCATTAATGAGATTACTACAACACCAACTTGATTCATTAAGATGAAATTCAATCATATCGTCATCCCAATCTAAAGGAAAATCCATTGGTAGATTTATTGTCCACTGTATGGTTTTGATCTGTCTATCTGCCATACTATTCTCCTATTTCTATCTTCTGACCAATAAACTTCTGAAGCTGTTCATTTACATTATCAGGATAAGTTTTCACAACATAATCAGTGCAAACATGAATTTTTGTAATCACCTTATTCTCATCATATTCAATACTTCCAAGTGTTCCACCTGGAATTCTGATAGGCAAACAACCATCCTCATAATCACAAAGCACATAATGTTTCCAATGTCCATTAGGATCAAGTCCAGCAAGTTTATCTAGCTCTGCTGTGATTTCACAATAATATTCATTCATTTTTGAATATCTTGAATTTGCATATTTGTTAATCAGCTTCATGATACAGTTCTCCTATTTCTTTTCTGTTCTTTATATAAAACATTTAGTTCCTGTTCTAATTTCTTTTTCTCCATAGGATTCTTACAATACTTTATTCTCTTCTTAAGAGTAGATATATCTTGTTTCGGAGGTTCAGTAACAACTGTCAAATCTTCTAAAAGTTCAAATTCTTTAGCTGTCTTAAGTAAATCTTCAAACCAGTCTCCTTGTGACTCTACCTTTAAATCCTTATATTCTTGTTCAAGTAAATCCTTATATTCTTGTTCAATTTCATTTTGTATTCGAGCTTCTATCGTTGCACTTATCATTTTTCCTATTTTGTCCATCTGCTGACCAACTATTAAAGCATTTGTAACAGCGTTTGTAGCAGTGTTTATTATTTCAAATTTATCATGTGCCTCTGAGATATCAATCACCTCCAATCTGTCCACAGGAAAGAAAAAATTCATTTAAATTTTAGAAGCCATAGTCTGGCTCTTCAGGTTCTTTTAATTCCATACCAAGAATACAACTAATTTCATATGCAGCGTTTGATATACCACAATCATATCCATCACAAAATACATCAGATTCATTCCCAGAAGATCTCATTTCTGTATATCCACATGCCTTTGGACTATAATTGTTCTCTACCCATTCAATTAATTTATTTTTAATTTCTTTGTTCATTTATCCTCTAACCTCACTTGAAAGAAAAATCCTAATCTAACCACCTATTATCCAAATAGTAGAACCCAAATACCATTCCACCGATTAAAATAACCCAAAAGATCCAGAAAATAATAATTGGGAAATCAGATTCTAGCCTTTCTATCGTCTCATCAATAGTTGAATTATTATAAAATGATGTGTTATCAGTAATGGTTTTATCTCTCAAGTCTGTAAAAATTGTTCCTTTATATTCAGTACCAACACCATAATACTTATATCTCACATGACTTGACTCTTTAATTGTGTCAATATAATCAGCACCAGGTAAATCAATTTTATTGCTTGTGAAATTTACTCCACAAAATGATATTTCTTTGCACTTAATATCTTCACTTCCGACTTTATCCCAAGTCCAATATGTTTCTGTTGTAGTATACGAATGTCCTTTGCCATCGGTATGAGTAACAGTTCTTGTATGCATTGTATATCTCTCTTTGACTTTTTCTACATACATATATTCTCCACCAATCTCAGGATATGTAACTGTATCAACTGCTTTCAAATCACCATATACAAACGCATTACCAACATTTGTGTCCATTCCATATTGGAACATTTCTTGACTTTCTATCTTAACAGCCTTGTTATAAATTTCATTTTTATCCATTTGGTGTTCTGAAATCTTTGAAGAAATCAGAATACCAAACAGAATCATAACTGCAATAATAGAAATACTAGCCAAGATTTCACGTTTTGTTATTTCAAAATTGTCAAAATCAAAACCTTTTCTACTATATCTCATAGATTAATCCTCTTTGAACAATGACTGTGGAGCGTCAACTGGCGCATTGTAATCCAAATACTCATATTCCTGCACTTCATATCCAAGCAATCCAAGGAACTGTCTTGTAGGGAACTTTCTCACATATCGCTTGTATTCCTTAATCTGTTTATTGTAATTGCTGCGATACTCTGCAATCATATTCTCTGTTATAGATAACTCATTCATAAGAGTCTTATAGTTCTCATTGGACTTCAATTCAGGATATGCTTCTGCAACTGCTGTAATAGCTGTTGTTACATTCTCAATATCTCCTGTTGATCCACGACCATCTGCAACTGCTGTCAATGTATCAGCTTCATGTTTGTCATACTGTTTTACGCAATCAGCAAGGTTATACACAAGGTCAACTCTTCGCTTTTCCTGTACCTTAATATCTGATGACGCTGTATTTACCTGCTCCTCAAGTGCAATAGCTTTATTCTGCGAACTCTGTACACCAAATACAATCATCAAAATAACTGCTAATACTCCTGCGCCAATAATTACTGGCACTTTCCAATTTGTGTTCTTCATTCTTGATCTCCTTTATATGTAATATTTTTATTAGTTACACTGTAATATTCTCTTATTTATTGGGATTCCCATAGCCGAATGGCTTAGATATGATTAAAAATTTTCCAATGAAAGATTGGTTTACTTCGAAACCACTACTTGCTCTTCTTTACAGAAGTGTTATTAACTGACTTCTGAATGTTCTTCATAAGCTGAATATTATCGTTAATCATAAGTGCTAATGCCTGATCCTCTGTAAATCCAACATTTATATATGCATCAAACATATTTTTCTTAGTTCTCGCCTGAATTGCAGGATACTCAGTATTCTCAGAATAATCCTTTGCAATAATCATGAGTTCCTTGAGAACATCATATACAGGCTCTTTGTACTTTGTAATGTATGTCTTTGCTACCTCTCCTAAACTTTCTGGGTTCTCTGCTAATAATCTTAAAATTGTTTCCATGTTTAATATTCTCCTTTAAATTTGTTCAACTTCTGCTGTTTCTACGCCTTTGAATACAATTTTATCATTGTCAAAATCATTATAAATCAGTGTTGGATCTTCCCACTCTTCATATCTCATGTATCCAATAAAGCCCTCTGTTCCGATATAAGGTTCTAACCAATCTAAAAACTCTTCTATTTCAGAATCATAATTTTTCAAATTAGCTCTGATATTAATTTTCCACGTCTTAGAAATATCATCAAACACCATTTCACTGTTAGTTGAGCCATCGAAATAATAACTATCGCAACAAGCTACCATGTCCCATCTATAACACTTGAAAAATTTATGTTCTGGCAGTATAGAAGGAATGTCTGTTCTATCTATAAGATAATGTAAAATATCTACGATGTCTTTTGGTGTATCTCTTAGCAAATCAAAACACACATTAATCTCTGTATACATTCCCATTATGTTTTCACCTTCCTATTCTTTTCCTGAATCATTAAATTCTCTACCTTTAATGATATTCTGGATACCTGTTTTACATTTTTCTAAAGCAAAAGCATATGCGTTATTATAGATAAGTTTGTCGTGTTCTGTCGTTGGATTGTCGTATACGCTATCAATAGCTTCATCAATACCATCTATAAACCTGTTAAGTCTTTCACTTACTTCATTATTGACAAACTCTTCATCATATAGTTTTGCAGTCGCCCTCAAACCTCTTGATTTATTCGCATATTCAAAGGCTCTCAATTCATCTTTTCCAAGCCATTTCTGAAAAGCACCGCAATCATCACAATAAAGTCCTGTATTATTACCTTTTACTTCTGTATGTAGTGAAATGCTTCCACATTTCTTACAACAATTCTGATACATAATTTCACCTCCAGTATATTATTCTCAAAACTCACAAGTGTCACATGTCGAAAAGTATTTATCATGGTCTATGCAGCATTGTGGTCTATCATCATTTTTACCAGTCTCAGCAGTCTCTTTTCCATCCATAATTGCTCCACAATTAGGGCAATATTTTGATTTCAACTTCTGGTTCGCATAATTCAGCTTATATACTTTTTTATTACAAACTGAGCAATATACACCTTCATTTGCGCATTCATCTAATGCGTACCAATAACCATGTTTTCTACCATTTTCTTTTGTATCATCTTTTATATTATCCATTGGAACTGTCATTGTTCCTGCTATAACATTGGCATTAAGAAACTTTGATAAAACATCTCCAAGTATTAATTCTACGTTATCTACAAGTATTTCATTACTTTGCTTATACAGTCTATGGTATTCTAACCATTCATTTATCGTATAAACCTCTATATTAGCTGATATGCCCATTCTTTCTGCCATATCTAAAAGACTGTTTTTAGTATTCATTGTAGATGTAATAATTGGTTTTCCTGTTACATATGCTGTTGAAATAAGCATTGCTGTTTTACCAGTCCTACGTCCACGATTTATAATTCTCATGTTTTTTCACCTCCAATGTACTATTCTCTCAAAATCCAAGGATATGTTGCTTTCCTGTGAAATTTCACAACTAATTACAATATTTCTCAATACCTTGTGCCATAATATCTTTTAATTCATCTTCCTCATATGTAGAGCCAAACTGTGACCAACTACAACTATATTCTGTATCATTGTGTATTAACGCAAGTTTAAATACACTGCTACCATAATTCTTATATGCATCTAATTTGATAGTTTTAATATGAGGAATTTCTAAACACCAATTATGTTCTTTATATTTAAACTGAATATAAGTAGCTTGACCAAAATTATAGTCAATGAATTTAACATCATTCATATACTCAATATCAAGAAGCTTTTTAATATAATCAATATACCAATAATATGTTTCTTTTTCTTTATACTTCTTTCTCTTATCAAGCTTGTTACCATCTGCATCCTGATTCTTTGATAACATATTTAACCATTCTCTACATATTTTAATCGTAGATGACTGATCAAGCAGCATATACTGGATGTTCTCTTTATAAGTGCGAAACGCCTGTTGTTCAATAAGGTTGTATTCATTCTTCATATCATCCAATGCTTGTTTCTTTGCTAACAATCTTCTTTCTGCTTGTGCAAACTTATTTAATGAACCCATTTCATATTCGCCATTATAGTTGTAAGTGTCATTTTTATATATTAAAGACATTTTTTCTTACCTCCTCGCTTTAATATTCTCTCTTTATAACCAAAGGAAACCTGAAATTACTTGCTGTTGCAAAGTCCAACTTTATAGTCATCCTTTACATCAATAGTTACTTCTCTCTGAAATTTTCCTTCCTTATTATAAAGGGATAAATAATATCTGTTGCCACGCTGCTCTAAGTCAAGATTCTCATTCTCGAATAATAATACTCGTCTCTGTTTCTGCATTGGTTCATTCTCTATCTTCAAGTTATTTAATGCGTCTTTTGAACCTACAAAGACTGGTGAAGTAATCTCTTCAAGAATACAACTAATATCATCGTCTAGCCGATCATCATCTTTTGTATGCCTATCAACTGCTTTGATTACGTCTTTCTCAAATAATAATCTGTTTTCCACTTTAATATTCTCCTTTCCACTCATCCAACTCATAGAAGTCATCTATCTGATCGTCCAATTTTCTAACCTGTTTTCTCAGCTCATAATCTTCTTTCTTACTATCTGTTGACTGGCACTTCTTCCATAGTTCATCACGCTGTTTAGTTAATTCTTTATATTTATCAGACACATCAATCTCTTTTACAACTGAAATCCCAATCTTCTCTCCACAGTGAGGGCAGAACCGAATAGGATAATTGTCAGTCTGTTCCCATTCATCTTCGTATGATGTAATAATTTCTGTATGAGAAGTACAGAAATGAGGAATAAAAATACCTTCATCTTTATATTCTCCACCAATGTCGTTTATATCTTCGCCTGTAAATACAATAGCTTTATCATTCTTAATTTCATCACAGCAATATGTGAATGATTTATATTTGTATGAACAAGTATCATTGAATTTTAATCTAATTAACTCTATCTTCATATCTTTATTCTCCTAACAAAATTCATTCCACCAATCAAAAATTTTATGAATGTGCTGATATCCATTATGTAACTCACCTTTATATCTACGTATTTTCCCATTAGATAACTGTTTTAAATATTTACTTTTCTTACCACGATATAATCTCTGATAATATGGTTTTGGATTTTTAACGTAGCCAATACCCTTAACCCATATTTCATCCACATATCTAACAGGTGTTGGATAATAACCACCAACAGTTTCATATAAATATTTGAGATGATTCTGATGTTTCAAATATCTCTCACGTTTATTTATTCTCTTTTTCTTAGAATAGTTCTTATGATTTTCTTCATCCTGTTCATACCAATCGCTACAATGACCAAAAGAATAAACCTTACCACCAACTTTATCGCACCAAACAAACTGTTCTGATTCATTGGCTCTATCTTCATCTGGATATTTACCATATACCGATTTATACATTTCTGTTCTTAATATAAAATCTTCAATCCCATAAGGACAATCTCTACATCTCATCGAATTACCTCTCGTGTTTTATTCTCCCAACTTCCTACCACACCAAGGACAATACGCAATATATTCTCTCTGATGAACAAATCCATCATCATACTCATCCCATTCAGAAGTTTCAATATCTAGGTAGTATTCATTCGTCAATGGCTCAATATATATCTGATTGTCAGGTGAGTTATAATCACAACGGTTACACATATTTATTCTCCAAAAATAATCTTCTTAGCTAAATTCATAGTTGCAGAACCACACATCTTACCAAAGAATTCACCAGCTTCTACTACTAATTCATTCTCTTCTTTTACACAATCCTCAAAAATTCTCTTAGGTAAATTCTGTGCAACAATTTTCATATCCTGTGGCTCAATCTTTTGATGTAAAATGCCCTCATCAATCATCTTATGTAATTCCTTCTGAACACGATTCTTTGTAACAATCTGCTCTACAATCTCAGAAGCTTTTGCTTTGGCAGCTAATTTCTGTGAATCTTCTACTTTCTGTCTATGATTATCCTTCTTAATTTCACTAAACTGTGAGTTTACAATCTTCAGCACAAATGGAGTCCTTGAGTTCGGATTATTGAGTTCTGACTGATTCTTAACTACAATTCCTTCGGGAATATCAAGAGCAATATCTGACTTATGCATAAATGACATACAATGCTCCCATGAGATAAATTCTCCATCATAAAATGTCTGCACATATCTTAAATTCAGCTCATCAGCGAGTTTCTTAACTTCTGACTGTGGCAAATAACATTCGTTTTCTTTGTCATATACGTCATAAAAATAAAACTTCTTATATGCATCCTGAATATACTTAATAGTGTGAGATGTCAACCACTCTCCAAAGAAAACGTAATTTTGATATTTTGAAAATGGCTCGACTGCCAATGTCTGTACCCAATTCCAGAATCCATTTAATGTATTGTTATAATCAAGAGTCTGCCTTCTTGAAAATGCAACTAATTTATTTACTTCTTTATCGTAAGCAATAGCTGAATTGCTCCCATCCACCTTTTCCTGAATTACAATATGATCTCCTACATGGAAACCACCTGTATTTGCAACTGTTAATTCCGTATCTTCCTTGATACGAGAAATATCCATAAACTTCTTCTGTTCCAAGTTCCTCTTACCTTAGTAAGTAGTGCGCACTTTATCCTATAGGAACTTTTTCTATTTTTCCTTTCTTCTTTAATCTTCTAATTTGTTACCTTTTACTTCATTACAAAGCTTACACATTGTTTGATAGTTACTAATATCATCAATACCACCTTTTGAGCGTGGCAAAATATGATCTTTTGTCATTAAAATTTCATCACCATTATCATCAACTGCATATAAATTAAGATGATAAGTTTTATCTTGTAAATGTCTTTCTTTTGCAAAATATTTTCCTTCGATACCACAGATTGCACATTTGCAACCCTTCGTAAAAAATGTCTGGTATCTTTGACTATTACCTTTAATCAAATCTCCATCGAAATCAACTTTTGCAAGTCTTTTATCTTTCTCAAATAAAACATCTTTAACTTTATCTCTGACTTCTTCTATTGAATAGATTTCTTTCCTAAGTAATTTTGTAGGATTAAAATCTTTTAAAAGCGTTTTTACTTCACCTAATTTAAAACTTTTTTCAAATAGCGGTTGCTTGTGCCAAGTTACAGATAATAATTCCGTATCGTTTGTAGGTGACATTGGATTATTATTCTTAGGGAAATCTGTTTCTAAAAAATCCTGTATTGTCTCAAACCTCAAAGACAACACCTTACCATCCACTTTGTATTGAATTTTAAATTTTTTATCTTTTCTTCGCATAAAACATATCTCCTTATAATTTACTGTCACCTATATATTCTCTTATCTCAGCTCGATTTCACCGAATTTTAATGTGTTATCTTCAAACATTTTGTTACCCTGATATTTACCAATAAAACAACGTTTAAACGAGGTCGTAACACTGGTTATTGGTGATACGAATTTTAATTCATGTTCAATCGGCTTAACTAATATTTCAAGCGTCTCTTTGTTTGCAAATATATAAGGTTCATGTCCTTCTCTATATACGAATTCTGCAATTTTCGTATTTAACTTATTCACATCTATCTTATCTACTATTGAAAATGTCTCCATTTATTGTTTTCCTTTCCAAACTTTAAATATAACTTTTCCACTATCCGTAAATACAAATATTATCTTTATTTAGGTAAATATGAGAAAAACCACCTATTGTATCCGAATTCATATCATGAATCAAAATTGTTTTATCACCGAATCTTTCTTTTACAGCTTGTAATAATTCAATGAATTCTGAAATCGTATATTGTCCTTCTTTTTCTAAATAAAGAGCTTTTGTATTATTACCATAAAAATCTACCCAGTCTTGTTCTTTGATCAATAATTTCTTACCTCCAAACTCTAAGAAATGCTTCATTCCTGTTTCCAATCTTCTATATATTCCAATATCCAACTGTCGTATTTATTTTCTTTAATTAACTGCTGATATAAATTTATCCATCCTTGTGCTGAAAAACCTTTATACTTCCAAACGCATTCTTTCCAATGTCTGTGTATAAAACGACTTCTTGTTTTTAACTCAATGCATTTCACACATTTATCGTATAATTTCTTGGAATACCAATTCGATCTACTTTTAGTCCAATTCCAGCCCTCTATAAATGCTTCAGTCGGATCATATCTGCTTCTCATATCAGTAAGAGTTCTGTCGTATAACTCAGTTTTTGCATTGTATAAACAATGAAGCAGAAAATAGATGTCTTCATAATCATTTTTAAAATTCCATTCTTCAATATTTAAATCCCAATATATTTTTCTCACCTACTTCCACAACCACAAGAAACGTGGTTTTCCTTGGCTTTTTCAACCTCTGAAAGCCTTGATTTTAAGGCATTTCAGATTGTGTTCTAAACTGATAACAGAGATTACTTACAAATCCTTCTATCTCGTTATGAATATTTGCTGTATCATCTTCCATATACTCAACGTACAGATAAGACAATGTATCTTCTTTATCCAGTAAGAACTCTTCAAAGTCATCTGATATAATATTCTCTGAAAAATAATTAATAATTTCTTCTTTAATACAATACTCATATGAATATCGTTTTAATAATTTCTCGCTTGATAAGTCGGAATTGGTGACTAAATCACCAACCCAACTACTCATCTCCTCATTTAATCTTTGTATTAATTTATCCATTTTAATTTACTTTCACCTGTATAACCCTTTTCAAACTCGTACCAAGCATAAGCGACTGCACTACCACCACCTGCTCTCATTTCATCAAAAAGAGCGTTTTTCGCACATAAGATACGACTGCTTGAAACATAAACACATTTTGGTGGGTACTTTTTAAATAATTCCTTACGAGCTTTTCCTTCAAGAAACTGAACTTTAAGAAACATAAATACTCTGCAACCATCAGGAATTAATGTCATTGCATGTTCAATAAATTCTTTTGCATATTTGTATGGGGGATTTGTTAAGATATCGCCATTCCAAGGCTGATTATATGTAAGAAAATCAATTCCACCTTCACCATAACCTCTATCGATCAGGTCAGTGGATCGAACTTCATAACCGAAGCTCTTTAATCTTTCAGATAAATGTCCTTCGCCACAGGAACATTCCCAGATAGGTTTGTCAAATGTAACACCACCATCTTTTAATAAGACATCAATTGCAATAGGATCTGTTGCATAATAATCCTCATTCTGTCTTTCCTTATCGGTGTGATTACTTGCACCTAAAGTCTTAAAAATACTATTCTTATTACCTGTCCAATCTTTTTCTGTATTATTTTTCAAATTTGTTCACCAATAGTAGCTGCGCAGCTTTACTCACATGTGAACATTTATCCTTTCCTTAATTGTAATTACATTGTTATATTCTCTGTTACTTCTTTCTAATGTCCCATAAATAAGGACTGCTACATCCACAATTATGAATACCGTCTCCAAGAACACATCTTCTACAATCTTCGTATTCTTCATGTGTTCTACAATACTCTTTAACTGTATTTATAGCATTTATAATTTCTTCATTTATGGATTCTGGTTCAATATACTCTCTTTCTTCAACTCTCATAATCAATCACCTTTGTCGTTTTTGATTGTACTTTTTGCTTGCTTCTGAAAATACATCATAGATACTTCTATATTCACCATCACTATTTTGTATATCTGTATCAAATAATTCTTTAAAGAATACTTTAAATGCTTCTAATTGTTCTGATTCTGACACATTTTCATCAATATCATAATTTATGATTCTTATTGCTCTGTCTAATTCCAATAGATCACCTCCTCAAGAAACCAAAATTTACTGTGCTTTTAATAATTTGTTATAAATACTTCTTTTGCATTGGAGTTTCCTTTTCCACATGCCATATATGTAAATTTATCAAATGTATATACATTCAAATTATTTTTGTCACACCAATCAATTAATTTCTGATTTACCACACCTTTGTTTTCAAACACATTTGACATTCCCCACTTTATATTATTCTCTGAAAGTCTTTCACAAAAATCATATAAATTATTTTCATCTGTTTCATTCCAACCACCAGATTCATTATAAGTGGCTGTTGTATTGAAGTAAGGTGGATCTAAGTATACGAAATCTCTTACTGTAATTGTATCTATGGGAATTGAACGAAAATCCATACTGAATATATGAACATTATTAGAATGATAGAATTGACATCCAGCTTTAATGTACTCTTGATTCTTTTCGGAAAAACAATCATTACCACAAGGCATATTAAAATCACCTTTATTATTAAAACGGAATTGTTGTGAAAATGAATAAAACATTAGAGTATAAAAATCAAGAATATTTTTATTTTTATTATAATGTTCTCTAAAAGTATAATATGCTGATTTATATTTTTCTTTTCTATTGTCTTGGAAAACCTTATGACTTGTACGTTCTCTTGCTAATCCATATTCATCTATTCGAGAATTAATGTGATTAATAATTGATTCTGATTCATAAGATTTGAATAACTCATATAACTGTTTAAGATTTTTATCATTATCATTTATATAATACTGATTGGCTTTCACATTCATTGAAACAACTGAACTTCCTGCGAAAACGTCAATAAAACAATCAATATCCTTCGGAAATAATTCGATTAAACCTTTTTGTATAAGTTTCTTTTTATTACCCATATAAAAAATAGGCGATATAATACAATTATATTTTTGCATTTAATTACTTGGAGTAAGGAATTCCTTTTTGTGTACACGAACCTCGTCTCCTTTCATTATTTTTATTTTTAATAAAATGCTTCCGACATTGAATCTCCAAGTCTTACAAGATTCTCTACTTCCTTATCAGACATAGAATTGATTTCTTCAATCGAAAATGTTTCTTTGATTGCAAAATATGAATTATACCAATTTTCATCACATCCCATACTATTTCTTGCTGTGGTCAATACTGGTTTCTTAATATATTCTAATAATTTTTCTTTCTCAGTCATTACATACTCCTTTCATTATTCTTATTCTCTTAATCAGTTAATATAAAATGTATATACTGACCAATATGTTCCTTTAGCTCTGTTTCTAAATCATGACCACCAATAATCAAGTCATCAATATTAAATCCAGTAATAGTCCATTCTGAATATCCAGTATAATGCCCTTGTGTTAGTAGATTTCCTGTAAGTATATAACTGTCAAAGTTCATCTGTGCTTCTTCTAAAGTACATTTTTTATCAGAGAACCAACAACGTAGATTCGCATTTGGAATCGTGGTGATTTTCCCGCCAAGTCCTCTGTTTAGTTTTGTATAATTGAAATAATCCATAATAGATTCTGCTATTGATTCATAGTAATCATCAATTTCTTCAGCTAATCCTAAATTACCTTCGCTATTGCGTCCTATCCAACCTTGTAATATTAATTCCATTTCATTCACCTCTCTGTATTATTCTCTTAATAAATTTCTGTCCATTCACTAATTTCTACTTTATTATCAGGGTAGCCAGATAAGCTCCATTCATTGTCGTTATATACTACTTTCCACATAGCATTTTCTCCATGTGGATTACCTTTAATTTTGCCATAATACAATCCTGAACATGGTGGTAATTCTTCCTCTGTTTTTCTCCAAATTGGCTTCTCATATACTTTGTTAATATCGTCTACTGCTTTTGCCAAACCTGTCATCGTATTTGTAAAATAATTTTCTTCATGCTTGATCACATTATTAAAATAATTCTCCATAGTGTCTAATAGATTTTTTGTAAACTTTTCAGATATATCATTTATTCTAAGTATATAATCATGATTGATCTTAAAAGAAATTCCATTCTCAATAAGTGCTCCTATACAAAGTCCTAATAATCCAATTAATACTGTTAAACAAATATCCATATTTTACCTCTCTTTCTTATCGTCCAATGAAACTTCGGTTTACTGTGTTCTATCTTTAGTAATCTGAAATGATACAAAATCACCATCTGTAAAACTCTCTGAACATCTTACGCAATCTACTTCTACTTCATATCTAACAAGAATTCTCCTATTAACAAATACATTTTCTTTCTCATAATCTGGAAGATATAAGATTCTTGAATCTGTATCATACTCATAATTAGTAATTTCTTTTTCTACAAGACCATCTTTTGAAACATATGCTAATTTAATAGATTTATAAATTGCACCATTTTTTAACCTAAATGCATTGCTCTGAAACAAATTCATTCGTGGCATTGTCATTTTGCTATGTTTGTATATCATATATTAATCTCCTTACTATCTCAAAATCTTACTTAATCTTTTTATAACTTCTTCGCAAAATCTATACAAACAAGTCTTCTTAAATGCTATTTTCAAATCATCAACAGCTTGCCTATATTGCTGACGTAATTCGTTGTCTATCATGTTATTCTCCAAATATTCATTATGTTATGCCCACTTACACCATATAAAGAATTCGAATCTAGTACAGCCCCACTGACACATAAATCACCAACTAGCATCCACATTTATGTCGTTGTCAATCTGAATTGAACAGCCCTACAATAATGAATAATATCAATTAATGTCTGCAATGCTTTCTACAAAGCAATTATAGTAGATATATCTCTTGCCGTTAAAATCAAACTTAACATATCCACCATCGTTTGTATCAATATCAATCTTACCTTCATATGTTGCAAGTTCTTTACCATCTGCCGTGTATACAGTAATCGTTCTCTGCATACCTCCATTTACATCGCTTTTCATATCTGTTATCATTCTGTCCCATGACGCACATCCAGTCATTCCAAAACACAATGTTAATCCTAATACGACTGCTAAAATTTTCTTCTTCATATGATTTACTCATCCTCCTTTAACACAAGAATTGCTTTATAGTATCTACTATTGCATGAACTAGACTCTACTTTATATCCATCGTCTAAATAATCATTCATGGCTCTTTCAAAATCCTTGCTGTTTTCCATTTCTAAAATTACACATTTCTTCATATGATTTATTCTCCTAACTCTAAAACTTCTTCGTAAGTCTTTTCAAAAATATCCGTTTTACAAGGATATACTTCACCATTGACACCTAAAATTATGTAATCACCATATTCTGATTTCATTGTTCCTTCCAGTGTTTTAATATGACATGTACCATCTTCGTGAATTACAATGGTATTATTTGATACTCTATCCATAAACCAATCTGGTAAAGAATTGTCAATCATATATCTAACTGCTTCGATCACTACTGGTTTCTTTCTGTATTTCATGCCGAACCTCCTACTAGATTTTCATGTTCTCTATCATATCCAGTCTCTTCAAGAAATTTATCAAATTCCTCTTTTGTCATATTGTTTGGATAATACATATCTATCACCATATCAAATGTCTGCAAATAATTATCCAACACATCTTCAGCGTCTTCTTTTGCTTCCTGCATTTTCATATTGATATAATCTTCTCTTGTCATATTCCATGCTGTAGGACAATCTGTGACACTCGAAAATCTACAATATAATCCATTTGGTTGCTTTGATACAAATCCTGCCATATTATTCTCCTAACTCTTTTAGTGCATTAACAAGTTCAGTGAGTCTTGGATTTTCAGGATGCTCCTTTGCCATCTTTTCATATAAAGCAATATTATTCATCTTTTCAATCTCAGACTTTAACTCCTTCTCAATAGAAGCTTTCTGCTTTGCAATTTCTTTCTGACGATTTTCTTCATCAATTCTTGCATTATACGCATTCATATTAACAACTCCAACAACCTGAGCTGTTACGCACTTGCTATATGCTTCTACTGATCTTACTTCTTTTAAAATTCCAAGGACTCTATTATCTTTTCCTCTTGCATTTACAATCACATATAACGGATGTTTTGTATCGTACTTAACAATTTCATTCATATCTTCATCATATAAAGCAAATCCATAATCCTTCTTATTGTAATCATCTACCAAATTTACAATTGCCACTTTATTAAATCCTGTCATTTTATTATCCTCACTTTCAACTTTTTCTACTGATAAAACGTTATATCCTTGTTTTCTATTCTTTAATTGAACCATAACATATTTCTGTGTACCTACATTATATGTATCTATAACAAATCCAGTCTGTCCCCTACTATTACAAGAACTTTTTATTATCACTTTATCATTTATCTGAATATTCCTCATAGGCTGCACCTCCTATTATTTTTATTCTCCTAATCCATATCTTCTTAACCATTCTTTTTTGCTTAATGTAGTTACACCACGTTTTCTTTGTTGCTTCCATACTTTAATAGCATATTCTTTTGTCATTCCTGGCACTGGATAATGTATTACGGATTTTGAAATTGTATATGGTTTTCCTATAGAAGCCATTTTAAATAAATCTAACAAATCAGTCATGTAATCTATTCTCCTTTGATATTAATAAGAGTACATTCATTTCTGTACTCTATGAGAGCATCCTTATTCCTCATCGTTACATGTTAAGATCGAGGTGTGTTCCAAGGCATTATATTCTCAAATGAGTTTCAACCTATACGCTCATCGGTTGACTGACTTGTTAGTTTCAGCCTTCACCTTTACCTTTTCACCATCTCAGGTTTTCAGTTCGTTTTACCTCATTTATATATTCTCTGCTAAAGCAGAAGAAATCTATGTTTCTTGGTAAAAATATTACTATATATAGTGTCTATATTTTCTATAAACACTATATATAGTATCTCATTTACACCCGATACACAAAACTTGGCATTGGCTGTAATTTAAACAGATTTTTCTCATGCATTGAATCAATCTTAGCTTTTACTTCCTCGTTTGGCTCAATTCCATCTCTGATATATGCATCTAATTCAGCATAAGTAAATCCAAGGTTATCTTCATCAGTCTTTCCGCAAAGACCATCGGTAGGTGTCTTATCAACTAATTCTGACGGAAGTCCCAACTCACGACCGATAGCTTTAACCTCTGTTACTGTAAGCTGAGATAACGGACTGAAATCACCAGCAGCGTCACCATATTTTGTGGCGTAACCAACCCAATCTTCAGAAAGATTACACGTATTTGCAACTCGACCATTTACGGTCTGTGATACTGCATAAAGTGTAGTCATACGAATACGAGCAGGAAGATTTGTTGTTGTCTGAATTGATAACTCTTCATCTAATGATGTTTTAATTTCATATTCAGCAACATTCACAATTGTTCCGACTGGAATAATAGTACGTGGAATGTCCAAAAAACTGCAAAGTTTACGACTATATTCAATATCTCTTTGTCTTCCCTGTGGCATCATCACACCAAAAACTCTATCCTTGCCAAGAGCTTCTACACATAATGCAGCTACAACACTTGAATCTTTACCACCAGAAATTCCCACTACTGCCATACAATCTTTACCATTCTGTTCAAACCAATTTCTGATCCACTCTACGATTTCATTTTTTACTTTCTTAGCATCAAACATTTATATATTCTCCTTCCTACATTCGATTCATCACATCATAGAACCGAATTAAATATTCATATACATTTCTAGGAACTAATTCTTTTACCTTTTCAAATTCACCCTTTTCACATAAATCTCTAACCAAACTTGAAGAAGTATGATTTTCTGGTATCTGAATTTCTGTGAAGTGATCTTTATATTCCATAAGATTTGCTTCTCTTAAAGCAGTCTCAAGATTCTGACCTTCTCTCACACATGCTACAAAATTATATTCCTCAACAAACGGTTTCCAATTATACCAAGTTGTAAGTGTTTCAATATTATCCATTCCTAAACAAATATAGTATTCGTTGAAGATATAATCTTTTTCATTTATATCTCTTATCTGAGCAATAGTATTGTATGTCCTCTGCGGAAAGAAGCTGGTTGTTTCAACGGAGGATGCCCACATATTATTTTCATCACAATTTGGCATTGAATTAATCAGCGATACTCGACAATATCCAGGTATCAAAGTCTTTTTCTTCGCAACATATGTATCATGTGCAGGAATAAACAATATAGCATCAGCATTAACCGCTTTTTTAGCAGTCAATGCCATATCAACATGGGCGTTAGTAATTGGATTAAAACTTCCTGGTATAAGTAAAATTTTATTCATGATTCATTCTCCAATTAATACATCTCTTTAAATAATCAACATAATCAGGGTTTTTACACATACCTTTACCTTCTACATCAGACACTTTTGCAACATCCATACCGTTACATTTGGTGGTTTTCATTACAATATTTAAAGCAGGAACATCTGTGTCATTACTCAAATAAGTACCAATTCCAAATGCAACGTTTACTCTATCATGGAAGTGTCTGAATAACTTATCAGCTCTTTCAAAATCAAGACTGTCACTAAACAGAAGTGTCTTTGTCTTAGGATTGATACCAAGTGACTCATAATGATTAATCATCTTTTCACCCCATTCAATCGGATCTCCACTATCATGTCTTACACCACTGAATAATGTTGCATATGTCAACTGAAAATCTTTCAAGAAACAATCAGTTGTAATTGTATCTGTGAGCGCAATACCATTTAACACACCATACTCTCTAACCCATGCATCTAGGGCATACCAGTTTGAATATGCTGGATTGTGCTTGTGGTTGCCCTGACCAGAACACATAATCCACTCATGAGCCATAGTTCCAACAGGTGTAAGATTATATTTCTTTGCAAGATATACATTGGAAGTACCAACAAACTTAGATGGACTATGCAGTGTATCATTCAAATGTGAAAACTTCTCAACAGCTAACTCCTGTGCTTCAGCAGAAAGTCTTCTTCTAAGACCAAATTCAGAAAATGTACCAGCATACCAATGACCGCTTCTGAGATTTTCATACTTTTCATCTAATCTCTTTTTGAAACTATCAAGCAATTCCTCATAGTTATATGCCATTCTGAAATATACTTTGTTTACAATCGCAAGTGTAGGAATCTCATACATAGATGTATTAAGCCATGTACCAAATGTTTCGATAGAAAGACCACAATCTGAATCTGTTGTAATTTCAAAATCCTCATATCTTGGCTGCCACAATCTCAGAAAATCAACATACGAACCTTTCATCCATTTGATATTATCAATATAAGTAAGTTCATCTTCTGTAAATCTCAAACCACAATATAACTTAATCTGCCTGCGAATTTCTTCTACCATTTCTGGTGTAAAATGAACATCCTTGTTACGACATTTAAAACTCCAAGTGGTTTTATAATCACTAAACTGATGATAAATAGCCTGTCCCATACTGAATTTATACATATCGGTTTCTAATAAGCTGTTAATAATCTGTTCCATATTATTTTCCTTCTTTCTTGATTTGATTAAATATTGTTCTAATATCATATTCTCTGTTTTCGTACTCATAAAACAGATTAATGTACTTATCAATAAAAGCTATGTCATTTGGATGCATTGCAATTGGCTTACTTTTCTTAGATTTCCACCATTTTAATTCCTTCTCAAAATTAAACGATTTACCATAATATGCTCTACCTGCTCCAAGATAATCACAAAGCATTTCTTTTTTATACTTCATTGGCATTTCAATAGGATTTCCACCATTATCAAAATTGTCTTCCCAATATTCGTAATGGTGCTTGTTCCTTCCTTTATGATGCATCCAAGCTGCTGACCAACCATTCTCTTTCTTACAAGCATCTATTGGGCTTGAAGTACCTTGATAATACTTAACATTCTCCCAAAATTCTGTTGGAGAAAATTTAGATAAGTCATGTACTAACCCTTGAAATGGAATTCCCACTTTGCAACAATAATAGAACACCCAACGTTTATGAGTACAGACTTTCTTAAAATGTCTGAAAGTATTAATGATATAATTCTTACACTTCACTATTCTCTCCAATCTTTTTATACTCCGTGTATACTTTGTTTTCACAGTAGTACAAATTGTAATCACACTGTTTAATGTACCACCATAACTTCTGATGTCCTTCTCTAAGATATTCTCTACAATAATCTGTTTCTTGATAGTGTTCATCTACCATCTGTCTAAAACTCAATTCATCAATAATATCTGAGTTATGACAATACACTGCTATTCTGTTAATTAAATCCTCTGTGAAATTTTCCGTGACCACAAATACAACTCTGACGATTTCGTTTCTTAATCGCTTGATGGATTTTAATTGTTCAAAATCATGTAAATGGTATACAACTCTGTCAAAATATGCATATGGTGCAGACTTCACATTTGGCATACTTGTATGTAATTCTGTCTTGACTTTTCCTAATGTAATATCAAAAAACTTTTTATACCACTCAATGTTATTCTCTAAATTCCATAATGGATCTCCACCACCAGATATTGATACCCAATTACACTGATTTTTCTTAATCTCCTCTTTCAAAGAGTTTAATCCATCAATCGTACTCTTTGGAATCTGAAGGTTATTATTCTTTACAATGCAATATGGACATGAATAGTGGCATCCAAAATTGGTTATCACACTCATGTACTTATCCATATTCTATTCTCCAATCACTTTAATCTGACAACTTTTCATAACTTCCATAGCCGATTTATGTTTATCAGGTGTAACTCCTGCACAGCAGCTTGCATCTACTGTGACATTAATAAATGGATAATCAGCTTTAATAATTAAAGCATTTGATACTACACAAATTTCGCTGCAAAGACCAATAAGTTCTATATCATTGTTAAATCCAAAGTCAGTCCAATGTGTCCAGCCGAAAGATTCCTTATTGATATATATACAATTTGGAACTTCTAATCCGTCTGCAATCTGCCATCCATGAGTATTGTAAATACAATGTTCAACTGGTAACTTGATACCTTCTGGTGTACTTAAATAGTTTTCATAATGTGTATCTCTTGTGAAAATAATTCTATCTCCACGATTATAATATTCTTCAATTTTCTTCTTGACATTTGGAACAATTGCCTGTGCTTCCTTTGTGCCAAGTGTTCCATCAATAAAATCATTCTGCATATCTACTACGATTAATGTTTTGCCCATTTTGTTACCTCTCTATCAAATGATTTACCTTTTCCTTTAATTCTTTATTCTCTTTTTCAAGTGCAGCTATTCTATTTTTCAACCCATCTTCTTTTGAAAATTTCTTAATTCCAATCTGCTTATAATCAGACGAAACAGTTTTAACAGAATAATTGCTGATATAATCTGTTGTTCCATCGGAATATGTAATTGTTGGTTCAAAGAATCCACGCTTCCTACACTCATCACAATGACAAATGGATGAAATATATCCAATTTTGCCATCACTATTTTCTACATAATCACCTTCATGAAATTGAATATCTGTTATATTATTCTCTTTTAGAACAATTGGATCTCTGAATGTAAGTTTTAAATATCCTTCACCTATATTTCTTTCACTAATAAATCTATAACCAAGATCTTCGTATTTTTTAATTGTATCTTTTGCTTCACATATTTTTACACTAACTGTCATTTACTTATTCTCCTCATCTTCGCCTAAAATTTTCTTTCTTAATGAGTTCCAACCATCATCATAGCCATCGCAATATTCATCCATATATTCATCATTGTGTGTCTCGTCTGGCAATTCTTTTAACGGACACCAATTTGGTTTTTCTTGACAGTATCCATTTTTACTATCAATCATTCTACAAAGAGTATTATCATTTAGCTCATCCATTAATTCACAACATGCTTCGATACCTTCTTGTATTTCTCTACAAAAATTACAATCACAACAATTTTCAGGCATATCTAACACTAAAACAGCTTTACTCATACATTCCCTCCGTAATTATCACAGGACATCCATAAAATCCCCACGTCTCAACAAATTTTCCAGTGTCAATATCAAATTTTGCTGTAGCTGCCGCATGTGGAAAACCACCATCATATCCTCTTACATAGATATAGTTGTCAATTTTCTTTGCGCCAATCATATCTAATTGATTCTTATAACACCATTCGTCTGCTAATTTATGTGCCAAGTCATATACTTCTTTGTTCATACAGCACCTCTTTTCTTATTTTTATATGTATTTATTCTCTAAACCTCAGAAGAAATTCCGCATTCCTACGAACTTCATATTCTATTATTCTCTGTTAAAATTTCATAAAACTGAAAATGTGTGCGATTACAGGTACAGTCCAACCATCTCCAAGTACATCAGCAGCATCTTTTTCAGATATATTTTTGACATATTCTTCTGGCACACCTTGTAATCTTGCTCTTTCATCTTTCCACAAATATCTTGCTTCATCAAAATCATGCCCATTATAATCATCATAGATTTTTGCAGAAGATTTTCTTCCATCTAATATTCTCTTTGTAACCTCTAAACAGTTATCAAAATACTCTTTCGATGGGAATACCATTGTTCCAAACGACTTATAATAGAATCTGTGAAATCTCTTAATTGGTGTCCAAAAACAGCCGTTATAATATCCGTGAGAATCATTCTTGCAAAGGCATTTTGCTTTCTTGTTTGGTACATATCCATCATTGAGTACACTTTGTAAAGTAACTCCTTTATCTTCTGGAACTGTCACTCCTGGAATATTAGTCCAATAATATCTGTCCCTAAGCTGCCCTACTACAAGAGAAGAATTGATTCTGATAGGTTTTACTCCCATCATTTCACTAATAACGGCTTCATCTTCAGGTTTCATCACTACATTTTCCATAAGGAAATATTTTGGATTTACTTCTTTCAATACTCTATTACACTCATAAAACAGACCTGAACGTTCTGGATCTTCAAGACCAATCTTCCTCTCTTTAACCATTGCTCTTGAAAAACTCTGACAAGGACTACCAAACATTACAATATCAATATTCGTTTCAAAATCTCCGACTTCTGTATGTAATACGTCATCTTTATATGTAATCTTATTCACATCTCCGATGTGAATTGTTTCAGGATAATTATCTTTTGTTACCTTGATTGCCATGTCCTTAATCTCTGAGGCAAAATATTTACCAACCTTAAATCCTGCTTTCTCTAATGCAATGTGTCCACATGACATACCATCACATAAGCTTAATACGTTTAACTCACAATAATTATTTTTTTCTTTATTCTCTGTCAAAATCCTTTAATCTACAGAGATTGCGCAATCATTTATCCTAGAATTTACTGTTAAATCCTTTCTTCTTAATTATTTTGTTATAAAATCCTATGGAATTAACACGTCTGCTAAAACCATAGAAAAAAAATATTTCTTGTTACTTTTATTTTTTGGAAAATTTGGCTGAATCGCCAAGATAGAAATTTCTATATTAGATTATTCTCCATCTCGAAATGATTTAATTCGATTTTCTAAATAATCAATCTCATCATTCCAATGGTCTATTAGCATGTCTTCGATTTGATGCTTTGCATCTTCTATACTGTCTGCAAACAATGTATCATATTCAACATTTAATTCTTTTGATACATATAAAAATATGTTTTCGTCTGTCTCATCTTGTACAAAACCAACTACTACATTTTCATCATCTTCTTCATAAAATTGACTAAAATGTAATTTATAACATTCCTTGCCAAAGTCATTCTTTTCACCTGTTTCCCAATATTTCTTCACTTTATCACCTCGCTTAATTTGACTGATCAGCCGTGAATAGAATTGCTTCTATATTAGATTATTCTCTACATTACGACTCAACTTCAACAAATCTATATTTAAAACTAAGGCATCTCATTTTGTCATGTGTTATTTTAAACATTTCTTCATCAGTCCATTTTTCTTTTAACTGATTTTCAATCTGTTCTTCACTATCTTCAATATCAATCCAGTCACTTAATGGTGTTAAGTCAGGATTAAACCCTTGCCATGCACAACCTTCTGCTATAGGTCTAATTTGCTTTTTATATAATTTTACTGGACTATTCAAATTAGCATTGCCAACAATAGCCTTATCAAATGCTTCTAAAAACATTTCTGCAATTTCTTTTTCATAGTTACCACATATACCTTTGAAATCAATATCTGCAATTACTCTTGAAAAGAAATCCTTGAACTTACCAGCACTAAAATCTCGTTCATATTCTCTCGGAATATCTATTGTTAATTTCATTCTTTTACCTCACTTTACTTCCCAAATGGATTCTCCATAATACAATGGTCAACCATATCTCTAAATGCAAAAGGTGAATCAATCACTCTATTTGAATATCTGAAACGCTTTAAAAACTCAAGTACCTCATGTGCGTCTCTATGTGATAATGGAATAAATGATACATATTCAGGGCGACCTTTAATACATACAACCGCCCAAGAATGGTCATCAGAACAAAAACCAACATCCGTTCCAACATCTACCATCGAGTTCATCATCTTGTGACAATCATCAACCAATTTATAAGAATCTTCATATGCAATAGTTGCATCAGACAACCGTATATTGGCATATTCGCATCTTCTTCTTGCGTTATTGTATGATTTTTTAGCTGCTTCCACTTGAAATAAATCATCTTCTAATAACCAATGTCTCAATTTATCTCGTATTTTATCCTTTAATTTCACACTCTCTCACCTCTTACATACCAAAATCTCAACATCTGTATCCGCAAAAATGTTTTTAATCTGTTCTGAGACATCATTCCAGTTCAATCTATCTAAGCCACAACCAATTACAGGCATTGCAATCTTCTTGATATTATTCTCCAAACAAATCTGTTTCATCTTTTCAAGTGCAAGTCTCATTGTAATTGTTGTTGGTTTGTGAAAATATCTCTCTTTTGTAATAAGATTTAATACCCTATCTTCTAATAGACAATTACCACCAATTCTTTTATGAGTATATTGATTAAGATAATCTGGATATTTTGTCTGTAATTTTCTTTTTATATCAAATCTTTTATTGAATTCAACTACAATCCCTTTACCCATTCCAAAATCAGCACTAATACAATGTGCTAAATAATAATCTTCTGGTACTGTAAATAAGTCTTTGCGATCTTCTCTATACGTCATTTATTTCACCTCGCTTATTCTCTGTATGGTTCAGGACATTTCTGCCAAGCAATCACATCTACGGTGTTACCACTTGGTAACACGTTCCATATCCAATTTCCTTTTGGATATTCACATCTATCAGCTTGTCTTACCTGTCTCCCAAAAGATGTTTCTATTGTTACCAAATATCTTCCTTTTTTCTGTGGTGGATTTTTAGTTCCCCATTTTGCCATTTATTTCACCTCACTCTATCATTTCAACTTTAATTCTAAATTTTGTTGTTTCTGTATGTTCGTTTTCTTGATAAGAACGATTATAATCAAAGTGCTGATGTTTAACAGTCGCAATCAAGTGAGCATCATTACCAGAAACAAATTCCGTATCTGTCTCATAAGTATCTTCTGAACCATCACCAAGTTTAGAATCTGTACAATATATCTGATTTGCGTCTAATGCCTCTTGAATAATTCTGTAAATGTCTCCTGTATTATACATAGTCACTCCTTTAATATTTAATCCAACCATCTGTAATACCAGTCATCCAATAAATAAGATCTTCTCTATCATTTTTTAATCTTCCATCTATTACACGAGTTAAGATTTCATTGAGCCAGTAGCCAACTTCTTTTCCACTTTTAATGAGCATTGTATCCATTATATCTTTTCCATTAACTGCTAAATCCTTTAGAGAAAAACATTCATCATCTTGTAAGACTTCTTCTAAAATGTATTCGATATTATCAATCTTCTGTAATCTTGTTTTCTGATTAATGTCTGCTTGTGCTTTAATATCAGCTCTACGAACATTTAATAACCTTCTGAACTGTTCTTCTCCAATTTTATTAAGCCATCTCTTGACATGTTTCTTTCCAACCTCAAAAGTTGCGTCATGATAATAAACAAGCTGCACTACTTTTTCTCTTGTGTCATTATCAAATCTTAATCGCTTCATTATTTCATCAGTCATATCAGCACTGACTCTTCCATGACCTTTAAAATGTCTAATACCATCCTCGCCATCTTGATAACAATGTGGCTTTCCTATATCATGAAAGAATACAGCTAAAGATGTAATCAAATCTCTTGAATTCAAGTCGGGTTCACAATCACATTCATAAGCTTGTACTGCATGTACTGTATGATTCCATACATCATAAATATGATATGGATTATTCTGTTGAAAGCCAAACATATCTTTAATTTCAGGAATGAACAATGAGAATACTTCGTGATATAAGACCATTTGTACACAGAAATCACTCGATGCAGCAATTTTACAGAACTCACTATTGATCCTTTCAATAGATATATTCTCCAAATTCTTATACATTTTAGAGATATTCCAATTTGTATCAGGTTCAAGGACAAATCCCAACTGTGAGGCAAATCGAATAGCACGTAAAATTCTTAATGCATCTTCTGAAAATCTGTCTTCTGCTCTGCCAACACATCTAATCTTGTGGTATTTAATATCTTCCATACCATTAAACGGATCTACAAGACCAACTTCATCATTGTATGCCATCGCATTGATTGTAAAATCTCTACGCTTTAAATCTTCTTTAAGATTTTGTGTAAATGTTACGCTATCAGGTCTACGGCTATCTGAGTAATCACCGTCAATTCTGTAAGTGGTGCATTCATATCCTTCACCGTCAATTACAATGGTAATAGTTCCATGTTGTAAACCAGTTTCAATAATTCTCTTGTCCTTGAATACTTCCATCATTTCATCTGGTGTGGCAGAAGTTGTAATGTCGTAATCGTGAATTGGTCTGCCAAGAATACTATCTCTCACTGCACCACCACATAAAAATGCCTCATATCCATTATTCTGTAAAGTATGAATAATTTCATTTGCACCAGATGGAATTTCAATTTTCAATTTCTTCATTCAAATTCACCTCAATTTTTGGTATATTTATAAAATATCACTTATTCGTTATCATATCCAAAAACAACAAATCATCTTTCTTCAATGTGATATCATAACCTTTCCACTCTTCCATTAGCCCTCTTATATCAAATTTATGCGGAACAATAATTGCATAGCCGTGAGGAGTCTTATGTACCTCTATCTCTAATAATGGAATTTCCGAATACATAGCTATCTCATGGACAAAATCATTCATCAATAACTCATCATCCACATCAAAATCAAATAACCACTTGCCATCATCTTTGTTCTGCACTTGCAGTGCAACTGAAGCCAATGTGTGATTGAGACGTGTCATACTCAGTTTATCTCTCAGTAGTCGGATAATAAATTCTTCTCTGATTTTATCTTCATTCCTTGAATTGACCGACCTGTATAATCTTGTCTGTTCACCAGGAACTCCTTTGGCTGCAAAACTCTTAAATTCTTCAATTATTTTGTCTTCATTCTCTTTATATTCAAGGATTGTTTCAATTCGCCCCTTGAAGTTTGGAACATCTTTATTATCCTTGTTACGAGAACGAATTAAATATACATATAAATTTGACATTGTATTTATTCTCCTTCTAAATAACAGATTGGTACTTCTTTTGTAAGCCATACACCATTTTGAGATAAAAAGAATTTATATCCGTCATTATACATATCTTTTGCTCGAACCTTATAAATAAACGGTTCTCCATGTCTACTGCCAACATTTGTTGCTGTTTCAATATCTTTTGATAGATGAACATATAAACGGCTCTTAGAGATTAATCCTTGTTTGTTGATTGAAGAACAATATTTGACACCTGTTCCATGATATAAAATATCTGGTGGCATACACTCTTTTAATTCTACATCAACTTTTATAGAATGACCTTGATTTGCTCTTATAAGCGTCTTTTCTCGATTAAATGAATATCTCTGTTTAGAATCTTCTTCTACAATTTTCTCAAGCATTTTCATTGTAATCGTCTGAGTTTTATTGATTCCTTTTAATAGATCTGACACGTTAGCCCAACCATGTTTGTCTAATGTGATACCGATAACATCAGGTCTGTGTCTAAGAATTAATGCTATGTATTTGCTTAAATTATTTTGCTCTTTATTCGTCATAATGTTATCTCCATTCTCCAATATACTCAGAACATTCTTTTTTGAATTTTTCCAATATATGTATTAAGCTATCTATTTCATAAGAATCCTTAAATGTTATTTCAATTATTTCAGGCTTAGATATATCAATATTGTCAGTAGTGTAGGGCAATGGTTTCATAAAGCAATCAAATCTGACGTTCAACCCTTTATGTGTCAATCTTATTTGATTGACATTTTCTTTATTTCCAACAACCTTCAAATAGATTTCACCTCCAAAATTCCATAAGAAATGTGCGTTTCTTTCTAATGCAATTTATACACCATATATAGTATATATTGTATTTCGCAATCACTACATATGGTGCATTGATAGAGTTAGTAGGCTGTGACACCTACTAGCCCTTGAATTATTTATTCTTTTTACGTTTTCCTACAATAAAACCTGCTCCAAAGCATACTCCAAGACAGATTAAGAAAACTCCAATATTTAATACAATCATATTGTCACCTACTCAATAATCTTGAATGATACATCTGTTCTTCTATTCATTGCACGATGTTCCTCTGTATCATTATCTACTACAGGATTGCTTGAACCGTTACCAACAGTTACGATTCTATCTGCTGAAATACCATTCATAATGAAGTAATTCTTAACAGCTTCCGCTCTCTGGGCTGATAACTTCTGATTGTACTCGTCCTGCGGATCTGAGTTTGGATTAGGATCTGTATTACCTGCAATCTCAATAATTGCTCCATCGAGTACGTTTGCAATATCAATAAATTTATTAAGCTCATCGGACGCAGCGGCTGAATCTGTAAACTGGGCTGTATTCTTATTAAATGTTACCGAAGCAGATCCACTTAACAATGCCTCCGTATCCTGTACCTCCTGCTTATTATCATCTGTTACCTTTACTGTGTCTGTGTTAGATACATCTGTAGCATTAAAATTATCTGCAATGGCATTAATATATGTATCATCAAAAATTGTATCTACTAAATCAGCATTTACAGTCTCACCAATTGATGTCCAAACATTGCACATATCTGAATAAATAGTCTTTGCTGTGCCATTTAATAAATCAGAATTGTCTTTCCAAGTTGTGAGTTTTGCAGTAGCTGCACTTCCTGCGATATCTTCATCAGATGCAGTATTGAACATTGGCATTACTTCTCTGATTGCTGTAAACTCATTGTCATACATATCGGATGCTTCAAGAGAACCCTGAATAAATTTCTCTACTATCTCTGGATATGCCTCTGCAAAATTCTTATCAAATAAAATTCCATCCATTACAAGATTTGTTGAGCTTGCTGTACTAAATAATACATGTGCATCTGTCATATTCTGTGCCTGTGTTAAGTAAGGCTCCCATGTAGCAGCTACATCAACTTGTCCTGCAAAAAATGCTTTTGCTGTATCATCTGCTGTTGAGAATAATACAAGATTATCAATAATATCAGATTTCTCATCGTCTGATAAATCAGAATTATTAACAAACCAAATAACTAATGTCTGTGCCTCTGAAAACTCAGGGACACCAATTTTTGCACCAACTAAATCTTTTACTGAATTAATTGATGACTTGGCAATAATACCATCACCACCATTTGAGTAGTTTGTAATATATGGCATAATTACATCTTCACCAGCTTCTGTAAACTTTTGTGATAAAAATGCTGTTCTATTGATTGTATAGCCTGCCGCATTTAAGTCACCTTTAATAAGGGCGTTGCTTGACTGTGTAGCATCATTAATGACATTGATATTTACATTGATACCGAGTTTTCCATAAATAGAATTTGGCTGTGTTGTAAGTCCACCATTAGCGTCAATAATAGATTTCCAACCGATCCACTCATCCAATGAAAGATTAATAGTTCCGTCACTATTAGTTTTCTTTTTATTAGAACTAGAAGATGTTGTGCCAGTTACTTTGTTTCCTGTATCGCTTACCGAAGTACTATTCTTTGTCTTAATAAATCCTGTCTTTACACCAGCGAAAACACCACCACCAATTAATGCAATAACCAAAACCATAATTAAAATCTTTGAAGCTTTGGTAAGTCTAAATCTTTTTGTACTCATTCCATTCTCTCCTTATTATTTGTTGTATTTTTTCTTTAAACTGTCTAAATAATCATTACTGCTATTCTTTTTAGCTTCAACTTCTGCTTTTGCAAGTTTCGTAGACATCTTGTTATTATGTACTACTTTTGAACCTTCAACAATTGCATCTAAGTCTTTATTCTTATCTCTGACAGAATCAAGAAGTTTATCAGTTGCGGTTACATTTTTCAACTCGTCCATATCATCATAGACTTCCTGTAACTGCTTCTTCACTTTCATATTCTCCACAACTTCCTTACTTTCTCTCTTCAATTTGCGGAGATTCTTTTCACACATTTCCTGCGCTTCTTTTGCAGTGTTAGCTGCGTCTTCATATGCTTTAACTAATTCTGAATATCTTTTGATATCAGCCATAATTTCTTCTCTCTCATCAGCTTTTAACTGTGCTAATTCAATTTTATTTGCTTTTACAAGAGATTCACATTCAGATTCAACTTTCTCAAGCTTTGCTTTAAGATTCTTCATATCTTTTTGTGCATTGCTTAATTTACCAGCAGCCACTTTATAAGCATTGTCTGCTTTGTTATAAGCATCCTGTGCTTGATCAATTTTTTCTCCATAAATAGCCTCTGCGCCTTCTGGTGTTGTAGCCATATCTTTGATGAACAGTCTCGTAATCCCCGAAAATAATGTTCTTACTTCAGGAAATAAAATGAAAATCAAAATAATAACCGCAATCACCAAAATCACAATAAGTTTTCCAAGATCCATTAATTGTCTCCTCCTTCAATAAATTTAATTAATCCAGAAATTCTACCAACTTCTGTATTAATATTATTCTCTGAAATCTTCATCTCAGACTGCTGATCAGAAATCTCTTTTTCTAATCTTGCGATCTCCTTTTTGTGATTTTCAATTTCAGTTTCCTTATCAGTGACATTAGCATTCCCATCATCTAAAATTTTTGCCAATACACTATTTAATACGTCCATTCTCTGTTCACCATCAAGTGTTACATCAGTAACCGTTAAGCCAAATACTCCAAGAGTCGCCAACACTGAACCTCTCTTTGTCTCTGTAACCATTTCTTTTGGAAGAGAATTAATCAGTTCTTCAATTTTGAAAATTGATTTCGACCTATCAGATAACTCGTTCTGAGCATAAATATCATCAATAAGAGTATCTGTATGTACCTCGTCAAGTTCAACTGGAACTGTACTATCCTCTACAGAATAATCAGTACCTACATCATAGTTCTCCTCTTCTGGAACTTTCTCTACGAAAAAGTCTCTAAATCCCATTTTGTTTCCTCCTTAAATTAAAATTCTATAATCACGTCACACATTTTTTGTGCTTCTTCTTTGCTATGTGTAACCATAATTATTGTGTTATTTGTTTCTTTATGCTGATTGATAATCAAATCTTGCATTTTTTGTCTGGTTTCAATATCTAGTGCAGATAATGGCTCATCCATAAGAATTATTTCTGGATTCATAAATAACGTTCTTGCCAAAGCAAGTCTTTGTCTCATACCACCTGATAGTTGTTTTGGATATTTGTTTTCGTTACCTTCCAATCCAACAATAGAAATCATTTCTTTTGCTCTATCAATATCACACTTATTTATTCTCCCTTTGACTTTTTGTGCTATCAGAATATTATCCAAACACTTTAGCCAATCAAATGAAGTATAATTTTGATGCATCATATAAATATTGTTCTTACTCGCTTTAGTAACTAATTTCCCATTTACAATTACATTTCCACCTAATGGTTTTATCAGACCAGCAATTGTTCTTAATAAAGTTGTTTTCCCACAACCAGATTCACCTAATATCCCATAAATTCTAGGCTTAAATTGATAATTGAAATTCTTTAATAAAGGTTTGTCTCTGCTATACCCTGTATATAACTCATTCAACTCAATCATTTATGTACCTCCATTTAAAAATGTGTTTTACTAACCATTTTGCAGAAAAATCAAATATAACGCTTATAACAATGATTACGATAATAGCCATAAAAACCAAATCTGTTCTTCCTCTTGAAGAAGATTGTTGAATTATATAACCCAATCCATATTTTGCATTAATTGTTTCTGCTACTGCTATATACGTAAATCCAATTCCATACATCATGATAAAACTATTTAATACTCCTGGTAGAGATGCTGGTATCTGTATTCTCCAAATGGTCTGTATCTTATTCATTCCGATTGTTAATCCTGTATCAATCAAATCACTACTGACTTCCTCTAAACATAAAATGACTGATGGCATCATGTATACAAAAGTTGCGATAAATAAAAATACTATTTTCATCATTTCATCTATACCAAACCACATAATTAACAGAGGATAAAAGGCAGTAACAGGAATATATCTCATAACACTGATTATTGGATTTAATATATCTTTTGCTACTTTTGAGTTGTAAACTAAAATTGCTATAGGAAATGCAATAAATCCTGATATAAAAGTTGCTATTGTTATTCTCAAAAACGAATATTTAATAGCCATTGTCAACTGTCTAGTTTTCAACATTGCAATTAAATCTTTAAATACTGTCTTTGGATCTGGAACAAATAATTGATTTACATGTTGTGAAGCAATACTCCAAATTATAAGAATAGTCATTAGTAATGCTATTCTTTTTAAAATGGTTTTCATGCTCTCACCTCTTTTCATATTTATATTCTCTCTTTTTATTTTGGATTTTTATTGAACTGAATTGTTCAGAAATTTTTCCAACAAATCGAAGATTCATTCTAAGATAAGATATATACCATATATAGCATATATTACTCAATTCTAATGCTATATATGGTATATCTATAGCAATCGCTAATCTAATTCTGCAAGTGCCTTATCCAGATCCTCATCAGACATGTTCTCAAGTGCCGCATCCTGTCTCTTAGCTTTGATTTCAAGTAATCTCTGTCTCATCTCAGCATTTTTCTTAGCATCTTCTTTCTTCTTCTTCTCATCCAGCTTCACACTAACAATATACTTGACAATTTCAATCTTATTAGAAATCTCCTCGTCTTCCTTTGACTTAGTATTTAGAAGACTCTCTTCCTCAGACTTCTTTACTTCCGCATTAAGTGTCTTAAATACTGAGTCCAGATTTGTGAGAGATAAATCCCACAAATCAATTACGTTAATCATTCCTCTGAATGGGAACTGATAGTTTGCTCTTGTTGCATTAATAAATAATTCGTTGTTTGTCATAATAATAATCTCCTTTTCCAATTAAAATTTAATCTTCATTACACGCTCTGTCGAACCCTTAACCTTAACAACTAAATCTGCTCTCTTTGTCATAGAGAATCCAATTCCTGAAAGCTGATCATCAGTATCTTCTACATGACACTTAGCACCTAAAGCCTCAAATACTCTCTTGTGCTTCATTAAATCATTGTCAAGGAATTCAAGATAGAATCCATTAGGCTCTTCACTATTTACACAATCCTTCAGGAAGAAGAATAAATGTCTATGACCAATTCCATCCTGCTCGTCAAAATAGTTTGGACTGTAACTAATTACTGATACAGGAACAAACTGATTTGTATTTACACCCCAAATCTCACGACTTGAAACAGATGAACTTCCAGACAGCTTTTCCTTAATTGAGAAGTTGCCATTCTCATCAAGTGTAACTTCTGCCACCTGAACATTACCAGAAACAGGACTATTGTATTCAAACGCAAAAATCTCACCATTGAATTCAATTTCTGCCTTAAATCCTTTACTTCCTCTTGCTGCATACTGATTGACAAAAAACTTATAAACACCTGGCTTCATATGAGACATATCTGCCCATGTAATATTTTCCACAGAAGGTTTTCCTGCCATCTGCGTCATAGGGCGTGTAATATCAATATCTAACTGACCTCCACATCTTGAAGTCTTTGGTTTTCTACAATTGCCAAAAAAGATCTCGTTTCCATCAGGTTCTTTGCAATGTGCATCAAGGTCGCTATTATCATTTTGTCCCTCATTCCACATGATCGAAAATCTGAGTACACCGTCAACATTACCGCCAGCAGCTTTTACATTCTGCTTCATATCAGAGTCAGTAATGTTTCCTGAATAAGCCCAAGATAATCCATTATTCCATTTGAACATTGTCTTAGCGTCTGGATTAACAGGTGCAATCATAGAAACAAAGTTCTTCTCATGTTTATTCTCTACAAAAGCTTCAATCTCCTTTGCAGTTGGAAGTACCTTATCAATGAAATCCTGTGCTGAAATCTCCTCAACCTTAGAAAACTTCTTAGGACTTACAGCAACATCTTTTTCCATTTGACCAAAAATATCATCTGCACCAACCATTCTTCTTGCAGCACTCTTATTTGAGAACAGTACATTATTTACAGTAATATCATTCAGATTGGCAAATCTTCTCTGTAATGAATCCATATATCCAAGTTCTGTAATGGTCTTCTTTGCATCCTCAAGCATCTTCTTTGTAAAAATAGCCTTTGGACGCTTATAATTGCTTGGAGCGACAATCTGCTCATACTTCTTAACTGCTGTATCAAGATCCATATCCTCACTTACATTGATAAGAAGTGTTCCAATAGAATGATTTCTAATTCTACCGATAGCCATACCTGCTGTTACCGACTTCTCCCAAGCATATAAATCCTTTTCAGTATCAGAAGTCAGCTTATCATATTCCTTCTTATACTTCTTGAACTCTGTGAGTACGCCTTTCCACTCTTCGCCCTTGTAAAGTGTATTTGAATTGATAAGTTCAAGAATTGTATCAAGTGCATCCATAGTAATCTCATCGAGAGAACGCTTAAATACATTTCTTGTATCTCTGAACTGTCCCTTAACTTCCTCGTTAGAACGACTACTTCTATTTACGAACTTACTTGGAAGCTCTAAGAAGAAATGATCCCACTGATGAGACTTTCCATTAATTTCCTCAAAGTTAAAATCTGTACCAATCTTAGGGAACTTAGTTGTATAAATATCTGTGACTGTATGAGCTTTTACAAAAGCATCAAGTGCATCACATACTGGCTGATATGTTGTATCGCCAAGACTCAGTTCCCAAATTGTATGAATCTGATTATCCTTGATAGTGACAGCAGAACCAATATTCTTAATAAACTGTCTACAACAACTACAATCATGCTCTCTACGCTCTCTGAAAATCTCATTTGTACCAGCAGGGAAGCTATCAAGATATGTATTCCATAATTCATCCTTATCTACATTTACCTCAAATAAATGTGTTGCCTCTTTCTGCATTTCATCGAAGTGCTTCTGTAAAGCCTTCTTAAACATCATAAATCCATCCATGTTTTGTACCTCTTCTTTCTTATATTTATTTTTTGTTAATTGTTTCTATTGTTATATTCTCCGTTTATATCAAACCAGTTGCCTTATCTGGATTCTCATTAGCCCATTTTATCCATCTTTCAGCATAAGATTCAGTTTTATTATTTAATCCAAACACTTCTCTTGTGAGTATATATCCTTTGCCAATCGACTCTTCCATATCTTTTGTATTGTTATCTACATCATCTGCATCTAATGGTCGAAACACTGTCTTGGTAAAATATCTTCTACCATATTTCTTTGTTGTCGTAATTTTATTTATCTTATCCTTATATAACTTCCATACGCCAGATGAATCTTTGTTGATCTGTGCTACATAATCTCCTATATTTAACACATTGTCTCCTTTCTAAATTCCAATGAAACGAAGTTTTCTTGTTACTTATTGTAGATATAGTCAGCACTTCTAAACAATATATTTGGAAATATATTTACAGCAACATTACGAAGTGCTACAAACAAATCCCCTCTCTCATCTACACATGAATCATGTCCATCAACTGTCTCAAATACATTTAACTCATCATCGGAATTTTTATATACAAAGTAATCAGTATCCTCATCAAGAACAAAACCCATATGTAAAGTTTCACATAAAATTCTAAATGCTTCTACTGAATCAATATCTATAGTACATATTGCTTTTGTATTAACATTTACTTCCATTTGTTTCCTTCCATTGCTTTTTCTTTATCTGCATAATCAATTTACCAAATGCCGTTTACCGTCTTATCAATGGTTTCTCTCATTACACCACCTGTCATTTTATTCATCGTATCTGCAACAAGACCTTTAAATTCTGCTCTTATTCGTCTATTACGATGAGTACATGGCGTTGAACAATAATTATTTCTTCTACATTTTTCACAGTTGCCACTTAACTTCCACTGTTCATTTTCCTGAATCTGTTCCATAACTTAGTCTCCTCTTCTATCTAAAATTTTCTGAATAGTTTTCTTATCTTTATCAGATAAACTATCCCAATCTAACTTAAAACTTTCACAATTTTTATGGCGATTCCAACCATCATCACAATCATAAGAATAACGGTACGCACAATAATCACATGCCATTTATATTTACCTCCAACCCCTATGAAATCGACTTTCTTAATAATCGTTTCCTATCAAACATACAAAACAACCACACTCCATACAGTCACCATGTCCAGTTTCAGAACACTCTTCTGCCACATTACATAATTTTTCTGGAATTTTTGTTATGTAATATCCATTATCTTTTAAAAGCTCTATTGCTTCTTTAATTTTTGTTTCCATTTTCTACCTCACAATCTAGCAAATATGTTTGCTTGTGTCTATTTTTAAAGCATCTGCTTCCAAGTCTTCTACTAACGTTCTTCGTTTCACTATTCTTTTTCCATTACAATAATTACACTTTTCTTCCCAAGATTGATCTTCGTAACAATTTAATCTTTTTGAACATTGTATTTTCCCATTACCATTACATATGGGGCAAATAATATTTTCAAATTTTTCTAATACTTTCATTTATTTTTCTCACCTATTCATGTTTATCTTCTCTCTCATAATTGTAAACACCAACTACTTTTGCTATTTCTATGCAACATTCATAATCATCCAAATCAGGTGATTGCAATAACCCAATAATTTTATTTACTTTTTCTTCATCACTCATATTTTCACCTCTTAAGTATTTCTCAAATTCTTCGCCAGTTGCACAATCATTTTTGACAGGAATTTTATCACTGTTATTTATTTCTTTTATGATATCTTTTGCAAATTTAACTGACATAGTTCACTTTACTTCCTTGTTAGTCTAATTATCATCTCTACAAGTCTTTCCTTACTCATAGCATGTAAATGCTCTCTCTTCTCATCATCTGAGCAGTTTTTAATAATTTTTAAATCACTCTCTGGCATTTTTAATATCCTCCTTATATTTTTTCTAACTAGGCTGGTGGGACTTGAACCCACAAAACCTGCGGTCAAAGCGCAGTGCGTCTAACCAATTTCGCCACAGCCCATTAGAGATGGTGTGGAATTTCACCACACCAAGTTATTCTCTATTTACTGGTCTGAATCAGCATCCTTTGTAACTACAGTATCGCTACCCTGTACTGTAACCCATCCATGTTTAAGTCTTGCTTCTGCCTCTTTCATACGAATGAGCTGATCAGTAATTGAACTGTTAATCTTTGCATTTGCGTCTGCCTCTGCCTGTGCTGCGATAACCTTTGCGTCTGCATCACCCTGAGCTTTTGTAACCTCTGCTTCAGCGTCAGCTTTTGCCTTATCAATATTTGTCTGATTCTGAATTGCCTGAGTCTCTGCGTCCTGTTGAGCCTTAATCTTAGCATTTATAGCTTTCATTGTATCTTTATCCACATCAATATTGATTAAAGATACGTTGCTAATTGTAATACCATACGGCTCAAATTTCTTTGCAAGATAATCTGAAACTGCACTATTAATATTCGCTCTTTCAGAACCAAGAATATCGGATACTTTGTAATTTGCAACAATCTCTTTATTCCAAGAAACAATATTAGGTTTGATAAAACTATCTCTTACCTCTTTACCACTCTGACCTTTAAATCTTGTAAAAACGTCTGCAACACTATTTTGTTTATACTGGTATGTATAAGTAAGCTCTAAAGTCATTGACTTACCCTCTGATGAACTTGCTGTAAAACTATCATCGTCTGGTGAATCTCCCTTTTTAGAAGCTGTTAGATATGACTGCTCAAGACCAACTGTATATAATGTTGTCTTTACCATTGGACTCTTCCAATGCCAACCTTGATCAAGTACCTTTTTCTCTACTCCACCGTTCGCATTGTACTGAACTGCTGCATAGCCAGCAGGTACTCTTACTAAAGATTTCATACATATGATTACTCCAATTACAAGTACAATTGCTGCTACAAATCCTCCTAGTTTCTTCATTCTTTTGTCTCCTTTTCATCTTTATTTATTTCTTCTATCACACTATTTTTTATTATCTTATAGATAAATGAGCCTATTTTTGTAAAAAATGGTGACAGTAAAAACCATAATATTAATAGTCCTATAATGACCAAAATCATCAAAACTGACATTTGATTATTCTCCTTATTTTAATGTTGATATTCCTAATTTCTCTTCTAATTTTCTTTTTTCTCTTTCCATTTTATTTAATTTAATTATCAAAGAATCATAGTTATTAATTACATCACAAGCTGCCATCATACTTTCTGCTAAATTTCTTATATATTCTTCTTCATGGCGGCAAATCTTCTGTAAGTCTTTAATATTTGCTTGCCCATTAAAAATTTTTATCAATACATTTGCTAACTCTTTTTGATTATTTGGTGAATAATTAAAATTCACGCTCCAAGAAAAAGGAATATTGGGTAATTTTTCTATTCTATTAATTTCAGTTTTTAGGCTATTTATTTGTACACAAGTTTCTTTTAGTTCTTCTAATAGAGATTGCTCTTTATTCTTTTTATCAAACATATTATTACCTCAACAACAAATATTTTAACCAATCAGGTATATCAGCATTTACAACCATACTAAATATCCCAATGTTTGCTAATATAGCGAGTATCGTAATTACTATAAATATTCCTATAATAAATAACTTATCTTTCATATGTATTTATTCTCCCCTTGCCAACTTATATATCCAAGTATCAACAGTTTCTGTAAATCATTGCCATGAAAACCTGTTACATCGCAAAATGCACCAAGTATTTCTGTATCTTCATGTGTTATTGCATGATAATTTACACTATTACATTCTTCTAAGTGATTCATATTTCCATTTTGGAAAAATGTGTCTTGTAATATTTCATATTCAGTATTCGTCATATTTTATGCACCATATCTTTCCAGTTCATCTAAAATTTTCTCAGCTTTAATATTGTGTTCATCACATTTTTTAGATAATAGATTCATTATCGAAACATAAAATTTTATCACCGCAAGATGAAATCTAAATCTAACTTCGTTCATACTCATCCTCCAAACATTTCATGCCGTATAACCATTCAGAAAATCCAACGACACCTGCGACCAATGTAATTTCCAAAATCCATTCCATATCTATAACCTCTGATTCTTGGCAATACGTTTAATTTTCAAATCTTTTGGAATATCCATTGGTCTGAAATCAGACCTTATAATCCTTGATATAATTACTGGCTTAACACCACATTTGGTATAACACATGACTATATCTCCTACCGATATATTCTCCATAAACATATTCCATTTCTCAGAAGTCGGAACTCTCCAAACGTATTCTTTATCACTCTGCTGATTTGGGTGCTTGCCATATATGTATGTAACTACTTTTTTATTCTCTCTTTCATATCTATATTGTTTGACATGTTCCACATCAAACTCTTTAAGCACTAAATATCTTATGTATCCATCTACCAATTCTTTTTTATGGTTGATTATAATTGGCTTGTCCAGTTCTCCATACTTAAGGAAATATCTCTTTACTCTGTTTATTTTTGCCTCATTTGGCACAGACTCTTTGAGATAATCTGGGATTATAATGTCTGCTAACTTCATATTTATTTGTTCTCCTTTATGTATTTATGCATTTGCCATCTTGTCAAAACTTCTCTTCATGAAGTCATAATTTACTTTTTGCGATGGACTAAATTTCTTTGTATTTTTATATTTTTTTATCCATTCCTCAAACTTATCTTCGTTCTCATTCTGACAAGCATATGCCATTAATGCGATTAGAGCTGTCTGACACTGCTGATAAATTGGAGCATTAACCTCTATGTTATTGTGGTCAAAACAATAATCAACAAGTTCAGAATAAGCATTTACGTCATCGTCTGTTGCTTCTGAATTTGCATTTTTCTGCACAAATGAGAGTGTTGTCTCTTCGCTTACATTATTCTCTGTTTCTGTATTATCAATATGTAAAAATTCATTCATAAGAGTTATAATATGTTCTACTTTTTTCTCAATTACGCTCTTATCTTTTGTATGTTTATCTGCATCTAACTCATTCCAAGTAATATCATTTACCTTTTCTTCTCTTAAAGTCTCAGAAAATGCTTTTATAAATTTTCCAAATTCTTCATCAGGGCGATTTAATTTTGTAAACTTATCAAATACCTTCATCCAAACTACTATATCTTTAGCAACAAATAGTTCTGCTATCTTAGGGCTATTAAGTTTATCAGAATAAGGTTCGATCCGATTAAAATATTCTTCAATTTTTAAGAATTCATCAGTAGATGAGTTGTCATTTAAATAACTACACATCTTTTTTGGATCTTTTTTCCATTCATTCATATGGAATACACCCATAACTGATTCAGAAATAATTCTCTCCCAATTTCCTTTATGTTTTTCGTTCTCGGTAAGAGCTGTTCCATTCATAAGAAACTTATTATTATCTTTAATTCTTTTAATTTCGTTTGCATATTTACCGACATATGTAAGAGATTTTTGAGATACATTCATTCCAGCATGGTTATTATATAGATTGACTAATTCAGATGTTCCTTCTGTAGTACGGTCTTGATATATAGTTATCATTAAAGGACATTTATTGAATTTTCTCTGTAATTCAACAGGTAAATCATCGTAGGTTTTCTTTCTTAAATCAAACTCCACTGTTTCCCATATAACTTCACCATTCTCGTTTCTAATTATTTTATTGTTTTCATCAAGTTTCTTTCTATCATATGTAACAATTGGATTACGAATCTTGACTGAAACTTTATAATTGTCATATTTAAATCTCCTAAGAGCTTCTGTTCTTTGGTTTCCATCTACAATATAAGTAGTAGTTATATCACCTTTGTTTTCTTCTGCAAGAATTAAATTAGGTATAAATACTTTTTGTGAAGTTGCTGAATAAATCAAATTATCAATCATTTCAGCAGTCCAAACGAAATCTCTTTGAACAGCTTGATTACTATTAATTGTTTCATCCTGGACATCATCAATATATTGTCCAATATTAGTAGCTTCCATTCTGAATTCACTCATCCTTCATACCTCCTAAATAAGCGTCTTATGTACTTTGTTCTCTTGTTGTCTGTTATTGTCTTCATATTATCTTTATATGTATTCTTATCAATTCCTAAAGTATTGGTTATCTCATTTTCTATATACCCTTCTGCTAACATATGAATTATTGCTAACTGCAACTTTGATAATCCTTTAAGATATTTCACCATTTCTGGACTCCACTCAAAATCATCAGCTATTTTGTCAGGAATTTTGTCTTTTAGATTATTATTTTCATCATCATATGTAGCATCAAATGATATTACTTTCATATATTTAGGCTTTTTCTTTTTTCCTGTTGGATCATTCTCATCTGGTATCATAATAATTTTTCCATTAACATCGGTCATTATTGGACTACGCTTTGCCCTACAATGATTGTCCCTATGCCAATCTCTAATACTTCTTGCAACATTACCAATAAAAAATGTTTCAAATTTAGCAGAATTACCATCATAAGCTATTATTGATTCACATAACACTTTAGTTGCATCATCATATATGTCCCCATATTCAAAATTTCCTTTGGTGTATCCACCAATCATGGGATTAACAATTCTTTTTAAATGACACATCTCATTGTTTAGATAATAATCAAGCGTTTTTAATTCTTCTTCTCCGAAAAGTTGAAAATACTCTCTCCATTCTTCGTCTTTCATTTTTTTACCACTCTCCTTATGTTTGATATTTAATTATTCTCCGTTTCCTATCTCAACTATTCGATATCTGTATTTACGACTAAATAATCCATTTATCGCTTTTTGTGTTCTTTCTTTGCTGACTTTAGTGGTATCTACTTCAGCTATCACATTATGTATAATGACCATCTCATCCTTAAGATCTCGTCTATTTTTTCGATTGGTACGAATTCTCTTATAAAATATCCAACCTCTGTAAAGATCAACTGGCTTTTCCAACTCTACCTCATGCAAAATATCTATCAATTCTTCGTCAGCTCGCTTCAACTCAATTTCGAGTTCTTTATATCTTTTTGCTGCATCACTGAGAATTCGTTCACATTCGCCAAACTTATCAACCCAAGACTTGACTGATTCAGCAACTTCATATCCATCATTACCTTTAATTGATGTTTTAGTTGCTTCAACAATTCTCTCAACTGGTGTCTGTATCTTAATATCAGGAATACATTCCAACTTAAAATGCAAACGTCTCATGGATTTTGGTAGATGCTCCAAGATATTTTCTGCCTTTTGTTTTGGAAATGTATCTCTAATTTTCCTTGAACAAGCGACTGGTTGTCCATTATTGAGCCTTATGTATACACCATTGTTGTTTACAATTGCGTATTCCAATTTCTATCACCCTTTCTTCTTATTTATAATAAGAGGCATCAAGGAGTTGAACCTTACATAATTTGACTTTCCTGTAAAGCTGATGCCTCATCCGTTAGTGGATTAAGCTATGGTAGAACTATAGCAGCTACACATTCTGCTCTTACAAGGCAATATGTATGTACAAAGAAACAAGTACCTTGCGTTATACACTTACATCGGGTGTGATTCTGTGCATAGCAGGGCTAATTGGATTCGAACCAACGAATGCAGCAGTCAAAGTGCTGTGCCTTACCGCTTGGCGATAGCCCTATAATTTATTAAATTAAAATTAAATAACGTGAAAATGTGCTGAATTGCTTGAAATCATTTGACATTCCGTCAATTTATATGTATTATAATTATGAGCGTATTCCAGTACGTTCATAATACAATTCAACCAAATATTTTTAGGAAAGTCGAGCTAGTGTTCCAGCACTATGATGCTCGGCTTTCTCTTTTTGTATTTCACATTTAATATAATAGAACGTCTGTTCGATTTTGTCAACAATTTTATCGAACATTCATTCTATTTTTTATATAATATCACGTTGCGAGTCCCAAATTCTGCCCTCGCAACTACAAAATTTTATATTATGCACCATTTCTGTATGAGACAAACTGATTCGATTGAATACATTATTTGATAACCAATCAATCTCATCATCTGCTTTATTAATTATTCTCTTTCCTTCATCGGGTGTAATCTGTTTTGGCTTTGTATGAATAAACGTAATTCCATTAAAGGAATCCAACCAGATTTTACCAGGAGCTTCGTCTATTAGTCGTTTTGCTTCTTCTTTACTTATATACATGTCGTTCCCTCCTCTAATCTATATCCAGTTCCAAAGAACAAACCATTAAAACACGTCTGGTCAATCATTCTTCTATCTTCCTTACATATAATTGTACCAAGTTTTTCCATTACCTCCGTTTTAGAGATAGTTATTATCTGCTCGCCCATTACCATTGAATAAAGCTGCAATCCATTTTCTCCATTGGCTTCAAGACATCCATGCACTGGCATATTTGTCTTTTTAATTTTACTTGTCAAAGGCATCACTGTAATTATCGTAGCATGTTTTGTCCCAATTGGGTTTGATACGATCACATATGGACGTTCTTTAGTCTGGACTGATCCTTCGCCTTGATATTTGATTTTCGCTTTTATAACATCATATCTCTGTAAATCCATATGTACGTTCCTCCTCTCTTTTGTATTTATGTACCTTGGATTACCTTTGATATTTCATACTATACACCCTTAACAATATAATGTCAATAGTTATCCTTAAGATTATATTTATTTTTTTAACAATATATGCTAAAGTATATATTATCAAGGAGGTAATATATATGAAACTTAATATAAAACCATTAGTTGACGCAAAAGGATTAAATAGAAATCAGCTTTCAAAAGAACTAAAAATAGGATATCAAGCAACATGTAATTTGTATGATGGTAATGCACAACGCATATACTTTGATACATTGCAAAGATTATGTGACGTTCTCGAATGTACTCCTAATGATATTTTAATATCTGAACACGACACTAAAAATTAGTGTCGTATACATATTACACAAATTTAACAAGATCAAATGGTTGCACTTTCATAGCTTTGGCAACCAAATCCAATACAGCTAAATCAGGAACAGCACTTCCATTTTCCCATTTGTTAATTGTACTTGGTGCAATATCAGCTATTTTTGCGAGTCCTCTTACTGTTATTCTCTTTTCAGTTCTGATTTTCTTTCCAATATATTTAACCATAATCACATCTCCATTAATTTTTCTCTCATACCAACAGCTCCGTTTGCATAATTATTAACTGTTGTATTTACACTACTATGCCCCAACTGTTGCTGCACAAATGCAAGATTTCCATTCTGATTCATTATACTAGCATAATAATGTCGCATCATATGTGGAGTGATACCATTTCCATAATTCTCAAATATCTGTTTGATATTTCTTTCCGTGGTACGTGTGCCATTCTTATTTACAAACACAGCTTCCGTATCTACAATATTATCCAATGTATTTCTGTACTCTAGCCATTCTTTTAATGCTTTCAGGGCAGATCCAGTAAGATATACAGGTCTTTTTTCAGTTTCCCTTTGATATCCTTTTGGTAAAACCATAATATGTGACATATCATTAAGATCAATATATTCACTATTTTCATCTAAATGCAAATCTGATAAATCCAAACCAGCAAGTTCAGACTCTCTTATTCCAGTTCCTCTTAAAACACGAAAAATAGCAATATTCCTATTCCTTACACATTCATCCTTTTTCCACATTATTTTTTCTTCCATATCATTAAGCTGATTTTCTGTTGGAAGTTTTTGTGTTAAGTTGTTTTTAGAAGATATCCCTTTATATTTTATTTGTTTACTAAAATCTTCCATACTGTTATAGAGTTCTCTCAATAAACATTCTCTATATGAATATACATTTTTTATAAAACTTTTTATAATATTCTTTCTTGTTTCCGTTGTGGTTGGCGACATTCCATTTGTTTCCTTATATCTAAGGTATGAACTAATATTTTGTGGTCGCAAGTCACTAAAATCAGAAACTTCTATTTCAGAAATTGATTCCTTATTAATGATATTACTTTCAATCAACCACTGTAAAAAATCTTTAATTGCCACTAAATAATTTAACGCTCCGTTCTTACTTTCCAATTCATTCAAGTAATCTCTTAAGAACTGTGGTGCGTTTAACTCATCCAACTTTCTATTAAGTTTTTCAGCATTTTTATTTTGTACTTCTATCTTATAACACATAATTATCACTCCTTTGTGTAATCTGCTATCGCTTTTGCAATAGCTTTAGCTGCTCTTTTACTTTTTAATGATCTCTGAATAGATTCTGCATTCCAAGAAACATCACTGAACTCAGCTAATTCACCACCGCAATTCCAATTCGGAATACTAAAGAATCCCCCATTCACATACTCACCGAAAATTACACTATAATAATTTCCATTATACTCAACACCTATATGGTGAATATTTTCAACATAAGCATCACCATTATAACCGATTTTATAATTTTCCATATTAATCAACCTCTCTTTCCTACATACATATTCTCTGTTTTCCATTCAGGTAGCAGCTCATTATTCTCATCATAATATTTTGACTTAATTTTCTTCGCATATTCCATTCGCTCGTCAAAATCATCGCACCACCTAACTTCAAGATTTTTAGTTCTCATTTGTAACTTTGTACATAGACAACACAAGTTTTTTACATGATCCTTTTCTCTCATATTCGGTCTACGAATTTTATCACCAACTTGATTTTTACTAAGACATCTTAAGCAGATAAACTCACTTGCTCTGCTCGTATTGTCGTGTCGTTTACTCATATTCATTACCTCATTTTCTGTACTAAAAAAGAAGCAGTTAATTTCTGCTTCTCTAACGTCTATAATAATTGACATAAATGCCAGTTTTGTTTAATTTTATTTACTTTATAAAAACGCCAAATTTTTATTGAATTATTTTACCATCTTCGTTATCCGCTAAATCTATCATCCAATTTACTTCATCACCTAATCCTGTATAGCTGCTTACTAAATCTATTGCCTTTTCTTCTGACACAGCTTTTGCAACATAAAAATAATTGTTGTCATAGTCTCTCAAGATATATAAATTCTTTTCTTTTTTCAAATCATCACCTCTTCCAACCTGCTTTGAAAGCAATTTTTCTTTGGGTTATTCTTCTAACATTTTCTCAACTTTATCAAGCTGTGACTGATCCATTGACTTTCCAGTTCTATTAAGCATTAAGAAATATTTTAATACTGCCTTTCTATCTGCTTCTCTTACTTCTCCTTGTACAACACGATGATTTAAGAAAACATTTTTATCTTTAGCCGATAAGTCATTGTAATAAACTCCGTTATATGGAAATCTATTCTCATAAAAATCAATAATTGTGCTTAATCTCTGCTTACCATCAAGTATTTCATATCCATTACTCGTTTCAGCCCATTTCTTATCATCCAAATGGATAAAAGCAAATTTACCTATATCAATATTGTTAAAAATACTGTCTATAAGTAACTGTTTATCTTCTAATTCCCAAACATATCCTCTCTGATATTCAGGATTCATATCTACTCCAAAAGCATAATACTTGTGGATAATAGAATCAATTTCTGAATTATTAAAATTAATAAAAACTTCTTGATTGTTGCTAAAATTACTATTTCCATTTGTTAATGGTCGAATATCAACCCATGCGGCAATCCGATATACCTGTTCTTCATAAGTTTTCCCATAACTCGTTTTAGTAGAAATACAATGTAAACCATACACCTTTCCATCATACAACACTTCTTTTACTGTACAGTCTTTTAATGCACCATATTTTACCTTATCTCCTACTTCAAATCTATAAGTTGGCTCATTCAGATGTGGTACTTCATCTTTAATAAAACTTAATCCATTTTCTCTTTCTTGTTGTAACTGTTCTTCTATGGTTAATTCTTTATTTGCTTTCTTTCTCGACATTTAATCATCTTCTATCTATTTACCAAGAAATCGTCATTTCAATTATTTAATATTGTTTTCTTTAATAAAATCATCAATTGTATCATTAATTATTTGTCTTATTTCTTCTATTTCTTTTAATGTCATGTTATCTGTGGTATGCTCGTATAATGCGTTTTCTACTGCTAATTTAATATCAAATCTATAGTCCAATACCATTTATTTCACCTCATTTCATCCAACAAATTCTTAGTACCCATTACATATACAATAATACTTAACATCAGGTTCTCCACTAACATAGCGATACCCCATTTCTCTTATTAGCCTTAAACCTGAATTATACTGTTTATCATTTGTAAAGTTATCTTTTCTTGCCAATTCATTTATAATTGATTCCATTTGCATTCTCCATCATTTACAGTGGAATTTTACCACTTCTATAATCATTTATTTTAGTGGTTCTTTGCGTGCCATCAGCGCTTCAACTTCCTGCTTTATCATACTAATTTCCGATAAATCATACTGCTCAATCATTTTCTCTAATTCATCAGGTAGTCCAGTCATTTGAGATAAATCCTCAATAGCTCTTTCCATATGTTCGTAAGCTAAATCTAAATTATTCCACACAGCATCTAAATTATTTTGCGTTTTATTAATTCGGCTCATTTATAATATCACCTCACTTCTTCTGCTCGTCAATTAAATCTAATACTTCGCACAAGGTTTTATATCTGCCTTCTTCCAAATCGTTCATATTACGATTTGCTGTTTCATTTTCTAAATTCTCAATAAGCTGCTCTATTTTAATTCTTAATTCGTCCATTTATATCACCTCTTCCAGTCTTCCGAGTAAATCATTCTTTCATTCTACTATTGTTCCATACGGTTTAGCTGCATCTCTTATAGTCTCAATAGACTTATACGGAGCACCTCTTAATATAAGACTACCACTATATCCTTCGTAAAATCTATGTTTACCCCAAATTGCATATCTGCCTTTCTTACTCACATAACATTTCAGAAGTCTTGTTGCATAATAAGCATTTTCTTGAGCATCATGACAAGTTATTTGAATACATCCATTTGGATATTTATTGCAAATAAGATTTACCCATTTAACATCTGATATATTAACTGGATATAATTGCTCAGAAAATTCATTATAGCAATTTGAACATTCATATATTGGTTTCTTCATATATTCTCCATTTCTACATCAAAAGAAAGTTAAATTTCTTTAGCTAATACATTAATGCTACTTCTATCTTATTTTTACATTTAATATAAATTGTACTTTCACTTTCTTTAACTTTATAATTTTCAAGCTCCCATTCATATACATCAATTTCATTTCCAGTAAGTTTTGACTTTAAATACAACATATCTGGATTACAATTTTTTACAAAACCATCAATATCTTTCATATCAGAAAAACCATGTGTTGAAACAGCATTGTATAAAATGCCAACAAGATTTCCTTCAGATGATTTCTTATATGCATCTAATATAAGTTTTGTAAATATTCCATCTTGCATAATTTTAATTACTCCTTTCCAATGTAACAGCAAGCTTAGATTTTCAAAACGTTTAATTCTTTTGAATCACGAAACAATATCAAGTCATCTTCTATATCATTATGATATCCATGATCATAAGCATATTTTCCAATATCTCTAATTATTTTTAGTCTTGTTTGTAAATATAGATCTATGTCCATTTTTCTTACATCTTTACGTTGTTCTGACGTTACAGATCCATTTCTCGTAAAGATACACACCTGATCATTATTTACTTTGACTACATTACATGGATACCAATTTTCTCCAATTCTAAATTCATACATAAAATTCCAATTTCCGTTACACTCTTCTAACGTCATATATCACCTCTCGGAACTTAAACTTCTTAGTAACATTCAATATTCAATTGTATTTGCAATCTCGTTGAATAATTTTGCTAATTGCAAACAATCTTCTTTTGTCAATGTGTATTTAAAATAGTTATCGCAACATTCTTCAAGATAATATTCTCCATTCTCATTATCTTTACAGATACATAAAACTCTATTATCAATTGATAACTTTTTTATTAAATTCTTATATTTTTTCAATATTGTATCATTTATATTTTCTTGTAATTCACTTTCAAAAATAATAATCACCTCCAATCTTCCATAGTAAACTTAAATTTCTTTATATTGTTCCGTTTTCTAATAAATATTTCAAATCACCTATTCTCACTTCTTCTGCATCAACAATAGTTAATTTTCCATTTTTATCATAACCAGCATTATCTGAATAATCTAACCAATCAATAAAATTCAAAGCTTTGTCCATTGCATCATTATTACCTGTTTGAACTTTTTCTGCGACATACCAATACGCATTATCATCTATTTCAAATATCTCATTGATTTTTATTTTCTTTGATTTGTTCCCAAGATATTTCCATAGATTATATTCGTTTCTGTTGTACATTGAAGCAATCGAATGTTTTGCTACCTTTAAGACTTTATTATTACCTAAATCATAAACTATACGATTATTACCTTCTCCTATAATATGAAGAGTACATTGTATATCTGTAACTTCACATTGTCGATCTAAAGTAATAGTCAATTTATCTAAATATTTTATCTCCATCTCCATTTTCCCCACCTCATTTCAAAAATAAGAAGAGAGTATAATTTACTTGGCTTTTATATCTGATATTCAGATGCGCACTTGTCACATACACTAAGATTATCTTCTTCAATATAGTTGCCACATAACTTACAATGATGTGCTTTATGTTTATTCTGTTCTATTTGAAGTAGTATATCTTTTTCTCTTTCTGCTTCGTCTAAATCAATATCAAAAAAATCAGCAAGCAATTTTTCTTTGTTAATATAATCTCCATTTCCCATAACATTAGCAAATGGATTTTCCCTCTTTTGTTTTCTGTCAAATACAGTATATTTCCCTAAAAACCAATCCAAAAATTCTCCGCATAATTGTGACTGTTCTTGAATTTCTACCATTCTATCCAGTGTTGGCGTTTTTGATTTTTCCATAAAATATCATCCTTTCATAGTAAACTTAGATTTCCTCTGTTATATAGTATCTCTCCATAATTCTTTGTATTCTTTTATCTGAATAATCTGGTCTTAACGAAGAAGAACAACCTGCATTCCCATCCTCTAATCCATTAGTAAAATAATATTCAATATTATTTATAATCGCTTCCTTTATAGAAATTTTACCAAACATTATATCATCCAATATACTATTATTACAAAATGAACCACAAAAATCCTGCGGTTCCCCATATGTATCTCTTATATATTGGAGGTCTTTTCTTGCTTGTGTTATACTAATATTTTCATACATTACTATTCTCCTTTCCATTCCAAAGAAAACTTGGTTTCCTATTATATATTCTCTATTATACACAAAATGGAACCGCCTATAAAGACAATTCCATTCTATACTACTCAAAACATTGAATAAATTTTTTCATCCATTCTTTATCCACGTTTCCACCCAAAATATTTTCTAATCTACTCATAATATATTCTATATCATAGATTTCAAACAAATTTTCTTTTTCCAAACTTTTAATATTCTCTTTAATTGTTGATGCGAGTTTGACTGTAACACCTTTCGCAGAAATTTGTGTTACAGTTAATGAATCTGCAAATTTTAAAAACAATATACGTAATTCGTCATCTTCCCCTTTATAATAATTTGTTTTAAAATTATAATCTGTATCAAATACAACTAACTCTTCATTTTTTGGCATTAAACTTAAACAATTATATAATTGCATATGTATATTCCTCCTTTTTATTAATTGTAAACATATGTTCTATTTTTGTCAATGACATTCTATTCCAATGAAACTATTATTTCTCGCTTTTATTTTAGCATGTAAAATGCATACTGTCGGTATTCATTTACCAATCTTCACCCCATAATTTCTTAGTCACATTAAAATCACTTGGCATTGTCCTACATTTTAAACATCCAAAATTCAACTTGTTAAATTCTTCCTCTGTAATTTCAGTGCCCATATCTCCTTCAACAGTCGTATCGTAATCAAGTTTTCCCTGACATTCTGGACGAAAATACCATACTCTATAAAATTCTTTTCCAGTTTTTCTATTTTTTCCGCTAAACAAACAAGTAATTGTTCTTCCTGAACTAATTTCGGTTGTTACTATTTTCCCAAAATAAGGATTATACTGTCCATATGAATTGTATCCTCTCTTGATATTATTTTGTTTGTCACGTTCACTCATTTCCAATAACTGCTGCGTACCTCTTCCGTAAGAAGTGTTATACACTCTGCTACTATTCACTCCAACAGTTGAATACAACTTAACTCCATTTCTGTCCGTTGTTTCAACTCTCTTTACTCGCTCACCGTTGATATAATCATTGCACAATCTGTCCATATAATGCACATTTCCATCTTTATCAACTGTACGAGTTGTTTTCTTCATGTCATAATTATCATAAGCTGCCTTTGCAGCACTTCCTGCATAAATTCCTAAGAATGCTAATAGTCCTCCGAACATATTCATCAACCACCTTTCTTATATTATTTTCTCCATTTATCCATTTCGTCTACAGACTTCTTATTAAGATTGTTATACATATCTTGTCTCTTTTTTGCTTCATCTTCCTGACTAGCTTTCCAAGGAAGATATATACATAAATATCCTGCAATCAAACATCCAATTAACTGTGCCATAATAACTATCTCCGTTATCTTATTTCCGTTACCATATTACTACTTTTATTATATCACTACTATTTCATTATTGATAGTATCAAATATCTCGTAAAAGTTCTCTTCATAGATACCATCCAGCTTATCATCCTCTTCATGTTCATTCAGAGCATAAGTCGCATCTTCTAATGAATCGAAACTATCTATGACATTTCCACCCTGTCCATTTCTGATTTCAAACATACAATCACCTCCATTATATTATTCTCCACTAAAAAACAGACAACCTTTCGATTGTCTGTTTCAAGTCACATATTCAATTTACAATTTTATATTAAAACTCTATAACTTTATTCTCTCTCCCATCTTGATATGTATCAGTATATTTATTTAGTACGTTAGCTAACTCTTCTAATGTTTCAGACTGCTCAATTTCTTTTTTGTATTCAGTAAATTCTTTACAAAATCCTTCATAATCATCACCTAAATACTCTTCCCTAGTACATGGAATATTATCTTTTGGCAAGTACCATTCCTTTGCCTCTTCTAATTTTGTAAAAACAACCTCTGTATCAACATTATTTCTTAATTCTTTCATAATATTTATACCTCCATTCTTTTTAATCATATCATATAAAAAATATGCACTTCTGTTTTCTGATATATTATAAATCCATTATATCAATTCCAAACTCTGATTTCAAGACATTCTCAAAGTCTGGATCAAGCTCACAATATCTTTTAATAAATTTATTATTACTACATGGTGCAAGTTCTCTATGTACCTGCTCTCTTATGCCACCATCCATAAATATTGCAATTGCTGGCATCACATATTTACTTATTTCCATTTCATCAATCTCCTTTACACACACTGTGCAAATAGTATACACATTCTCTTAGGGTTTGTGTATGTTATCTTTTTCTTCGTTATCTTATTGTATACAGTGATACTTAATTGCTTCGTGAGTAGATTCTGATTTAGCACTATCTACTTTTCTTTGTCGTCTTTTAATAACATATAGCTTTCCTCCTAAACCCAAGTACTACTGCATAAGCCGAGTTAAAAATCATATCAGACAACTCAATATTATGTACTGATTTGAAAACTTCTGTAAAAGCTGTTTTCTCGTCCTTTCCATCTTCAATATCAAAGACTGCTGAAAGAAAAGCATCTTCTCTCTCATATTTGTCTGGGTTTATTCTGTATCTCTTTAATAGCTCATTATATAGCTTACTGTAAAAAATACAATCTTTCATATTTTACCTCACTTTCTCCAAGAAATTTCCGTTTCCTTGCCCGTTTTTAATTCAGGCACTTATTTATTGCTTTCTCTACATCATCCAAACACATCAATTTATTTCCTTCACAATTTAATCTATTTTCTTGATATGCATATTCTGCCACTTGTGCCATTACCGCAACTGCAAAATTCATAACATCGTCTGAAACATGTTTTATCTTTTTCATTTCGACAATGCTATCAAGAGAAATTATATAACCTCCAAATTCGATTCCAGGTTTTAAGCCTTCATCGAAAAAACAATATTCACCAAATTCTTTTATTACCCCACTGGCAGATATACCTGTATCAAATGTGGCACAGATAGTATCGCCAACTTTATATAATTCTCCGTTATGTTCTAATACTTTTATAAATTTCATAATATTCAATCCTTTCCAAATCTACATTTCATACTAAATCGCCAATTCCAAATACAACACCCTTTTCCATTAAATCATTAAGCGTCACACTTTTGATAGTATTCTCTGGAATGTCAGCTATGATATTTGCGTTATCTTCTAATGCAGCAATATCAATTGGCTGTCCTAAATGTGTAAGCATAAATACGTGAAAATGAGGATACTCTTCTGGATTGTAATTTTCAAAATCCTCTGGCATTTTTAATTTTGAACCCTTAATATGATTATAAAACATTCCTGGAAACATAAACATTCCACTCATAATATCTACCTCTCTTTCTATTCAAATAATTTATCAGCTATATGATTTACTTCCTGACATATATCTTGTACTAATGCATCCTCATTAATAGTATCAATATTATCTTCACACCATACCTCAAACTCTGTATATCCGTTTGTCTTACAGTATTCTAAGTAACTTTCCAACAAGCCATATATCTTTTCTTGCGTTTCGTTCATATTATCACTCCTAACTAAATAGCCGATTCGTTAGATTTCCGTTTCATATTAATCAAGTATGAATCGGTTTTCTTTTACGTTACTTACTCTATAAATTCCATTTATCTCTTGCAAAGAATAATAAGTAGTATTATTTCTTATATACTTATTGGTGATTTTACAAGTAACTAATCTGTCCCATTTTTCTGTTACATAAACAGATATTTTTACTATATCACCTATTTTATAATCCATTCTAATCACTCCAATCTAATTTAATTCCTGTTTACATTCTTCTAACAAATCGTCTACAGTCATTCCATCTGTATTTCTCCACCATAACTGTAAATTATCGTCTTGTGTGTTGACTTCTGCTAAAGGATCATCGAGCATTGGAATATTTTCATTATCACTTTGCATATCCCGTACAAATGCTTTCTTTGAATCCCATTCATATTCCACATATTTTCCATCACAATTGATAACAACTATATTCAACATAATATTTCCTCCAATCTGTCAATAAATCATCGTTTCATCCTTACAAAATATATTCTCCTGTTTCTAACGATTGTGGTATTAACTGTACATAATCTGGATGGCTTACAAATTTTACATATTTCAATATGTATTCCTCTGCATTGTTAAATTCCTCTTCGCTCATTTCATTCGCATCTTTCAACCCAAGCTTGAATTTTTGTGAAACATTATTTACTGCATCCTCAATTGAATAATATTTTTTACTCATGATATTGCCTCCATTCTTCACAGGAAATCTTCATTCACTTTTATTATTTAAAGCATCTATAAGACCTTTCCCATTCTCTATACTAGATAATTTTAATTCTATATCAGCTATCGTATTAGCAGAAACCATTTTAACAAACTCAAATGATACTTGCCCATTATTATGCTCTGCTACTACTTCAAGTCCATGAATTAATGCTTCTAATCCAGCTTTCATACCACCTAAGAAAGCTAACTGAATATTATTATCAATTTTTTCCATGTCTGCCTCCATTCTTCTAAAGAAACTCTTGTTTACTTACCATAATTTTCCGTTCCTTGCATATTCTAAGGCTGCCTCTTTCCCATTATGTTCGATTACTCCCTGAATAGAAAAATATAAATTATCTAAAAACTTCTCTTCTATCAGTCTATCTGGATATTCCTTTTTATATCTATTGATTGCTATCGAATATGGATCTTCAATATCTACATTTAATGTAATCTCATACTGTTCACCTTCAATCAACCGTTCATTTAACACTTCTGTTTCTAAGGGATAATTCATATCATCAATAGAAACTCCATTCTTATCTACAAAATCATAAACTCCATCTGCCTTATTCCAAAAATCTCTTAATGTTTTTGCCATAATAAATCACTCCTTATCGTCTTCCCAATAAGCATTTACATCATCTTTGTTATCCTTGTCATCATCCCAACAATCAAATTCACATTTTGCTTTTGCTTTACAATCCCATTTTTTATCACAATAATAACAACATCTATCATCTTTGTAGCTGCAATCGTCTATTTCAGGCTTTATATAATTTCCACATTTGTACATATATCATCACTCCATTTCTAACATTCTTCTATAAGTTTTCTCTTATAATAGTCAATATATCTTTTATATTCTTTTACACTGTTATGCACACCACTTGCATACTGTTGATGTACCTTATTATGATTGTCATATAAAGTAAGGCAAATTCCTTTTCTTCCATCATACATTGAATACTCATGTAGTCTTACATTGTATCCTTCAGATGTAAGTTCTTCTTCTATCTGGTCTGCATAATCTAATACTTCGTTCCATTCTCTTAATTTCAGCATATCTTATACCTCCATCTCTGCAAAATGCTTCATATCTTCAATCATCTTTTCAGGTGTATTTGCAAATTTTTCTTTCCAACCAGTAAAACAATTTTCAAGATAGTTCTCAAAATTGTCTATGTTTTGTGGTTTCTCTGCAAATTTCCTTAATACATCAGCTATTTGTTTTGCATAATACCTATTATATGTGTTGTTATATTCATCTTCTGTAAGATAACTGTAACTGCTTAAGAATTCTTCCTTTGTAAGATATGTAAAATCTCTCATTTTTTCTTTGTCATCAAGAAAATCTGCGTTTTTAAATTCATTACTCATATGATTACTCTCCTCTGAATCCATTTCTTTTTAAATACTCTATGTAATCTTCAATATCTGATTTCTTTTTAACCTCAATATCTTCTGGATGATAATATCCATAAAAAGCATTCGTGTATACCTTATATGTTTTATTTTCCATATCAACAATGAGGTTATAATTATTTGCACAATCACCACGTTTCTTCCAATTCTTATCAAGCTAAAATAGATGTAATCTCATAAGACCAACCATCCTTTCTATTCTACTGGGATAACATATTTTTTACCTGTTGCTCTGCATTTAGGACAACTATCAATTCCACTTGCATGATTTTCAGCAAGCCATGCTGCACCACATTTTCTACACCGCATTTTTGTTGACCAACCACCATTCTTTTCACTATCAATAGTTCCGTAATCAACAAAACCTACGATCGCATCACAATCAATTACTCTAATTTTCATCGAACCAACTCCTTTGAAATTGCTATTTCTTATGTTTTAAGGTTCTTCGTCATTTGCGTTTAACCAGTCCATATATAATGCGGTTGCATCATATTCATCCTCTGTTAAATAACTGTAACTTTCCAAAAATTCTTCTTTTGTAAGGATTTTAAAATCTGCCATTTTAGGAATATCTGTTATAAATGTCTTGTTCATATCAAAATCAATGTCAAAACTAGCTCGACATTCAGAATGATATGTATAAAATCCTTCGAGGTTATTTTCATCATGTTTTAATCTATACAAATCAAATTCTTTTCCGCAATTAGGACACTTTATTTTCATTTCCATCACTCCTTTATCATCATGTTTCTAAAGTATGCAAATGCCATTATCATCGCTTTATATTTCCGTGGATGTTTCATAATATCCTCAATTTCTTTCTCAAGACCTGCTGTATCTATATCTAATTCACTTTTTGTGAGAAAGAATCCGTTTAATCCACGAATTTCCTCATTGCTATAAGTTTCCATAATTTCTCTTCTTATCATTTTGGCTGTGTCTGTCGCAGCTTGCTCTAATAATTTTTGATCTACCATATCAATCACTCCAATCTTCTAACAACTCATACACTTCATCCTTATTCTCATACATGTACTGATTAAACGCTTTATAATCTCCATCTTTATCAGGAAATTCTTCAGTAAATCTTTCCCACATTGCATCTGACACTATATTTTCATTGAATAATTTTCCATTGTATTCAAGTTCTGCATCTGCCCATTCTCCGTGTGAAATATATCCAATATCTTCAATTCCGCAATAGTTTGGATATTCTTTCATCGGGAAGCTTGCTACACCATTTTTTACCACAAAATCTCTTTCTATTGTGCTTGTCATTCTCTCACCTCTTCAATTTAGATAAATACAAAAACATTACTATTACTATTCCTTTCCATTTTATGTTATAATACTAATATAGGAGTTGAGGACTTACACGGCTGCTGTCACAGCCGATGCCTCTTGTGTTAGTAGTTTTCTTCTATGTATTCCCATGCTTCTTCCTCAGTTGGAAAAGCATTTGGACAACCTGGTACATAAAAGTCGTCATACATTTTGTAAGGTTTAATCACTCTAACACCTCCTCATATGTATTTATAGAAAAAGCAGAGATAATTAAATCTCTGCTTTAACTATCATTATTAAGTTATTCTCCATTGTCTCTTAACTAACCGCCATCATAGCTGATAATATATTTGAACATTTCAATCACTCTCCTTTACAATTTTTCAAATAATCAGCTTTCTCTTTTCTATATTCTGCTTCAATTCTATCCAATCTTTTCTGTTCTTCATCACACTCTTCTTGTGATTCAAATACATCATAGTAATGTGTATCTCCATCCCAACGACATCGCACAATTTTATCTTTCTCTTCGTCTGTTAAGTGATAAACTCTGTACATTCTAATCACTCTCCTTTATACTTCGTTTCCGTCTTTATCTGTTATAAAAGCGACTTCTGATAAATAAATACTTTCAAAAGCTTGATTTTCATATTCGCCAGTTCCATTCTTTGCTATTTCTTTCGCTTCCTCTAAAGAACTCGCTTCGATTGTTTGATCAACTTGTGCTGTATAAGTTACTGTATATTTTTCCTTAATTCCTATAAACTTTTTATATCTATTATAGTTAGGTGTGTACTCAAATGACTCAGGTGTAATTTCTTGAATAATATTACTTCCCTTCTGTCCATATTCTTCTGATACAACATAAATATTCTTAGTTTCTGTGTCAAAGAAACTCTGACTTTCCGCAAAGTCCTCAAACATTACAAACCTTTTATCCTGAAACCAATTCTGATTTAACATATCCAATCACTCCTTTAAACAATCCTTGTCAACAACTGCAAACAATTTAATTTCCTCACCGACTTCGCTTTCATCAAGATCCAGATTATCAAGCAGCTCTGTAAATGACTCATCGTTGAAATTTTCCTTATATAAATACACGTCATGTACTGTTGGAGTACACCATAAATGTAATCGAATGAACTCAATCAACTCAATCCACTCACACTCATTGCATATCCGTCTTGCACACCTTACTAATGACTGAACAAAATCCTGTGTCATAAGTCCATTACCTTCGAGCTTCTCAATCTGCTCGTCAGTAATCTCCTTTACGTTACTCATTCCTTTATCCATGATATAGGAAACAACCGCATTTCCCATTCGTGAATCGAACTCTTCCTCAATAATCTTTCCTATTTTTGTTTCGTAGTATGTCATATTACGCTACCTCCTAATAATCTTCATCAATACATTCATCAATTTCGCTGTAATATTCACCATCATATCCCTTTTCCATTAATTTCTCCCAACAATCATTACATACTAATCTAAAAGTGATTCCATGACAGTCTCTTGTGAAATTCATATCATTTCTTTCTACTTCCTTATTACATACTGGACAAATTCTAATATCTTTTTCTTCCATTTTTTATTGTCTCCTTTTTCTAAGTAAACAGTTCTTTCCTTTGGTTTATGCTACTGCCCCAACGCTGTCATACAATGTTTCGCTTACTCCAAAATCAAGTGCAACATCCTTAATAAGTTCATCGCCCCACTTATCATTAAAAAATCCCCAACAATTGTCTTTTTCTTCCCAATCATCGGTATCTGCATCATATTCTTCTGTAATAATTCCGTACACTTCGCCAGTCAGATACTGATCATACACCTCAACTTCTCCTTCCATCCACTGATAAGCTGCTTTCTTCCAATTTCTATCAGTAATTTTTACATAATTTCCATTTTCATTTTGCAACATTCCACCAGTTTCCATAATTGTCTTTTTATCTGTATAAATATATCCGACTTGACCAGAATCCCATCTATCACTAAATCCACCAGTATTCATTGTGATTCCGCTATGGTCATACAGATAAAGTGGAAGATATACAATGTTTGCGTGTTTCTCTAACAAATACCATTTATCTTTCTGTGGTAAAGCTTCAATCATATCATCGACTAACCAATCAAGCGATTCATATTCTTCTATTACATCAAATTTTGCTTCTCTGCTTGTGCCAAGTGGAAACCAATAATATGTTCCCCATAACTGCCACATCTGTTCATGTCTGTCATATCTCAACTCAAGTCCATTAGATGCTTTCTTTGCCTTGATATAATTGATGATTGATTTATCTTCTACATTTTCCCTTATGAGATTATTTAAAAAGTCCTCATTGTCGTTGTAATCATTATCCTTATAATCTCCCAGTCTATAATCTCTATGCCAACACATCATTTTGCCTATTTGACCATCCCAATCGTACCGTGGATCAAGTGGTTCATTATCCTGTTCAATATGTAGTCTCATAAGCTTTCCGTTATCTTTATAGTATCTGTATTCTTTATCTGCCATATCAATCAACCTCGCTTTCTTCCCATAAATCAATTAAACCAGGTAATACATAACCTAAATCTATCCAACTAAATTCATTAAACTCTTCAAGTTCTTTCAGCTCATCTTCTGTTGGAATTTCAGCACCCATAATTCGCTTTACATCATCTTCTGTTCCACCAGCTTCAAGTATTCTATGTAATGTCATTTCTAATGCTCCAGAAATATCATCACTTCCTTTTACTGTGATTGCATTTCGTGACCAATATTCATTACAAAGATGAAATGTCACAAGTGTTTCATTTTCTTCTAATAAATCTTTTAATTCAATCATCTCGCTTACCTCCTATAACAATTCATCAACATGCTTCTTTAACCATGCGTATGCCTTTAGCATTGAATCAAATGGTTCAATTCCAATCCACATCAGAACACCATCTCCAACAACTGCTATTGTCTTTAAACAATACTCTTCTTTATTGATTTCCCATTTTCCATCATGTCGCTTTTCTACGACATATTTACCTATTCGTGGGGTAATTTTCCCAAAACAATTCCGTGTAATCATCTTTACATTCTCCTTTCTCTAAACTTTTCAATTCATCATCAGAATATTTCGCCCATTTTCCTGTATGAACATCATTCGTTATTTCTTCAAAGGTTCTCTCTTTCATTCCATATATTTCTGTTGCAACTTTATACATGTCATAAACAAGATTCTTTTCTGTATCAATAATCATAAAATCTTTAGGATTTTTCAAATTATCCAACGCATACTGCATGAAATCTCTGAATGTAATTAGTCTGTTTGTTGTACACCATACAAGAATTTTATTTTTATCTTTGGTGTCTCTTGTTACAAATTTCATCAATTGCATCTCACATTCTCCTTCCAATAAATAAGACAGACACATTTATTTGCGTCTGCCTTAATTTATTCTCTCTATTAGTCTGCTTCCTTTGGAGTAATAAGCTTTGTGATCTTCTCTCTGAAAAATTCACAATATCCGTTAATACTTCCGTCATTGTAAACCCAAAACCAATCCTCATCATAATTCCAGAAAATCATTACTTCGTGACCTGCTGTAACACCATCAAATACATGTTTATCTCTCGTTCCATCTTTTGATTTAAAACAATCATTTACCGTATCATCACTTGCTCCATTTTTCTTTAAAACAAGGTATAAATATCTTTTAAGGTTTTCCAAGTCCTTTTCTGTTTGTATATCAAAAATTTCCACTTTCTCATCACAGCTACAATCATCGTTTATGTCGCAATATGATAAATAGTTTTTGTTACCCATTCTCTTTAACTCTTTGCTAAGTGCAAACAGTGCTGATTCCTCATACTTTTTGCACTCCTCTTCGCTTCTAAATATAGTTCCATCATCTGCAATGTATTCGACTCTTACAAGTTTCTCGATTGTTTCTGTTTTTCTTACTTCGTTTATCTTCATTTTTAATCTCCTTTTCTCTGTATTATTCAAAATCTACATCATTATCTACGACCTGTGTATCATCAGGATCTGACCAATCAAATTCTCCATCGCTCATGTTCTCTGCTTTTTCAATAGCTTCGCTTTCCGTCTCAGCTTCTACAACTGCATATCCATATTTAACTACCATTACTCTCATTTTAGTCATAATTATCACCTTTTACCTTCCTTATAAAATTACAATTTCTTTTGATTAGATATATTCAACAATATCCGTGTTCGTATTTCTAATTTTACCTTCTGGTATATAATCAGATTTTTCTCTGCCACTCTTACAATTTCTGTAATAATTCAGCAGCATTACAAGATCGCCATCAGGAATATTGTAACTATATTCAATGCCTCCCTTACTGTCACAATGAATAATTTCTATACCTTGTGATTTATTCTCTAATACAATCTTGCATCCATTGTTTACTTCAATTTCTTTCATATAATCACACTCCTATCTGCTCCACTGTCCAACTTTATTTCCGTTTATATCAATGATGTTTCCACCTGTTACACCATCTTCAAGTTTTCTGCAAATATCTTCAAGAAGTCTTTTGCATTCAATAGCCTCATCAAATTCGCTTGTCTCACCTGTAAACGGATCACAGAATGCTGCATTACCTGTATCAATTTCAATTTTCAGCATAATTTTCTACCTCCTATACCCATGCTGGTTTTACTTTAGTTTCGGGCAAACTTTCCAACCACTCAATTATATCCTGTGGCACTTCTTCCATCTTCCAAGCAGTTCCGTATTTATAACCGCACACTGGACATTCTCTACCAATAAAACCAAGTTTGTGGTCTTTATATGAAATCCAACCTCTTGTCTTATATTCTGTATTCGAATGTCCCAAACAATCCTTCTCTTTTAATTCATATACATCTCCATAAATGACTTCTTCATCATCATAAACATTAATGGAATATTCCATATTTGCATATGCGATTTCCTCTTTTGTTGGATAAAATGGTTCTCCATTTTTCAAACATTCCAATGCTCTTTTCTTTGCATTATCTTTTTTCTGACAAGCTTCTTTCGTTAAAGTCCATTTCTCAATTTTAACTTTATCCTGAGTGTGCTCTGTCCATCCAAGTTCTCTCATATGTTCACAATAAGGACGCATATCATTCAGATGCCATCTATCCCAAATATCACATAATTTGTTAAGCATTTCCGTTGTCCACTCATCTGTTGGTGAACCATTTCTGATTTCATCAACACACTGACCAGCAGAGCCAAGGCAATCTCCATTTGATAATGGTGCAACTACACCACACATACTTAATTTTGAATCTTTATATTCAATTTTCACAAATGCGTTTCTATCTACTTCATTTCCTGTTCTTGTGTAAACCTTACATTTACATGGGTTAATGATTTTATACATAATTACGCCTCCTTAATTTCTTTTAACATACTGTCAATACACAACATTAAATTCTCTTCCATATTTTCTTTAACCATTTCCAGATGTTCGTTTACCTGTTTTCTGATTTCCTTTTCTGTAACATTGTGACCATAATTTGCAATCACTTCATTCATGATTTGCTTGTATGTAAAACCTAAAAGCAAATCATCATTCTCATGTATTGGCAAATTATAGGTAAATTCTTTTCCATTCCGTGAATCTGTCTCAGGATCATATAACCATCTACTCATAATCATTTCCTCCTTGTAATAAAATAGGCAGCTAGGTATTTATTCTCCTAACTGCCTTTGCGTTTACTATAAATTTATTGCATTTCCGTTCTCGTCATATTCAATCGGTGCAATATGAACTGCATACCCGATTTCCTTTTCTTTATCGTAAATCTCCATTGTGCCGCTTGCACAAAATTCAAATGAGAACCGCTTGTCATCTGATTCAAGTAATTTAATCAAGTGATCCGTAAGTTCATTTAAGTTCCGTGCGTCCTCTTTTGACTTTTCAACACTTGTCATTTTGCTTCACTCCTTCCTGTAATTTATACTCATTGGATGCCAGCTTATATCTAATGCAAAATCATATTCAAGACATTCAACAATCTCATCTTCATTAAACGAAAGAGCTTTCATTTCTTTTATAATGATATTCTCAAAATCATCTTCATCTTCGACTAATCCCATGAGATAATTGATAAGATATTTTAGTTTCTTACCATGCTTTCTATAATCTGCTAACTGTTTCCGCATATTTTCCGTTACCATTTCGCTTCACTCCTTCCAAAGAAATCTTAGTTTCATTCGGCTAATACGCTAATACAGATATATAATAATCTAACTCAGTTTCATCTAATCCGTGTTCTTCAGCAGATTCAACGTCTTTCAGTATATTAAAAATCATATCTATTGTCATATCTAATGTATATGATTTCCAATATTCTTCTTTTGTTAAATCATTATCTTCTGAACCGAGAAAATAAAATGCGTTATCACCAATTCTACAGCAGATGCCAATACATCCTGCATATTCTTCTTCGATTGAAACAGTTCCAGATTCAAAACCATTTCTAATCATTTCTCTTGTAATCATGTCATATCCTCCAATCTTCTAAAGAAATGCGAATTTAATCTGCTTCACTATAATATTTTAATTTCCCATCACAGCTACATGTAGTACTTTGAATTGCAGGTAATTTACAATAAGGAAATTCTTCTGTAAAATGTTTACACTTTTTACATGGATTTGCTTCTTTTATTTCTGATTGTTGCCTATCCAAATTCCATCCATATACATCATGTTTTTCATTCCACATAATATTCCTCCCTTCACAAGAAACACGCATTTACTGCTCTATAATCAGCTTTCCATAATATGTGTAATCTAATAAAACAGCATCGACATTTTTCTTTGCCTTATACTTTTCAAATAACTCCTTTGCCATAACATCCAGTCTATCAGAATTACCTTTGTAATCCATTAATATTGATTTAGGCATATTCCATTCTTTGTTGCTTACTACAATAATCATTGCTCTTTCCATTTTTTCATCTCCTTATGAAATATCCATTTGTTAGCCTAATTTTGTTTCAATATAATCAAATGGTTTCTTCTTGTATTTTCTCTTCCATTCTCTAATGCGCTCTTTTATAATATCTACACAATCCTCAATAATGTAACCTTCACCTTCCACAAGATAGCCTTTATCTATTTTTTCATAATAAATAATTCCTTTATCCCATCCGTTCAATGGTTCAATTATCATTACAAAATTTCCTTTTGGATTATTTTCGCTTTTGTAGCAATCATCCCAATCCATTTCTGAAACAAACAATCCTGATTTATTCAGTTTATTTACTTGTATAATACCTTTCATATTATCTACTTCCTCTCCAATGATATGTTACTTTACTTACTCTTCTTTGTCATTCATTGCATCACTGAATCCATCATCATATCCCTTGTTATACATAGGATTTTCGAACTTCGTATTAGCTATTGGTGAATCTTCTTCAATGCCAAAGAAAGATTTCTCTTCCTCTGACATTTCACAGATTTCGTCAAAGTATTCAAATGCACTTTCTCTGTCGTCAGAGATAAGTCCATCTTTGAAGAGTGTTGCTAACTCCTCTAATCTGCATCGTGGGATAAAATCTGCATTTACCTTTTCCATAAAACAATCATAAGCTGATTGAAGATATAACATCTTCTTAGGATTATTCTGGAAATAAGTAAAATACGTTCCATGTGCCCACTGCTGACCTTCTGGCTGCGTTGGATCATAACCACTAACAACTGCATACTGTGTATCACTTTCGCTTTGCAGTAATGCATAGTCTCCATTCCGTAAAATTTCAATCCACTTCATTCTTTTTACCTCCTACTGCTAATTTTTGATAACACATCTTTACCGCCTTTTAGCGAATGCCTTTTGCATTCACCAAGCCATAGCATTCTATTTAACGACTTTGGAAGACTTATTACATCTCCATTTTCATTCTCATATATGTAATGAGAACCGCTTTTCCGCTTAACACAATATCCATTCATCTCCATTACTGGATTGACGACACGGATATCACTATGCCACCTTTTGCTCATTTGCCTTTTCTCCTTTTCTTATATTTGACCGTATAGCCGTTATCTCAGCTACTATGCATCTCCTTTGCATATAGTTATTCTCTTAAATTGCCTTCTTTCTTGTTACTTTTTTCTTTGTTGCTGTAAATGGGCTTTCCATTTCGTAACATACAATTTCTGACAGATAATCAAAAATCTGTGCCTGTGTTTTATCCATGATATTTTCAACAAAGTATTCAGTTCCTTTGCAATGCTTAATTAAGGCTTTCTCCATCTCATCTGTTCTGCCTTCGCAGTAAGCATATAATGCTTTCAAGGCACGGATAATTTTTGCAGTATATGCTTTTCCGTTGTAAGAATCTGCATATCCGTTCCAACCAAGTTTGCCAAGTAGAGTAAGCATTGAATCAAGAAGTTCAGGATTTGTCTTTGTAAATCCAATTCCATCGGAAATTGAAGTTAATACACCAACTGTATTCTCTGTCTCATCGTCTCCCTTAACGGCTACATTATGCTTATGACAAATATCACGTAAAGCAGTATATTCTGGTTTCCCTGCTGCAAGAGCTGCATGATATATATCCATTGGTTGCATCTTTGCACGGTCTGTTGACTGACTAAGAAACAAATCAATTGCTTCTTCAAGACTACATTCCATTACTTCAACAACTACATCTTCCTTATTTGCCTTGAATGCACCATAAATTCTGTGCTGTCCGTCAATGCAAAGAAGTAATCCATTGTAAAGTAATACCTTCGGCTCATCCCATTTATATGAGTTGTAGTTATTACCTATCGAATAAGCCCTTGCAAGTTTGATTCTTCTCTGCCACTCTGGTATATGAATCTGTTTTGGATCAACAACCATGAGCAGTTTATCTCCAATCCTAGAATTATTCTTAGCTGCCTTTATCATATTCGCAATCAGAAGTTTCTCTGTTTTACCTGTGAATCCCTCTGCGTTCCGTGCTTCCTGCATTTCCATTTCTGCTTCTTTTGCTGTTAAATAAACTCTCTTACACATAATTGTGCCTCCTTGATTAATAATTTTTGGTATAAAAATAACGGCTTGCCTTTTGACAAACCGTTTAGTAACTAAATTAAAGGCTCATTCAACCCTAACTCTTTTCGGATTTCCGTTGTCCAATAACGGACATCCTCAAGCTCTTCTCCATTTGCTATGTCTTCATCAAGATTAGTGAGTAAATACTTGATTGTATCATTTGGCTCACCTTTCTCTTTACTTGACTGGAATTCACACAAATAATTATACGCATTCTCAGCTATCTCGATTGGGGCAAAACCGCCTTTCCAATGAGCGTTTGCATAGTCTGCTATGCGGTAAAACTCTCTGTAGTCTAACATATTAATCAACCTCCTCATTAACTAGAACATATTCTAAGTAATCATTTTCGCTTGCAAAGAGTTGATATTTTCCCTTTACAAGTCCCATGTATCCATCTGGTACTGAATAGCCTTTAACTATTTCTTTCATCGTTTGTCTCCCTTCTACAGTAATGCGGATAATATCTCCGCAAATGATTTGTGTGATTTAGTTTTGTTTCTCTGTTTGCGTTTTGCATAAAGCTCTTCTGCATACTTCATATTTGAGTACGCAATTTCTGCCTCTGGTCTTGTGTCTATAATTTCTGCTCCGTTATATGCTCTGTATACTATTGCCTTTTGCATTTTATTTATTCTCCCTTCTGTACGTAATCAAATCTTTCAATTACATCGTCTGTATAATTTGTCTCTGGATTGTAAATCAGATACGTTACTATTGTGTCTCCCTTTGTACAGTTAACACTTTCGTATGAGATATAACTTCCATCCTCAAGACTTCCGTTTTTCTCATCGTCTGTGACTGTTCCAACGCATTTTTCTATGATTAGTTTGCCTTGTCTATTGGCAAGAATATCTTCTGTAAGTTCAGAAGAATCATAGAGCTGACATATGTTATCTGTTTCCGTTTCACTGGGAATCACGTTTACATTTGGTTCAAAATCGTAACTATCGGTTGATGTACTGATAGTCAACTTATTTTCGCTTGCATAGTAGTCTATTGAATCAATATCATTGACTGCTAAGTATTGTTTTGCGTTTGGCTTTGGCTGTGTAGATATTGTTTTGCCTATTAAAAAAGCACTCATTACGAGTGCTGATGTGGTTAGTACATATAATATTTTTGCTTTCATTTTGTGTTTATCTCCTTAATTTTGGGTATAAAAATAGCACCCTTTACGTTTTACGTTTGGGTGCTTTGGTGTATTGGTTATTATATTTGACGCAGTTACATTGTTTTTAGTTTCGCTTGAAGCTCAGCGATTTGGGCTTCTATGGCTTGTTTTTCTTCGTTTGCCTTGTTATATTCTGTATCTGGTATCCATTCCATAATCTCGCTTGGTTGGACATGGAGATATTCGCAGACTTTGTTTATAATGTCCGTATTCATTGGTTTGTTTTTTGAAAATTTGGCTGGCATATTTACAGAAATTCCAGCATCACACAATGATTTCCATTGCATATTTCTATCTTGCAATAATTTTTCTAATTTTTTGTACACAATCATATTATTTTACCTCCATTAGATACACCTCCATTCTATCACATAACTGTGTGATTCTCAAGCAATTTGTGATAATACACACTATAAAAGAGCAGACCTTTTGCGTTGATCTGCTCCTCTAACTATGCACTATTCTTTTATTGTATCAAGTTCCGTTACATTTACACCCAAAGCAGATAAAATAACTTTTAAATCTCTATAACGCACCTTCATTGACTTATACAAAGGCGTTTCCTTTTCCGTCATTTCCATCCATTCCTGCAAGCGTGAAAATTCTTCTACGCAAATTTTAATTGTTTCCTGATTATTCATTTCTTCCATCCTTCCACCGCCTTTCCAATTATAGTATAGCGGATTTATTGTGCGTTTACAAGTTAATTAAAACAATATTCAAGAAGTAACCATTCTGCATATTGTTTTGTTATTATCATAGAAAATACTTCTTTTATTCCACGGATTGCATCAGAATATGAACGTACACCTCTTTTATACTGTTTCTGAATCTCATAAACTTCTTCAAATTTGTTCATACTCACACCTCCTAGTATTATCCTTCTAAATATTTTTATTGATAAAGGCAGACTTATATTCTGTGCCACACTCTGCAATTATTTATTCTTTTTGTCCTTTTTTGGCTCAACATATGTATACTTGTAAGCGTCTACTTTGAGTGCATTCTTATCTTTCATAAGCTGTGCAAGCGCTCTCATAAAGCTATTTTTGAATGTAGTTTTAGCCTTATATGACAAAGCATTACCAGTCTTGAATAACTGTTTATTGCTACTGTTTTTATAACCTACAGCAACAGTCATAAAGCTAATAAGTGTAGGTGTAGCCTCAATTTTTTGAGTAGAGAACCACTCTTTTATAGCCTTCTTAAACTCTTCCTCTGATGTGGTGTATGCAGAATAAAGCTCGTCTGTAATAAGCTCATAGCATGACTTAATACGCTCGTCATAATCCTTTTTGAATGCGTCATACTGTGCCTGGTACTTCTCTACATCTGCTAAATACATAGCCTGAGCCTCAGCATCATCCTTCTTGAGTTCTGCCCACTCCTGGCTAATCCGTAAGTTATTCTGAAGAATAAGCTTCTTGTCTGCCATCTGATTAATTGCAACCCAGAATTTAGCCATAGTTTCAGTAAAGTCCTTTGATGAAGTCATAAACTGAACCTTTACAGATGCTGTGTTAATAGTAGCTTTTTTTGTTGTGTTTTTCATTGTACTCATAATGTACCTCCTTAAATTTGAATATGGTTGTAGTGTGATTTTTATTGCAAGGCATATAGCCTTAATACTTGTGTGGGAATCGAACCCAGTACATGCCCTTACTTCTTGCATGGTCACAAGTAGCCCCTATTCCCGTGGATGGATTATCCATACAAACAACGTCTGCCCCTTGCTTTCAAAGGTTTGCACGGTTTCGTTAATCTTAAAAGAACGGTATAAAATATTTAAAATCTTTCACAGTTCAGATAGTTTTTCGAGCATACTCTAAACTTGTTATATACTCCGCTGTGGCGGATTGTGAACTCATATTCCTATACACAGTTACCGTGCACTACTTTTTTGAGATGGGATATATAACCCATTCTATAACAAGCCTATGTACTACCATAGTTTAGTTATTTTAATTATTTATTTATCAAGGTACAAGTTTTTGCTCAAGTTCACGGATGAACTTTTGCGATTGTATCAGTTCCCACGGATGAGAAAAGATAATATTTTTGTGGATTTTTTGCATGAAATATGTTAGAATAAAGAATGTATAAAGGTTAGTATTTCATGCTATCCACTATGTAAGAGTGTAAAGTGTGCAAGACTTTGCACTCTATTTTTTCAAGTCGTTGTTACTTGACTTGTTTGAAGTATATCACATTTTCGTGTGATTGTCAACAAAACTTTTGAATTAACAACTATATGAGTTTGCTGTGCCTTGCATTTTGTTGTGTCGTTCTTTGTTTTGTTGAGATTATGTTATCACACGTTTGTGTGTTTGTCAAGGACTTTTTTGAAAAATTTTAAAAGTTATTTTCATGTGTTGTCATGTCCTTTTGACATTGAATATAGTATCACACGGATGTGTGATTGTCAATAGTAAATTTTAAAAAATACGATATATTTTTTATAGCATCAAACTATATTATATGATATATATAATCATAACACATAGTTTTAAAAACTACGTGTAACGGTTTTTATCATTCTGAAAAACAATGACTAATATATATCTATTATCCACTCTTTTTATCTAACTGGGGGTAGTTAAAACTAACTAACCAGGTTGGAAATGCAGCAAACCCTATAGCTGATTTATCCACACACCAACTCAAAAATCCATCCTCCCCAATCCTCAAAAATCCCAACAAAATCAAGCAAAATCCCTATTTTCCCATCCCAAACCCTTTATCGTACCCCATATCGTCAATTCCCACTAAAATCAAGCATTTCAGCCACTCCCAAACCCAAAAATTAAACCCTCATTCCATCAAAAATTCATCCATAAATCCAAAATCTTCCTTATTTATAGGTACTTTTAACGATAACGTTTTTCACCTCAAAATCGCCCAAATCATCTCTCACCACACTCCTCACATAGGGGGTACTCAAAAAACTACACACAAAATCACTCCAATAAGAGAATAACTATATAACCAATACAAAAATAATTATTCAACTTAAAGGAGAAAACATGAATACATATCTAATACCAACAACAGCAGCTTATTGCTATGAACCTTATGATTATATCTATCTCGTATATGCCAACACTCCACTAGAAGCATATAGAAAAGCACAAACAGAATTACAAGGTGAATACATACCACAAAAATTACAAAAATATGAATCATACTCATTTGAATTATATAAGCCAAATGACACTGCTACTTTCCCATTTCCAGAATCTCAAAAATATGATATACTTACAGAAGCGTTTAAGAATACAAAAGGAGCTGAGCATATGGGACATTTTAATGTAAATTGGAATGAATATACTGAAGTTTTATCTAAAAAAGCAGATAAAGAAATTTGGTCAAATCCGACTTATCCTAATAATGGTATATTAACTAATTATCTAGTTCATACCTATAAACGTCTTAGAACAGAAAGACAAATTATAAGAAAAGATAATTATGCTTTATTTAATACAGGACTCTTTACCAAATATTATGAATCAATATATGCATATTCTGATCAGGAGTATAATGTATCATTTCTTACTGGACATGAATTAAATCAACATGGAATATCTGAACGTCCACAAAAAGCCAATTATTTTGAAGATCCTTCTCTTCTATTGTTTGATTGGCATTACCCAATAGATATACATTTCAAGCATATTTTGGAAGATGAAAAGAATAAAGAAAGATTACCAAAAGGATTTTTAGAAAAAGAAAACAAAATGTGTATCTTAACAGGCGCAGTTGAATTAATGAAACGTAGAGTTTCAGCAAATTATAAATTAGCAATTCCACAATGTTATGAAGATAAAATTCAATTATTACTTCCTTTATGTTTAGACACAGACGAAGGAAAACCTGATTTAGCCCTCGCAGTCACAAAATTAGATAATTGTTATCAAGGATATACATGCTTAACACTTGATATGGCATATAATAATGCTCGTCTTATAGCTAAACCAGAATCTAGTTGGTTATATTCTAAGTAAAAATTGTTTATCTAAGGCAGATTAATTACTCAGTCTGTCTTATTTTTATGCCAAAATATACACCAACACTCTCTAAAGCTCATATTAGCCTTAATAAGCCGTTCTAATTCCTAGGCAACAATCTCTCCACGCACTTTCTTTTACATACCTTAAAAGCTAAAATACAAGGTCATATTTCTTAACTTCAAATCTCAAACTATACAATATAACTAAATATATCATCAATATTGCAACGTATTTTATATAAAATGTATAGCATTCATTCTCATAACACCCTCTATAAGCTGAAAATTCACTGTCTTGACAGTGTGTAGAAAATTCTAACCTACTACCCTTACACTTTATTGGCTAAACAATGCATTTCTCAAATTTACTATTCCAATAAGGAAAAATAAAAATGTATGTCATATGTGCGTAAGCACAAGATATAGTCCCTTGATAGGGACGGTCTTTTCGCAGCGTTAGCAAGAAAAGAATATCTCTAGGGCAGACAACTGATAACAAGCCCATACCAAAAGAGAGAATAATATACCAAGGAGGAATCAAATATGATACAAGAAAACGAAATACCAAAATATCTCAAGTCAAAAGAAAGCAATATCTCAAAGAGTAATCGCAAATCAAAACACAAACATTATTATGAAGAATGTTTAATTCAATACAGATCCACATTTATAGGAAAGACTCGTCTTAATACAGATTTATATACCTACTGTACTATTTGTGGAAAAATAAATGAACGATTCAAAGAAAATAAATCTATTGTAAAAGATTATATCAGAGAAGTTAATTCGCCAATAAGCAAATACAAATGCTACTCTCGTATTTCTGGCGAGGAATTATATGAAAAATATCATGATAAATTGCCAGTATTCTTTGTAGAGGATATTTACAAAGAGAGGTATGTTGATTTGGAGCAGAACAATAATTTAAAGAGAGAATAAAACTATTGGTATATCATATATGTACCCAAATGAAACCATCAATCCAAAACACTATGTACCTAAATCAATCAATAATAATCAATTAAAAAATTAAAGAGTATTTATTTTGAAGCGTAAGCGAAAAATAAATACGATAGTAGTTATACTTTAATATATATAGTTATACTTTATAAAAAGAACGCTGATTTGGCACACTGTAGTGTGACATATATTTCAATTTTTGAGCAAGATATGTCACATCAGAGTGTGACATACTTTATTGTATTAAAGCAGAGAATACTAAAATGAAAGGAAGTGATAATACGGAAAACAATAAATCGTCATCAATTCCAACAGTTGAAGTTAAGATACCAATTCATAATGTAAGAGTGCCAAAAGAAATAATTTTACAAAATACATATCCTGAACATAGAATTTCAGCACTCTTCTATCTTAATTATAATCAGACATGGGATAGCATGGTAAACTACTCTCCCATTTACATGATTCAGTGGAGTGGGTATCAACCTAATTGGAATAGACATAAAAACAGAGAATCTATATATGATAAATTTTTTAAATCAATGCAATGTTTATTCTTAAATGGATACATTATTGATTTTGATGAAACAAAATATATACAAAATACGTTTCAATCATCAATGTTAAATATAAAGAAACTTATACCTGAACAGAATTATGGAATCATATATGATTTTGAATATGAAACTATTATGAAGTATGAATCATCTTATAAACCATTAAATAAAAGCATTCTTCTGTTGGTATTTTCATATATAAAAGCGTTTACGTGGAACAGATTTTCATCTATATCTGGTCATTCTGAAAAAACAAAAAAATCTAAACCTGAAATTTTTCATTCTCAATTCGAGATAATGTCCCAATTTATAGGAATAAAACCAAAAATGATTTCTAAAGCAACTGAAATACTTGAGCAGATGGGTTTAATAATTACTCATCGAATGCCAAGATATCAAGATACTGATGGGAATTGGCATACTGATGACATTATTTATGTTATTCCATATAAGATAATTTATCAGAATAAACATTTTTATATTTGTTCCAAAGAAGAATATGATCCAAAAAAAGAATTAGAAAATGGGATTATGTATCTTCGCAATATGAAACATATAAGTAAAAAATTTTATCAAGATTGAAATCAAAACAGAGAATAAACATATGTAACCAATTAACGCAGCACTCAAAGGAGCTGATTGCAATGAATAATAATTTTAAAACAAAAGGAGAACTAATTAATGAACAGAACCGTAACAATTACATCAAAGAACCATAAATATGCAAATACATATGGGGGAAATATTTGTATATCAGATTTTTGCACTGATTATGAAGGTAGTCGAAATATTGCAGAACGTATTGAATCTGCCTGGCGATTTGATATGTCATGTGTAAGAAACAGAGTTGTATTAGATGATTATAAGGAGAGGCAAAAATAATGGCAGATATAAATATGAGCGTATCAATTGAGGAGCAGGAAATTTGTATTAATGCAATGCGTGACGAGAAATTTGCAACAATTTATGCTTCAGATTCTATATATATTACGAAATTGGACAAGTTATGTAAGGAAAGTCATGGCATGTACTCTCTCATTGAGGATACTGGCAGAGGTAAGAAATATTTATTAAAGGATAAAACTCTTATCAGTTTCAGAGCAAAGAAACGTGAACTTACAGATGAGCAAAAGAAACAAGCTGCTGAACGTATGAGAAAATATCAAGCTAATAAATCTAACTAGGATACCTTTCTAGCCAGAATTTCTAATGTAGACCATTGTACAGAAAATTCTACCCTTATTCATGGAGAAATACTCGTCTAAGAATTATATTTTTCAAATTACAATAAACAACAATAAATAGAAAGAAGGATTACATTATGCTGAGAAATTATTATCAAGGAACTATGATTACAGTTGAGTTACCAAAGAATCAATATAAAGGTTATGTGGTTGATTGCGTATACAGATATGTCAAGGATATGAACAAGTATGCACTGAGCATGTGGCTTCGTAATACTGAAGTTGATGACAGAATGCAGATTTGCTCACAGGAAATTAATACTCAATACATTACAAGCACAAGAGAGAATATAAAGAAGGATGTGTGTGCAATCGTTGAACAAGCTGCCAATAGCTCATATTTTGACAAGTCGATTGAGACTTATGAATATACACAGAAATGTTTTGAGCGTGGTAATGCTGAGTTTGAGAATGAGGAGAATAGATCATGAGCTGTCCATATTGCAGAGGAATAGGTGAACATGATTACAGATGTCCTCTTTGGCAACCAAGTAAAAAGGCAAGAGTTAAGTGTGGTTATTGTGATGAATATATTCTTGAAGGTGATGATTACGTTGAGATTAATGGATGGGCTTATCACAAAGACTGTTTAACTGTTAATAAGCTACTTGATTTAATGGGAGTTATCACAAAGGAGATGTCATATGAATTGGATTAAAAGAAAGATAAAATGGATTATTTATAAGCTTGATGGACTTGTGCCTAAGATACATAACTTGCCTGACGTTGTGTATATTAAGTGGATGGGCGAGGAATTCATTATTAAGAAGTAAATAGAAATTTCATTTGGAGAATATATAAGTGAAAATAAAAAAGGAGGATTTAAAGTGTATTGTTTTCAAAAGAAAGATGGAACAGTAAAGAAATATTACAAAGAAGCCATCGACTACATTCTGACTGCAACAGTTCAAAAACATGGAATAACGGTTGGAAGATCTGATGAAGTTGGGAAAATATATGAATGCTATACAACTAAAAGGAAAAGATTTTTAGAACCTAAACGAAACACAATTCAATCTAAAATCATTGACATATGTGCTGAATTTGGTTGTTATACAAATCCGTGGTATAGCGGTTATCAAGAAATTTCACTTGAATTGCATGGAGATAATGTGGAATTTATGCTAAATGAACTTAGAAAATATTAATAATAAACAAAAGGAGGATTTATGGCTGGTATTAGCGTACCTCAATATGAGATTTTTAAAATTGGAACAAATAAACTAAAGTATTCTAATTGGGATTTACAGATTACCAAAGAAGAAGCTTTTAAATATCAGGAACTCATATCACTGTTTGAAGCCCAAGAGTTCCGCATAATGGCAAATAAGATTTTAGAAAAACCTATTTGGAGTATTGATTTTTCAAAGATATTTATGCAGGTAGTTGTTGATAAAAAATCTGATTTTGTAAGAGCGACTGGTAAAAAAGGTGTTACCATAAATGGTGTTAATTATAAACGCTTTGTCGGAACTACTGGTGGATTAAAAAACAATACTCTTCTCTTCTGCAATTCACAATACATTGACAAATTAAATGAATTATGTGAATGTAAGAGAAATCCAGATACTAAATTAGTTCCTGCAAAATACGAAGCTTACAAAGCATTAACATGTTCTGCATCACAACCGATTTGTGATCCACATGGAATTTTGGTCGTAAAAGATTGTATTACACAATATTTTGCAGACGTTATATCACTCGATGATGGTGGCGATTCAAAAGAACCGACAAGAGAAATTATTAAAGATAAAGCTCTTGAAAATAATGTATCTGACGGTTTTAATCTTTGTACTATACAATATATGCAGCGAGTAGCTGAATCTTTAGGTCTTGATTATGTTCCTGGCGGTGTGTGCTTGAGAAACGCATGGCTCAAAGGAATGCTCTATCCGTTCCCTATTTATGAATTTATTGAAAAATACAATAATGGTAATTATATGATTGAAGATATTTGGGGAAATATGCAAGATATTCGTCAATGTGAAATGATTGTCACAGAGTCTTCTCTTAAATTATGGGGAGCGTATGATAATATTGAGCAATATGTGAATGCATATAAGGAATGTGGATACGGATTTTCTGTAACAAAAATTTCACCACATGTTCTTGAAGAACAGAGAGAATTGAATTACCAATATCTTCAGTCTTATGAATTTACAAACGAAGATGTTGAGGAATTGTGCGCACCAACAATCAACTATTTAAAAGATGCTATGTGTGGCGACTACTCTTCTACTGTTAAATTTCTTGGTATTAATGAAAATACTGACGTAAATTCATGGCAACGTGCTTTGTATACAAGCGAATATATGTTGGGAGATCCATATATAATCGACTCTGTACATAGATATATCAAGAAAAAAATGAATGATGCGAAGATAGGTAAATTATTTGTAAATGGTAATTATCAGATTGCAAGTGGCGATCCATTTGCTCTTATGCAATCTCTTTGTGGGTTGGAAGTTACAGGTTTACTAAAAGCAAATGAATGTTATTCAAAATTTTGGATTGATAAAAATGAAGATGAAATTGTACTCTTTAGAAGCCCAATGACAAGTCATAATAATATTCGAATGTGTAATATCAATAATTCGGACGAATGTCGGTATTGGTATCAATACATGAATACTATCATGATTATAAACGGTTGGGATTCATTTTGTATGGCTGAGAATGGGGAAGACTGGGACTCGGATCTGAACTTTTCTACTAATAATCCTGTTATGAAAAGACGCTATAGATACCTACCTGCTATTGAATGTGTCCAACGAAATGCGGAAAAAATTGTTGTCACTGAAGCTGCCGTTAAAAAGACAAATAAGGCAGGTATGGGAAATCAAGTTGGAACAATCACTAATTATGTCACATCTATGATGGAAGTTCAATCTCATTTCGAGAAAGATTCACCTGAATATAAAGAATTAGAATATAGAATAGAATGTGGTCAGCTCTATCAACAAAATGAGTTGGACAAAATTAAGGGCATCATTGCAAAACCAATGGGAAGCAGTTGGTACAATTTAGGTGCTTGCGGAGAGAATAAATATTTGCAATCGCTTTGCGCATACAGAAAGCCCTACTTTATGATTTATGTTTACGATGAAACAAAACGACAGTACAAACAATACATCAAAGAAAGTAATGCTAAGTGCTATGCTATCTACAAATGTTCTATCGAGGATTTGTATAACAAAGATAGTCTTACAAAAGAACAAGAAGATTTTCTATTTTGGTATGAGAGAAAAATGCCAGTTGGTACAGGAAATTGTTCCATGAATCAGATTTGTAAATATGTTGAAAGTCAGTTAGATGGTTATAAATCGCAATTACATAAGGACTCTTCCTTTGATTATAATGTACTAAAAGTAAAAAGACGTTGTACTGAAGAACACAGACAAGCTCTACGAGAACTTGAACAATATTATTGTGAATGCATTAAAGAATATAAAAAGAAACAGGGAAACGAAAAAGGAATACAGCTAAATAGAACTGATATCTTTGATAAACAGGATGAATTCGACAAATATTATCAACGTGCAAGTATGGTTGAAATGTTTAAGAAGAAAGCTGAAGAAATATGTCCAAATGATGATGAGCGTATGAACATCATTCTTGATATGACTTATGGATATAAAGGTAATAGACAGTTTTGTTGGGATTGTATTGGAGAACTGATTATTAAACGTTTAGAAGAAATGGAGGAAGAAGTTGTATATACTGAATGAAAAAGAATATATTAGAGAGATATTAGCGTCTGGCAACAAACCAGACAATATCTCGAATGGATATCTAATAACATTGATTGCTAAGTATTATTTTGATAGAGGTAAAGATCCAAATATTCTAATTGATACAGTCAAAACAAAGATGCTTGAATTCAATATTGAAGGATATCAGGAATATAGATATGCTAATAAAATCAAAAAAACATGTATTGATTTATATGATTCAGAATCAAAAAATCTCTTTAGGGAACTTGAGTATGTTCCTATCTATGAAAAAGAATTAAAAGTCGTGGAGTCTCTTCCAAATGATCGCCAAAAGAAATTTATGTTTACATTATTTGCTATTGCAAGATATATGAATAGTGAAGGATGGATAAATAAAAAAGATTCAAAAGGTCTTTCAGAAGTGTTTAAACTTGCTAATGTTACTCTCTCATCTGATAAAAAGAATGAATTATTGCATGAGTTATATAGTAATGGTTATATTCATTTCGGGAAAAAGGTGAACAATCTTAATATCAAAATAGATTTAGGAGACACTGATGATGATATTGCTTATAAAGTAACTCAATTTGAAAATATTGGTAATCAGTACATAGGGAATTTTAAAAAGGGTTATAAGCAGTGTTCCAATCCTGGTTGTGGAAGAAAAATTAGAATTACAAAAACTGGTAGACCAAAGTTGTATTGTGAAAAATGTGCGAAAGAAATAAATAAAATTCAAACAAAAGATCGTATGAAAGAATTGAGAAACGCTTAAATGTTTGAAAAACTAAATCTCAAAAGCCCTTGATTTATAAGGCTTTTTGGTATATTTTCACAAAAAATTCGTTTTTCTTAAATGTAGATATAGTGAAATATTTACAAAAATATGATACAAAAACGATTGTCATGGAAGAAACAAACCGACAATCTTTGTATGTCTGCTCTGCTGCTCTTTTGAGTGGCATTGCAGATTTAGAATGAAATCAGCTTTCTTGGCTGATAAAACAGAGAATAATAAAATGTAAACATCAAGTACATATTCATTGTACCTTACCTTCTATAATCGGTGGCTGTACTACAGTTCTTGTAGTATGGTCACTGATAATTCTTAAATATTATCGCGGAATGACGAGCAATGGAAGTTCACTTGGCTCATAACCAAGAGTATGCAGGTTCGAGTCCTGTTTCCGCAACTCTCCTACTTTTTGTAGGACGGTCGGTTTCGGATCGTGAGTTGTTGAAACTCAAAATAAACTTAGTAATAAGGATAAAGCAGGAATGTCTTTAGTTCGCATAAGACACTGCGACTGCGCATAGTAGTTTGACGGAAAACACAGATAATCTATACCAAACCTAAAACCAGAGGGCTACTGCTAATGATATGGCTTGGTAGGGGCGATGAAAAACGCTCTGTATTAACATGGAAACATGGGTATGATTACTGTCTTATTGGTGCGATTTCCGCAAGAAAAAGTGCTGATATTGATTGTTGCAACGTTTCTTAATGCGAAAGCATGGAACAGAACAATGAAGCAAGTCGATAGCAAGACGAACAGAATGGTGATGATTGGGCTGTACTCAAAAGGTACAGATGGTCAAATGTACACCTCATCGTTCATATTATGCGAAATATTAATTACAACATACTTTTGAAGAAGAAAATATAATTAAAGATCAAAAATTAATAAATTAATAAAAGAACAAGCAAAAGTGTGTATGACCGCAAAGAGACAAACAACTTATTCATCTGCAATATGATGACATATAGCACTCGCAAGGTACTATATGAGAAAGTACAAGTAGACGCAACCGTAAGAGATTTGCACTCTCTGAACCTCGCAAAGGACGATGTATCGAAAGGAAATCTATAATGCTTTGTGGTAAGAGTTTGCCAATTTTTTGCAAAATTGGTGTTGTTGTTACCTACAGTCTAATCGACTGTGTGATAAATTGTGTCCAACCACAATAGATGGTAACGTGTTAGGTCAATATCTCAGCCTAAAGAAATAAAGTCTCATGTGAAAGCATGAGATTTTTTATTTTTGAGTGTGTAGCTCAGTTTGGCAGAGCACTCGACTTTTAATCGAGTTGTCGATGGGTTCAAATCCCTCCACGCTCACTACTATCCTACTTTGTAGGAAATAAATTAAAGGATGTGAAAAATATTTTATTAATTAACAAAACAGAAGCCTTTGCAATGAGGAAACTTATCGGAAAAGAGAATATAAAAAAGACTTATAGTGGTCATGCAAAGTATTATCTGGTTGAAGATGACCAGAATTTAAAGGCTTTGAGTGATTATAGAAAAAGTAAAATCGTTGGATAGAGACGAAATTTAAAATGAAAGGTGGTCGGAAACCATCGCAAAGAAAAAGAAATTAAAAGAAGATGGAATCTTATTCTGTGGCAGTAATGCAACGGATGTAACTGGTTCTATGACTTTAATTAAGTTTGGTGGAAAACAGATTTTATTGGAGTGCGGTCTTTATCAGGATAATTCTTATCTTGAGGCATATAAAATCAATTCTGAAAAATTTAAATTTAATCCAAATGAAATAGATTATGTTTTTGTTGGATATACACATATTGACCATATAGGTCTTTTGCCTCGACTTGTCAAAGAAGGATTTACAGGGAAAATCATTCTTACATATGCCACTTCTGTAATGGCAAAATATCTTTTACTAAATTGTGCTTTTATTGTAGCTGATGAAGCTAGAGTATTATCTAAAAGATATGGGCGTGAATACGATCCGCTATATTCGGAAGATGATGTATGGAATACAATCAAGCTATTTCATGTGTATGACGAGTATGATTCATTATATCAGTTAGATGATGTGATTACATTTCAGTGGTTGAAAAATTCTCATTGTGTAGGAGCTGCACAGTTACAGTTAATACTTAATGATGGATTGAAAAAACGCAAGATTCTCTATACTTCTGATATTGGTGCGCTAGAAACAAAGAATCATTATGTTGAAAATACTGAAATTCCACAGTTCTTCAATGATCTCACAATTTTAGAAAGCACTTATGGAATTAATACAAGAGTATCAAAGAAAACTCGTGAATTCGATGTAGAACACCTAAGAGTTGCAATTAATACTGTATTAGAGAGACAAGGCACTATTGTACTTCCTGCGTTTTCATTTTCAAGATCACAGGAATTATTAACAACATTATATCTTTTATTTGGAGAAGATGAAACATTTACTACACCTATTGTAGTGGACTCTATGCTCACATGTGATATTTGTGATGCATATGGCAATGTATTATTAGATAATAATCGTGAACTTTGGGATAAGGTTTACCATTGGGAAAATGTAGAATACATTAGGGAGAAAACAGATTCACAAGTATGTGTATTAGATAGTACACCGAAAATAGTGATTTCTTCTTCTGGTTTTTGTACAAATGGTAGGATTCTTGCTTATCTTAATCAATATCTTAAAGATATTAATTCTATGATTATTTTCTCAGGATTTGTTGGAGACAATGATTCTTATCTTAGTTATCGTATAAAAAATGGTAAAACTAATAAAACAATTAATATTAATAAAAAACCAGTACCTAATAGAGCTGATTGTATTACAATGAGTACCTTTTCATCTCATGCTAACTTTAATGATTTGTTAAAATATGGTGGTAATTTGAATACTAATCTGCTTGTATTGGTGCATGGTTCTATTGAAGCCAAGAATTGTTTAAAAGAACATTTAAAGGAAGAAATTTCAAAAAATGACAGAACTTATAAAGTTAAATGCTCTGAAAAGGGCATGATTATTCCTTTATAGGAAAATATTATGAAATTGGAGGCTAATAGCCTATGAAAGATATTAAAACAAGTATGATGCTTTATCAAGGTGAACAGTTTGAAACTGATGATCTTGAAAACAGAAGACTCTTTATTAATGATATTATTGACTCAGATGTTATTGATACTATTGTGTATCATATTTTACGTTATAATCGTGAAGATAAAGATATACCAGTTGAAAATAGAAAACCGATTTTATTGTATGTAAATACAAATGGAGGCTCAGTCCCAGATGGATATGCGTTAATTGATGCAGTAATGACAAGCAAGACACCTGTCTATACAATAAATCAGGGATATTGTTATTCAATGGGATTCTTAATTTTTATTTCGGGCAAGAAACGTTTTGCTATGCCAAATTCAACTTTCCTCATGCATGATGGTTCAAGTTTTGCATGGGATTCTACTGCTAAAATGAAAGATCGAGTTGATTTTGAAGCAGGACAAGTTGAAGTGCATACAAAGAATTATATTATTGGACAGACAAAAATTGATGAGAAGCTTTATGATGAGAAATATCGTGTTGAATGGTATTTTTATCCAGAAGAAGCTAAATCAGTTGGTGTTTGTGATTATATTGTTGGTAAAGATTGTACAATTGATGAAATTATTTAAGGAGGGCGCACTGCTCTCCTATTTTATTGGAGAAAAAGGAGATTGAAAAATGGCAGCTAGTAAATTAAAGTTCACAAGAACAACTACAGACAAATTAACAGTAAAGGCAGGTACACTCTCAGAGGATTGTACTACTATTACATACACAGATGAGAATGATATGGAGCAGGAAGTAAAAGTAGCTGATCTGCTTACTTCATTTAAGAATCAGGTAATTGATTTTACTGTTGCATTAAAAACAGATGAGGAGCTAGATGTTCCGTCTGATGAAGAGTAAGAAGGGATGTGATTACCATAACTTCTTATAAAAGATTTGAGGACGAAACAGATGAGGAGCTTATATATAGAATCTGTAAAGAAAAAGATAAAATTGGTTCTTGGCAAAATGTAGCAGATGTGATTAATGAACTTACTGGTAACGATTATGGTGAAAGCACCTATCGTAAAAAATACCAAGCGTTTAAGAAAATGTTAGATGCTAATCAATCGAAGTTTGTTGATTCTGACGCACAGTTAAAAGAGATTGAGATTCAGAAACGTAAATTAGAAAAAGAACGTAAGAAACTTCAAAGTGAAAAAATTGAATATAATAGATGGCTACGTGAAGACGCAAGAGATGAAATGATTGTAGAGAAAATTGAAGATGCTATATCTACTCTACCTCAGTTATCTACGCCTACTCGTATTCCGTCAATGCCAGTATTCAATAAAAAATCTTGGATTCTTGCTATCAGCGATTGTCATTATGGATGTGAATTTGAAATAAAAGATTTTTATGGAAATATTATAAATGAATATTCACCTGAAATCTTTGAAGAAAGAATGACTTGTCTGTTTAATCAAGTTATTGATAAAATAGATGAACTTGGAATTGATGAGTTATCAATTGTAGAACTTGGTGATGGTATAGATGGACTTCTCAGAATGTCACAACTTATGAAATTGAGATATGGTGTGATCGAATCAAGTATTCGTTATGCTGATTATTTAGCTAATTGGCTGAATAAATTAAGTGGTTATGTACGCATAAAATTTCAAATGGTTTATGATTCTAATCATAATCAGTTGAGATTATTAGATGGAAAGAAAAATACATTTCCAGATGAGAATGTTAGTAAAATCATGATAGCTCTTATAAAAGAGAGATTAAAGGGTAATGAGAATATTGTTATTTTGGAAAATCCTACTGGTATGACTTATTCTATGATGTCAACATACTGCGTTGTAGGTTTCCACGGAGAGAAAAAGAATTTAAAGAATAACTTATTAGAGATGTCTCGTACCTATGGAGTCCACATAGATTACACTATTTCTGGACATCTTCACCATGATAGCCTTAAAGAAATTGGAATGGATTCTGCTACTCTTTCAGTAGGTTCTGTAATCGGCATAGATCCATATGCCATGAGATTAAATGCAGCCTCAAATGCTTCATGCTCTATGTTTGAGTTTAAAGAAGGTATGGGAAGAACTGCGGAATATGTTTTTAAATTGAATTAAATAATAATTGTAGTCCACTGTTCGGCTCAGTTCGGAGCAATTGTGAAAGCAGATATTCACAGCTACAATTAATATACGACTAATATATTATTCATTTTTGCTTATTTTGGCGTTTTTAGATAATATATTAGTCTTTTTGGTTAATGAAACCACTATCAGAGGGAGTGTACCTTATATATGGACGCTACCCTCTTATTATTTTGGCAATAAATTAAAATATTGCCGAAAAATATAAAATAAAACACTCGAAAAAATATAAATGAAGATTAAAAGGAGATTTTTGAACAATGGTAAAAAATGACGTATTAAGAAATGTAGCAGGTAAGTTAGAAGGATATTCTCAGAAAGACGTAGAAGCTGTTCTCTCAGCTTATGCAGAGGTTGTAATTGAGACTCTTACAAATGATAAGACAGAGAAAGTTCCTCTGATTGGAATTGGAAACTTTACTGCAAAGCATGTAGATGAAAAATCTGGTATTGTTCAGCTTGGTGAGAACAAGGGTTCTACATGGCATAAAGATGCCGAGGATCAGTTAGCATTTAAGATTTCTAAGTCAGTAAAGACACTTGTTTAATCTGAAAGGTCGTGATTGTTTGAAGAAAAATAAATATGAAGGCATTCAGATGATTGATCTTGAGGATAAAGTTGATGACATTGTAAAAATCTATATTAACAAACTTTATCATACTGATAAGACTGTTGGTGTAGTCGTAAATAAAGAGATTGCTGAATATATTTTGGATATTCTTATTAGACTTGACAAGACAAGTATTAAAGAGATTGACCTTGTTGATTATATGGAAGTTGACGAATATCTCGTATCTGTCGATGATGATGGATATATCACATGTGTACCTATTGAGGATTATGTTGTCCTTGATAATACAGATATTTTTTATATTGATATGGACGGTGATATTGAGCAGAATATCATTGATTATTGTGTAAATGAGGGTAAGGAAGTTATTCTGTTTGGTCAGGAAGATGACTGCGATAGTGATTGTGAAAACTGTCCTGCGCATGATGAGACTTATTTACATACTTCTGAAGACGAAGATGGAAATGCTCACGGATTTACTGCTAGTAGGTCAGATGGCGACTCTTATATGAGTTATTCTTACTACTCTAGCGATGAGTTAAGTCATGAAGATATTCAGAAGATGTTAAAGGCTTTTGGATTTTAGATTATTTAGAGTGTGTGGTGTATGCTACACACTCTTTTTGTATGGGTAATTAAACAACTACGGAGATTGGCGAGACTGTAAATCTCGTGGCTTTTGCATCGAGTGGGTTCGACTCCCTCATTACCCATTAATTCAATGTTTTTATATACGGATTGGGAGATGTTAAATCGGCAACGAACTTTATATGGAAACAGAGAATAAATATATGTGCTCATGATTAGTGTCATAGCTGATTGTGGGATTTATGGAGAGATAGTTGGGAAGTCATGAGCCTGACGAAAGTGTAACCTCATTCGCACTTCTCTCCTATTTTTATGGAATGAGGAGAAATGAGGAAAATAAATTATGGGTTTAATATTACCACAAAAAGTAAAAGTTAAAATTAGTAGTGCAAATTGGAAACATTTTGAAGAACTTGGATATAAAATACCAAGAAAAATAGGTGATAAAAATAAAATTGTAGCAGATACCACTGCTTATATTAATGTAAATGTAGAAGATTTGTCATATCGCTCTCATCAATTAGTAGAAATTAAATGTGATTATTGTGGCAAATTAGACAAATTAAAATATTATGATGTTTACAGACAAATAAATGGAACTGTTTGTAATAAGATATGTTGTTCCAATCCAGATTGTAAGAAAGAAAAAGCATCTTATATTAGACGATTTAATGTTGATAAAAAGACAAATATAACAAATACATCTTATAGAGATAAAGATTGGTTATATAATGAATATATCATTCTTGATAAATCAGCAGAACAGATATCAGAAGAAACTGGTCTTAATTTAAGAACATTGAGACAGTATATACATGATTTTGGCTTTACAACTAAAAATGGAAGAAAAACTAAAAATATTACTAAAGAGGAATTATATGATTTGTACATAGAACAAAAAATGACCACTCTCGAAATAGGACAATTTTATAACCTTGGAGATACTACTATTGGTGCTCTTTTAAAGAAATATAATATTCCTATATATTCGCAATCTGAACGAATGATAGATTATTATTATGAAAAAGGTGGAATTGAAAAAGCTCGTAAAATCGCAAATGATGAAGAAAATCGTATATTGGCTTCGTGTAGACAACAAGGTATTTCAAGAGAAGAATTTACAGGATTTTTAACTTCTGAAAATTCTCGTATACGAGGTCGAGTAGAATATTTTGATTGGAGAAAATCTGTTTTTGAAAGGGATAATTATACTTGTCAATGTTGTGGTCAACATGGTGGAAAATTAAATGCACATCATATTAAAAATTTTAGTGATAATGAAGATTTAAGGTTTGATATAGATAATGGAATTACGCTGTGTTTTAATTGTCATAGTTTAAAATCAGAATATGGTTTTCATAGATTATACGGACAGCATAATAATACAAAAGAACAATTAGATGAATATATAAAAATGCGACAAGAAGCGGTTAGTTAATGATACTACTGCTTCTTTTTGTTATGAAAGGAAGTGAGAAAATGGCAGAACGAAGCAAAAGAATTGTAATGTATGATGAAGATAAACTTGAACATATAAATCCTGAAACATTAAAACTGTTTCAAAAGTATCAAGTAGATATGTCTATTCGTGATTTATCAGTTAATACTATTAATGCGTATAATATAGATTTAAGACAATGGTTTATCTATATGTATGATAATCAGTTTAATTTATCTGTATTGGAAGCAACAGAGGATGATATCACAGAATACTATTATTGGAGGAAACAACAAGGAAATAATGTTGCAAGACAAAAAAGAGTTATGTCTTCTGTTTCTGCGTTTTATAAATTTCTTCGTAAGAAAAAATTAATTGTAGAATCTCCTACTGAATTTATTGATAGACCTAAAAATGGTCAACCTATTGCTGTGCAGACGTATCTTACAAAAGACCAAGTACAATTAATGCGTGAAAAACTCGAAGAATATGGAGATATTCAGTTACAGACATATGCTTTTCTCTCTTTAACTACTATGGCGAGAGTTACCGCTATTGGCAGTTTGAAATGGGAACAAGTAGATTTTGATGAAAGAATTTGCAGTAATGTGCTTGAAAAAGAGGGGAAAATTGTTGAACTAAGTTTTAGCAGAGAAACTAATGGGTATCTTAAAAAGCTAATTCAATATAGAAAAGATAATAATATTGATGACCACGGAAGAATATTTATTACTCCATACACCAATGAGAATAAGCCGATTCAAAGTGGTACATTAAATGACTGGTGTAAAAAGATCGGAAATATGATTGGTGTTCCAACATTACATCCTCATGATTTTCGTCATAGTTATGCTACTTTGCTTAAAAATGAAGGTGTTAGCTTGGAAGACGTGTCTACAATGTTAAATCATTCTGGAACAGATGTCACAAAAAAGTATTACATTAAAATAGACACTTCTAAGGTAAGAAAGTTAAAAGATAGTGTTGAAATTTAATAATCTTCCGAAACCACTCAGATGTATGTAATTCGTGAAGATACTGAGGATGCCGATGAAACCTTCATCTATCACTTCTTCTTATTCCAACAATTCTTCACATAACAACCAAATTTAATAATTCTACCCCCTAGAATACCTATTCCTTTAATTATAATCTTAATAAGAAAAATAACTAAGAATGCCTCTCCACATACAAATGCATATTTGTAGACCACACCTTTATTATTAAATAAAGCTGTAATTATAAATGACATATAAATAATTAGTCCATCTACTCCACAGGAAAATATGAACTTATCATCTTTAGATAAATACATAACACTCTGTATAAAATTAGGTTCAAGATATCCTAATCTTCTGCGTAGATATGAGTTTCTATCATATATGTTGTTTTTAAAATTATTGTAGTTATATTTATTTGGATTGTCTTTTAATATTATATATGATTTATGTGTGGATCTATCAATATATTTGATATTATAATCATTCATATAAGTTGATATATTGTTTATAATATCATTTAAATCTTCTTTATTATATTCCTTATTATTGTTTATAATCTTATACAAAGGATAATAGATTCTATTATATGCAATCTTCATATTATCTAAAGGAACATTTTTATTATAATTATATTTGGTCACAATAAAGGTAAATATACCTGTTATAAGTGTAGGAAGAATTATTTTTAATATTTCTATAAATGATTCCATATACAAAACCTCCGTTGTTTCTAAGTAATATTTTTCTTGCACTCCATCTTCGTATGTGTTACAATACAAGGGAATTAAAGATAATAAATAAAAGACACTACCCGTAGAGCAGAACGGCTGTCTTGAAATTAAATATTGGAAAGAACGAATCTAACCGCTATCAGTTTACCAGACCAGGGCGGTTATTTTCTTGCGTTCTTACCAATCTCATATCCAATCTTATATGCTGCTGTACACAAAATACTAGCAATTCCTAAAACATAATAAACAGTTTGTAATGAAATTGTTATCATTTGCAAGTGTCCTCCTTTCATAAATTCCTCGAAAGGTTTCTATGTAAACAGAGCTTGTACTCTCTGATGGAAGACAACCGCTCTACCGTCTTAGATAGTGCCTTGCACGTATTATATCATATTACGACATATTCTGTCAAAATACCCAAAAAACAAGAGAATAATAAAATATATAAAGATTAGGTTGCGCCTTTACAGGCATATTGGATGGTGGCATTCAATAGCGTAAAACCTATGTCAACGTAAACCGACATTAATTTCCTGATTTTTTTACTTTTAAATGGAGAATAATTATAAGCCGAATGCTCTGAGTTACGCACTCAACAAGGCTCTGTGAAAATCAGATGGACTAACAGACCAATAGCACTGTATTATCCCAATAAAGCCCTTATAAACAGGCATGAAAGGCATATATAAAAAGGTGACGACAATGTAGAAACAAATAAAAGAACCCTTAAATGGGCAACAAACAGAGAATATATAAGTGATCAACAGCTACTCGCAAAGCTGTATATGAAAGCACGAGATAAAAATATTGAGTTAGTTGCTACTCTAAAAGTACCTTCGCTACTGAACATTGGCGTTGCAAACTCGGAAGCGAATCAGAGTATAAAAGAAAGCTATGCGGTCACTGCTAAAATATAAGTGTAATAATAAATATCTTGGCATTTGCTATTTATGTAATATTTGTAAGTCCTAAAATGGTCAATATCAGCCATAGAAATGATCGTGCTTCTCTACGTTAATGAGAACCATTAAAGTAAACGGTTACTCATATACATATCATGCATTTGACGTGTAAGACACACGAGTTAGGAATGAGTAAAATGTGGAAGCATGAATTAGGTTGCTGATAAGCGACTATATTCTAAATAACTGCATGTGTACAGTGCAATATCAGCTAGTTAGTGCTTTATGCTGATTTTAATGACTCGTAGCTCAATGGTAGAGCACTCGACTGTTAATCGAGGCGTTGTGGGTTCAAGCCCCACCGAGTCAGCTATGGCTCTATAGTATAAAGGTAATTATGCCCGACTGTCTATCGGAAGATTTGGGTTCGATTCCCAATAGAGTCGTTTATGGGACGTTGGACAAATGGTGAAGTTACAGCCCTTTCACGGCTGCGATGCGAGTTCGATCCTCGCACGTCCTACTATGCGGTAAACCTGATGTCAAAACCTATTTTTTGGATGCATACAAAATTTAGGTGTGTAAGTTCATCACTTGCTACCGCCCTATCAAATTATCCGTAGGCAACAACTACGCAGACTATTCTGATAAAGTCGTAATGAAAATAGTTTCATTTAGTTTAGAGAAAGATAATTTTTTAAGAAAGAGTCATTTTCTTTGGAGGTGGCTCTTTTGTTATGTAGTATTGGCAGAGTTGGTATTGCACCTGATTGCTAATCAGAGGTCATCGTTTATTCGGTGCATAGGTTCAAGTCCTATATACTACGCTCATGCCGTGTGTCCGATTGGTCGAGGGTGCTGTCTTGAAAACAGTCTGGATGTAAAAGTCTTTGGGGTTCGAATCCCTAACACGGCGTATGCACCTATCTTTTGGCAAGAATGAAGTCTCCAAAACTTCTAACCTGTGTTCGATGCGCAGTGGGTGTGCTAAGTGAAGTGAATTGCACTTTCATTGGAAATTTAATATTGAAAATTATGAGAAGTCATTTTGTATGAAATGGCTTCTTTTGTATTGTACGTTTATTGGTGGACTCCTACCACCATTTAAGTCATCGTGTGGATTGGGCATAAGGTAGCTCCTTATGCTCTATTCATATATAACGAAGACTTGAATTAGGAATCCTGCAATAAACATACAAAAGTATGACTTAATAAATAAATTTTAGGAGGAAATTAAAATGGCAAAATTTGAAATCGAAAATGAGATTGAACAAATTAACAAGGAGTTTGGATTAACTTGTGAGGATTGAATTGTAACAAGTACAAGTTTAAAGGTTGCTGAAATTTATGGAAAACAGCATAAACATGTAATGGAAAAGATACGAAGTTTTATTGATTTGATACCAGAAATCAATGGGTCGAATTTTAGACTGGTTGATTACGAGGATAATAAAGGCGAAAAACGCCCTATGTATATAATTGACAGACAAGGTTTCTCCATGCTTGTAAACAAATTTACAGGTGATGAAGCAACCATCTTTACATATAAATATTCACAGGCTTTTGAACGCCTTATCGAATTAGTAAAACAGTTACAAAAAGAAAATGAGGACTTATACCAGATTGCAGTATCAGATAATTGTCAGTTAGAAAGACAGTATGATGCGGATAAGATTAAATATGTTATTAGAAATATTTCAAGTGCATTGTCTTCTGTTAAATATACAGAGCTTGAAGATACAATCAATAAGATTATTGATGTACATACTCATCTTAAAAAGAAAGATAGATATGAATATCATCGAAATTTAAATGCAACCGAGTATAAGAAAAAAATCATGGCGATTATTGACAAAAAGCTTGATGTTATATTATTAAATAAATCTGATATGCTCTATCATACTGTTGCACAGCAATTACAGAAAAATTTAAAAGATATGTATATTGAAACAACAAATCGTAGCACGAGTCAGCTTATTGCCAATCGTGATAGAAAGATTGAAGAATTAACAAATAGTGAAGAATAATTTTTAAGGAGAGTGGTTGTTGCTACTCTCCTTTTTATAATAAATTGAAATATTATTCATCAATAAAAATTTTTATTTCTTGTAATTCTCTATTTATTCTATCCTTTTCAACTTTGCTAAGAAAATCATTCATTTCACTAAGTTTAGAATTGATATCATCATAATTATTTTGAATAATTTGTTTTGGATATCCATCACTAATCAGTTTCTTTAATTGGGAAACCAATGATAGAATATTATCCTTATCACCAAGTTCGCTTTGTGATGGATTAATTATTACATTATTCGTTATATTTTTAATTTCTTGTTGCATATCACTAATTTGTTGCAAAATCAAATAATTTAAACTATTTTTATCATTTTCTTGTGGTTTTAATGAAGCAGCACTTGGAAGAGATAATAAATTAATTAAAGAATTAATATTTGCAGCATCTTCCGATGCCTTTTCTGTACTTAGTAATGCTTCTTTAATTAATTTTTGTGATTTTAACACATCTCTATATTTGTGTGTACTTACATATTCGGTATACCTTAGTGGTGATAAATCAAAAATAGATTTGGTTATTTTGTCTTTAATTAAAACAACAGGTTTATCAAAAGCCTGCCTAATTCCTAGTTCAAATAAAACATTTGGATTATTTGAACTCAAATCACAGATTGCGATTGGAGTTTCTAATATTTTTTGTAGAATATCTTTATGTATTAAATTGGTTTGTTTTACATCATCTGCTCTAATCGGCTTAAACCCTGCATCATTGCAAGCAATTTTAATTATATCTTCATAAACCAACTTAAAATGATCTGGTTCATATCCATCTTGGTCGGCAATAGGCATAATAACAAAACATTCTTTTTCTGGCATATAAAATCGACTCCTTTTTTAAAGTTTTTCTAATACTAATAATTTATATAAAATATCGTCAGTAGTTTTAGATGGTTCTATAACTTCTATTGATTTAAAACTATTGATTGACGAATAATTTACATCTTCAGATAATAATGAACCATACATAACAGGAATTCGAAGAAAAATTTTTGTTCCTTGTTTACAGGTCATTGCTATTCTTTTTAATACTTTTGTTTTTGGTATAACTAAATTTGCTATAAAAATTGTGTCTATATTTGAATAGTTATAATTTATTCCATCTATTATTTCAAAAGCAAGTTTTTGATAATTTAATTTGGTTTTAAGTTCTTTTGCATTAATAATTGCTTCTGGACTATTATCTATTCCAATAATATTTAAATTAGAATATTTTTCACAAACATAGAACAGTGTAATAGGGAACGACCCACAACCGACCATTATAAAGTTATTACAATTTTTCATATATTTATCAAGATTAGAAAATTCGTTTAATATATCTTGGTAAAATTTTTTATTGTAATCTAATGATAAATATTCTTTTATAGAAGAATGATTGTTTGATGTTAAAATATTATCTTTTTCAATTATTTCAATTAGCCTTTCATGAAAACTTTCACAAAATATAAAAAAATCTTTATATTCATGAAAATTTTCTGTTTCTTTAAATTGGTTATATAGCTGTAAGTATCCAGAAGACAGTTTACATGCTTCTTTTAAAAATTCTCTAAAATCATCCATTTGTTTAATAAATTGATTATTATCATCATTTTTTGAATAATCGGATAATAATAATTTATGCAATTCCACTTCTTCGTTTAGATCTTTCATAGTTTTTTTAGATTTTGAAGCCATTTTAAATCACTCACTTTCTATATTTATATTTAGATTATAACATATGTATGACAAAAAAAACAAATTAAATAGTAAATAAATATTTAGAAAAATAAAAGAGAATAAATATATATCCAACTATAAGAGGATTGTTACTGTTTCGGTTGCAGGTAGTTGGATTATGGGGTGAGAAGCTGAAGAAGTCATGAGCTTCAGTATAGTAGATACTCGCACTGCTCTCTCACTCTATTTTAATTGGTTTTGCGAGTGGAAAGCGAGAAATGAATTATGCAAGGAATACCAAATAATCCAAAAGAATTTTTGGAACGAGTTAATAAAATAAGTCCAGAATTTGAGATAACTGGAAAATACACAAAATTATCTGAAACATATTTACGTTGTAAATGTAAGAAATGTGGACATGAAAGAAATTATTCAGCAAAAACATTACTAGAAACACAGCATTGCAGATATTGTGAAAGAATAAAAAGCTATGATGACATATTTAATATATCTGATAATGAATTTAAGAAAAGAGTCCAGTCAAAATATCCAGATTTAAATATTACTGGTACATATAAACATGGACAAAAAGAAATTACATGTATTTGTAAAAAATGCGGATATAAAAATAGAATAAGAACATTATCATTATTAAATGGTTCATATAAATGTACAATCTGTGAAAATGGAAAAGAAAATATTCAAATAGGTGTGAATGATATAAAGTCTATTAATCCTGTCTTGTATGATTGTCTTGTTGATAAATCTATCAATGAAAAATTTACAATAAACAGTAGAAATAAAACAGATTTTATTTGTCCTTCTTGTGGTCAAATAATTAAGAATAAGACAATAGATCATGTTAATAAACGAGGTCTTAAATGTAAATGTCAAGATGGCAATAGTCTTGGTGAGAAATATTTATATCAGGTGTTGAAATCTGTTGATATAAATATAGAGTCTGAGAAATATCTGAATAATAATTATTCTTACAGATATGATTTTTATGGTAATTATAATGACATTGAATGGATATGTGAATTGAATGGTAAACAGCATTATGAAAAATCATTTCACACATTAGGTGGAAGAACCTTAGAAGAAGAAACCAAAAATGATAAAGAAAAACAAAAATATGCTTTGGAACAAGGCATTAATAGATATATCGTAATTAATTCAAAAGAATCTGGTTTTAATCAATTAAAAGACGCTATCATCAATAGCGATTTATCAAAAATATATGATTTTTCAAATGTTAATTGGATTGAATGTTATAGGCAATCATTAATTTCTGATGTATTTAAAGTTGCTGATTTATGGAATAATGGTTATAAAGTAATGCAGATATGCGATATAACAGGACTTGCTAAAAATACGGTAAGAATATTTCTTACTAGAGCCAATGATATCGGATATTGCAAATACGATCATACGCAAAGTACAAGAAAATATGTCAAATGCATAGAAACAGGTGAGATATTTAATTCTCTCAGAGATGCAGAAAGAAAATATAATATAAAACGAGGATATTTATCTGGTTGGTTAAAAGGGAGACATACTCTTCCTGTTGCAAATTATACATGGGAATATATTGAAGAAGAGTCGGTTGCTTAATCGGCTCTTTTATTTATATTGGAATGAAAAGAAAGAAGGTGAAATAATGGCTAATTTAAGACAAGCCAAAACAGATGATGAAATTAAAAAGCTAACTGTAAATTCGGTAAAATCGGCTTACCATGAATTAGCTTTAGACTACAATCATCTTCTTAATTTGGATTATGTATATTGTCCTCATTGTGGAAAATGGAAAACGGTAAAAGCATTTTATTCATCTACAGAGACAGCAAGTGGAATTGAGCATTTTGCATGTAAAGAATGTTTAATAGATATGTGTACTGATAAAGATAAAGATGGAAATCGAATAGACAATAAACAAAAAACTATAAATACATTTAGAAGACTTGATTGGGTATTTATTGATTCTGATTATGAGTCACAAATTAATACATTAGCTGAAGGTGTTGGTGAAAAAAATCGTGCCACGGCAGCACAACAATATATTGTTATGGTTAAATCGCTACCACAGTATAAAAATAAACATTGGTGCGATTCAGAATTAAGTGTTGAAGATGATATAGAAAATAATTCTAAAGATGTAAAAATCGTACAAAAAACATTACGTGCAGCAAAAAAGAGATTTGGTACGGATTATAACAATGAAGAATTGATGTTCCTTGAGAATGAGTATCAAGACTGGATTTCGAGATATGACTGCTCCCAAAAGGCACAAGAAGAAACATTTCAGAATTTGTCAATATTAAAACTTATGAAACGAAATGCAATTAAAAAAGAGGCTTCTACAAAAGATTTAGATTACTCATATCAGCAATGGCTTGATACAGGTAATTTAAAGCCAAAACAAAATACTCTTGATACGTTTTCAGACGCTCAAACGATGGGTACTTTAATTCAGAAATATGAGGAAACACGTCCTCTTCCTGAAATAGATCCAGAACTTGCAGACGTTGATAAAATTGGTACTTATATAGATGCTTTTTATAGAGGTCACGCATCAAAAATGCTTGGTCTGAAAAACAGATTTTCAAATATATATGAACGAGTAATGGCAAAATATACTGTTAATCCACCATCTTATGATGAGGAATCAGATAGTGAAATTCTATTTGATAAGATTTTTGGTAGCAAGGATGATGAATAATTATGGCTACCACAAAGAAAGAAAAGAAAAAGTCATTACAAGAAGTATATCAAGAAAAATCCGAGCGTGTTTTAGAAGGGGTTGCTTATTGGGCTTCATTCTATAGAAAAAATCCACAGCGGTTTGTACTCGAATATCTAAATGTGAAATTAAAGCTGTTTCAAAAAATCTTAATATACATGATGATGGTTAGTACAAACTTTATGTATATTGCTAGTCGTGGTTCTGGTAAGACATGGCTAACTTCTTTGTATTGTGTTGTACGCTGTATCTTGTATCCTGGAACAAAAATCTGTGTGGCTTCTGGGTACAAATCTCAATCACTAGAGGTCATTCAAAAGATAAATGATGACTTTATGAAAAACTATGGATGGGGTTCCGCAAATCTCCGATCTGAAATTTCTGAAATTTCTACTTCTATAAACAATGCTCATGTTGATTTTCGAAATGGTAGTTGGATAAAAATTGTTAGTTCTAATGACTCGGCTCGCCATAACCGAGCAACGCTCATAGTCGTGGATGAATTCAGGATGGTTGATTTAAATACAATCAATACCGTTCTTCGTAAATTCTTAACTGCACCACGTTCACCTGGTTATCTTAATAATCCAAAATATGCTCATCTTCAGGAACGTAATATCGAAATGTATATGTCATCTGCGTGGTATAAGTCTCATTGGAGTTTCGAGAAATTAAAAGCTTACTATGCAAATATGCTTGATGATACTAAACGTTACTTCTGCGTTGGATTACCATATCAATGTGCTATACGAGAAGGTTTATTATCTCGTGAACAGGTCGAGGATGAAATGTCTGAGGCAGACTTTGATCCTACTGCATTTAAAATGGAAATGGGTGCTGAATGGTATGGTGATACTGATGGTGCTTTCTTTAAATTCGATGATATATCACCAAGAAGAAAAATCAGAAATTCTTTTTATCCTCTTGAAATTTATAAAAATCATCAAATTAAAATTCCAGAATTAGTTCCAAATGAAAAACGAATATTATCTGTCGATGTAGCTTTGCTTGCAAGCAAACGTCATAATAATGATGCTGCTGCATTAATAATTAATTCAGCTATTCCAACTGAAAAAAATGATTATATATCAAATATTGTATATGTAGAAACTCATGAAGGAATGACAACAGATGAACTAGGTATTCTTGTTATGAGATTATTTTATCAATTTAATTGTACTGATTTAGTATTAGATACCAATGGTCAAGGTATTGGAATTTATGATTTTATAATTAAACCTCAATATGATGCTGAATATGGTATTACATATGAAGCGATGACTTGTATTAACGATGATAATATGGCTGATAGATGTAAAATCAGAAATGCCAATAAAGTTATATGGTCTATTAAAGCCACAGCAGATTTTAACACAAAAGCTGCAATTGCTTTACGAGCAGGGTTTCAAAATGGCTCGATTAATTTACTTACTTCTGAATTTGAAGCTGAAGAGTTAGTTAAAAAGATTCGTGGATATACAAAAATGACAAATAAAGAACAAGCCATGTTAAAATTACCATATTTACAAACTTCGCTTATGGTAAATGAATTAATAAATCTTGACCATGAAATAAAAGGTACAAATATAAAAATTATTGAAAAGCCTGGTATGCGTAAGGATCGTTTCTCGGCATTAGAATATAATTTTAAAATCACTCAAGATTTGAGCATAAAATTAAAACCTAAAACCCAATCCCCATCCGACATAACAAAATATTTTCATGTCAGAGCACCAAAGAAATCTACTAGATACTCATAGAAAGGAGAAACATGGACGAACAAAAAATAGAAAACTCCTCTTCTACTGTTTCTCCACCCAAGAGAAAACGTGGAAGACCACCTAAAAATAAAAATGTAAATTCTACTTCTAATTCTTCTCAGAAAAAATCATATGAAATAGAATCTAAACCAACAGAAATATTGGTAAAAAATAATGATAAAAAAAAAGAAAATTTCTCATCTCGTCCTCGAATGATTAATTACGAAGAAGCAAAACAGTTACTTCTTCAGGATGTGAAAAAATCAACATCTCGCTCATTTACTCAGTATACAAAATCCCTTGTAAAACAGTATATGCAAAATCCACAGACTAATAAAGATCGTATTCGTGGATTATCACAGTATCTTTTCAGAGCAAGTACTCTGTATCGTAAAATTATTCTCTATTATGCGTGTATGCCTTTGTATAACTATTATGTAATAGAAAAAATAGATTTAACTAAAACATACAATGCAAACAAATCTATGAAAAATTACAATAATATCATACAAAAGTTACAACAGATAAATTTTAAGAACGAATTTGCTCAGATGATTGCATTAGCGATATTAAACGGTGCTTATTATGGTTTTGTATATGATACAGGAGATGGGCTATTCTTTCATTCGTTAGATCCTCAATATTGCAAAATCAAAGGTAAAGATGGTAATGGAAACTGGATTATAGCATTTGATATGTCATTTTTTTCACAGGGTTCAAATTCAGAATTTGTAGAAGGTGTCAATGGTGATACTACAGGTTGTTGGGATGAAATTTTTCAACAAGCTTGGCAAGAGTACCAATCTGACAAGCAAAATAAACGTTATGCAATTCTTCCGACTGAAAGAACTATGTGTTTATTGGCGAGTCTTGATGACGAATTTGATTTATGCTTGCCGTTTTTCTTGGGTATTTTTCTACTTCTTATGGATTGTGAAGATTATGCAGATATTATGGCTGATAAAACGGCTCTTGAAAATTATAAATTGTTAGTCAGTAAAATTCCATTTATGGACGGAAAAGATGCCGCAATTGATGATTTTAAACTTTCTCTCGAATTAAGTGAAGTTTTTCAAGATATGATTGATGCAATTTTACCATCAAATATTGGTTCAGTAAGATCTCCTATGGATTTGGAAGTTGTTGATTTTGAGAAGTCAAATACTACTTCTGATACTGATATGTTGTCAAAATCTATTGAAAATGTCTTTAACAATGCAGGTGCTTCACAATTAGTTGTTGCAGGTGGATCAAGCTCCAACTCTATTGGACTTAAACAGGCAATTGCAAACGATGCTTCTTTAACATTTACATGGGTTTCACGTCTTGAAAATAATTTCAATTATTGGCTAACACAAAATGGATACGATGGATATATGTTCTTCTTTCATAGGCAGACTTGGTATAACAGAGATGATTATATTAATGAATTAAAAGAGTCTGCAACATTAGGTAATAATCCTTTACTTTATCTTACTGCTCTTGGTCAAACTCCTTATGAAGTTGAATGTGGACTTAGAATGTCTATACAAAGTGGTATAAGGGATATGTTAGTACCGTTAAAAACAACCTATACCGATTCTGGTAATACTGGTGGTTCACCTACTAAAAGCGATGACGATTTAAGTCCAGAGGGTGTTGCTAGTCGTGAAGGTGAAAAAAATGAAGGAACTAAAGCAAATGAATAATTAAGGAGAAAAAGGATGAAACAGAATTTTATAAAGACATCGGATTCTGAAACAGCTTCTAAGATGATAAATCTTGGTTTTCAGAAAATTGATGAACAAAATGGTATTTATACTTTTTTGAATACTGGAACAATTCGGTTTTCAAATGATGATATAGATAAAAAGAAAATTCAGTACAGTAATATGCTGAGTATTTAGCCACTCTCTTATTGGGAGTGGCATTTATTATACCAAGAAAGGAGGAAGAAATGCAACATAAATATTTTACAGTAGAAGATTTAATTAGATTCTGTGAACAAAAGAAAATGTATAATTTTTCTTCAAAAGAATCTGGCAAACCTATTGTTATACAGGCAATTCAAGACTTCTCTTCTGCCGATGTTGAAGAAACGTCAGATAATAAGTTATATGCAAAAGTACGTGTGTGTCACACATTACTTAATCGTAACGGAAGTTATATATCAGAAGATTCTATGAAAGCAGCTATGCCTAGTCTTAAATATTCTCCATTGCTTGCAAATATACATCAGTTAGATGATGGAACATGGGATTTTCATTCACATGATTATCACATTGAAAAAGATGAAAATGGTAATGAGACGATTGTATATGATGAAAAACAGGTAGGAACTTTTACAGCAGATGAACCCTATCTCGAATATGACAAAGATATGGATAAAACATATGTTGTTGCTCGTGTAGCTATTCCTGAATCGTACACTCGTTGTGCTGATATTATTCGTGAGAAAAATGGTACGAAGGTAAGTTGTGAACTTATTGTCTATGAGTGTTCTTATAATGCAAAAGAAAAATATCTTCAGTTAGAAGATTTTGAATTTGCAGGATGCACTTGCCTTGGTTCTGAAAAAGATGGGACACCTATTGGTGAGGGAATGCTTGGGAGTAAGATAACTCTTGAAGATTTCAGTGAAGAAAATAACAGCTTAATTAAATTTAATAAAAAAATGGTTGAACTACAAGCAAGGCTTGAAAAACTTGAGACTGCTTGTTTTGACAATAAAGAAAATAATTCTAAGGAAGGAGGAAACGAAAACTTGAATAAATTTGAAGAATTATGTCAGAAGTATGAAAAGACACTTGATGATATCACATTTGATTATGAGAATATGTCCGATAATGAATTAGTCGAAGCGTTTGCAAAAGCATTCGATGAAACCGATTCTACTGATGATGGAAGTAAGGGTGTTGATACTCCTTCTGGCAGTGAAACAACTGCTGATGAAAATGAAGAAGGTGAAAATAATCCTAGTGAATCCAATTCAGATGAGAGTAAAAAAAGTGAAGCTACAGAAGACGAATCAAAGAAGAAAGTTAATAATGCGTTAACAAGAACTTTTGAAATAAGTCATGAAGATATTCGTTATGCTCTTTATAATCTTTTATCTTCATATGAAGAGGCAGATAATGAATGGTATTACATTACTGGGGTATTTGATTCATATTTTGTATATGAAAGTTGGGATGGTGGAAAAATCTACGGTCAAAAATATACAAAAGATAATAATACAGTTTCATATGATGGAGAGAGATACACATTACATAAAACATATCTTACAGATTCCGAATATGCAGAACTTGAGTCTATGCGTTCAAATTATACAGAGCTTAAAGAATTCAAGGAAAATGTAGAAAAGAATGAACTTCATTCTAAGAAAGAGTCTTTGCTCGCAGATGAAAAATATTCTGTTTTATCAGAAAATGAAGCATTTATAGAATTAAAGAAAAACATGGATAATTATTCTCTTGATGATTTAGAGACAAAGGCAAAAGTTATTTTTGCTGATTATGTATCATCTATTGGATCATTTTCTGCCAAACCTGAAGCTTCAAAAAGTCCAGTTCTATTTATGTCCAATTCTAATTCAGAAAAGGAATCCAAAAAGAAAGCACCTTATGGTGGAATTTTTGAGAAATATAATAACTAAAAAATTAAAAAATAATTGATTAGATCGGCTTTATGTCGGTCTTTTTTATTGCAAAAAATAAGGAGGATTTATTAATGGTAAACGCATATTTAAAAGCCGTAGAAAAGCACATTGTTGCAGAATCAACAAATCTTAGTGCAACAAATTATGGCAGACATATTTTTAATGTAAAAGCTTCTGAAGATATCGACAATGGAAAAGTCGTAGATATCGACAAGATGAAGTATGAGAAAAATGAATATTACACAATGGTTGAGCCTACTGCTACTTCTCGTGTAGGTTTAATTCTTTCAGTTGCAGTCGGTGCAGATGAAAAGCCTTTAGCTGCTACTTATGAATACAACTTCTATAACGGCAAGGATGAAATTATGAGGGTATATGAACTTGCAGCAGGTGATAGATTTACTATTTCCGCAAATGGTATCTCTGGAACTCCAAAGGTAGGTTCTGTAATTGAGGCAGAGGGTTACAACTTAAAGGTTGTTGAAGGAGAGTCTACTGCAACATTTAATGCTGAAATCATTGAAGAAATTAAGCGCACAGGTGGAACATTTTACAAAGTTATTGTTCGTAAGAATGGCTAATTAAATAAGGAGGACATACATAATGAAGAAGAATTTCTTAAATTTCAGTGCTGATATTAAGAGTGCATTTGAAAATGATGAAACAAAATATATGGGATTTTCACAGCTTTTAAAAGATTATGCCAAGGGTGAATTTGAGTCAGGTATTTCGAAGGCTGACGCAGACAAGGAAATCAAGGAAACTTTTAGACTTATCATGGGTCTTGATGAAAAGGCTTCTGCAAAAGAAATCCGAAATGCGATTAGACGTAATAAAAATGAGATTTTTGAGGTTATTGAAGATACAATTGAAGATCTTTTAACTTCTGGTTGGCAGGATAACGAATTCTTTAATGATTTTGTTGAAACAAAAAATCTTGCAATGGATGATACAAATGAATTTGAATCAGAGGACAAAACTGTATTAACAGTTGGTAAGCTTTCTGGTAATCATTGGGATCTTGATCGTCAGAGACTTGGTATTAATGAGACATTCCGTGTCCCTACATACTGGGTTGGACTTTCTGTATACGAGGAGTTTGAGCGTGTTATGACGGGTCGTTCAGATTGGTCAAAACTTGTAAATAAGATTTATGAGGCTATGGATCAGTATGTTCAGAGTCTTGTTTATAAGGCAGTGATCTCTGCTGGTACACAGGTTCTCCCTGGTTCAGAGCAGTTTTATAAGACAGCAGCTCTTGATAAAGCAGCTAAGACAACTTTCGTAACAATGATTGAGGATGTTCAAGCAGCTAACCGTGGTGCAGAAGTTGTTATCATGGGTACAAAGACAGCCCTCTCAAGACTTTTTGACCTTGCAGATGTATCTTGGATTAGCGAGGATGACAAGAAGGATCGTAGAAATCTTGGTCGCCTTGGTATCTGGGAGGGAACTCGTGTAGTAGAAATTCCACAGGTATTCGCAAAGAACGATACTTCTACAAAGATGGTAGATTCTAATGTACTTTTAATCATGCCTATAGCAGATAATAAGTTTATTAAGCTTGTATATGAGGGTGATTCTCAGATAAAAGAGGTAACTGATTCTACTGAAAAGAATGATATGACATATGAGTTTAAGTATATGACAAAACTTGGAGTAGGTACTATAGTAAATAGATACTTTGGTACATGGAATATTGTAGCCTAATATTGGCTTTTAAAACGAGAGTTTATATTTTATAGACTCTCGTTTTATTTAGATTGGAAAGAAAGGAATTTATATATGGCAGTAACTAAGAAAGCAACTACAAAGGCAACTACTTCTACTGTTACAGAAACTGAAGTAAAAACAACTAAACCAAAAACATTTTCTCAGACAGATACAATTTTATGTAGGTCTGTAACCCCAGGTTGGCTGGGAGTTCCAGGAAAATCAGGAATGTATTATGTTTTTGCCAACTATGGAGATGAAACAGAAATAGAATATGGAGATCTTTTTGCATTAAAAAATAGTCATTCAAGATATATTTATGATCCTTTATTTGTCATTGAAGATGAGGAACTTTTAGAAAATCCTCGTTGGAAAGATATATCTGAATTTTATTCAGATAAAGTTTATGGAATGGATGATATTAATAATGTATTAAATAAACCTAATAATGCTTTTAAAAATACACTTACAACACTTCCAAAAGGCTTATTAAAAGCAATTACTGTAGAGGTTGCAAAGCGTATTGAAGATGGTACTTTTGATTCTATTAGAAAAATCAAAGTTCTTGATGAAGTCTGTGGTACAGATTTCGGAAAAATGATTAATACGGCTGATTAAAAAGGAGGTAAAATATGCCTTCTCTAAACTATGAAGATATATACAAAAGAGCATTAACAATGATTAATGATCTTGAACTTGCAACTTATACAGAGGAAGATTTTTATAGTGTTCTCTGTGAATGGCTGCATACAACTGCTTCTTTTCCACTTCTTAGGAAAAAATTCAGTACTTATTCTTTTGATGATGAAATAATGAATATTAATTTTACATTAACAAACAGCGTAGATGATTTCTATGATTCCGAATTTGTTAAAACTATTTTGGCAAAAGGAATAATCATAAATTATTTCCCATCAAAATTAGAGAATACAAAGAATTTGGCAACTATGATTGGTGGCAAGGAAGAGAAAAAGCTTATAGATAATTATTCAAAAAATATGGAAAGGCTCACACAATTAAAGCGTGAATGGGAACTTGAATTGTCTCGTCATACTTATTACTTTGGTGAGTATGGTGGTTCTAATGGATAAATTAGTTCCACATAAATATGGAGAATTTAAAATTTCTCAAGTTAATTACTATAAGCAGAAATTACGAAAAAAAATATTCTGGTTAGTTTTATATACAGATAAAAACACAAAAGCTGATTTTGAAAATATAGATGTTGTGGAATATCATAAAAATCTATTATTTGAGATTTCTAACTGTAATAAACTACTACTCTATCCAAAAGATTTTGTAGAAATTATTAACAGTCTTGAATGTGCATTGTCTGTATTACAGTCAGAAAAATTTAATTTTAACAAATATAAGAAACTTGTATTTGATGCTGGGGCTTTGCTTCAGAGAATGAAAGTTGGTGATGAGTAATGTCTGCATATGATTTTTACCAACGAAAAATGAAAGTTAATGGAAACTCTAGTGGGAAGAATTGTTCCACCCTTGGCGAAAAATTAAAATCTGATTCAGATAAAATCATGGAACTTACGTGGAACAACGATCTTGCAGCAAAGACTTGTTATATCTACGACCATTTTCATGACGACTTCTTCACAGATGAACATGGAATTACACGTTCACTTGCTGAAGGTATGACATATGAAAATACCAATAAGACAAAGATTGACGCAAAGTTTATTATCAAATCTTATCAGTCAATGGATAAAGACCAAGTGGAATACTATCTTATGTTTCGTCCAAGTCAGCCTGTAAGATTCAATGAAGGTGATGCCCTTTACTATTATGAGACTGATTTTAGGAAACACTATGGAGCGACATTTCCAATAGGACTTTTCGTGGATGTTCCAGATGATAGAGGGATTTATCATAAGTGGATTATCTGTCGTGATGAACCTGCAAATCAGTTTCCAAAGTATTTGATTTTACCAGTAAATTATGAACTTACATGGATTGAAAAGAATAATGATAAACGTATCAAGAGACGTATGTGGTGTTGCTTAAGACAACAGAATTCCTACACTATAGGCACTTACACTGACCGATATTTTACACACACAGATAATCAGAATAAGATATGGTTGCCAATGAATTCTATTACAGAGAAGTTTTGGTACACTTCTGAAGATTCTAAAAATATGCGAGTTGTAGTAAGTGCTTTAACAGAACATCCTACCGTATGGACGGTGACTAAGGTTGAAAATTCAATGCCATTTGGTATTCAAAAGCTTACTATATATACGGCATTTTGGAATGAGCATACTGATTATGTTAATCTTGAAACAGGCGAAATGTATGCGGATTATTTCGATTCAGAAATCACCCCAACAGATCCAGATACTAAACCAACTCCATCACCAGTTACAAATATCTTGGCTACGATTACTTCATCAGCATCAACAATTAAAGTTGGTGGCTCTTATCGAACACTTAATATCAAACTTTCAAATAATTCTGGTGAAGATGTTACTGATACATTTGATAGTAAATCAAATTTTGATTGGCACTTTGAAATAGATGATGAAGAATATAAAAGTATTATCAGAAACGACATTTCTTTCTGCCAAATGAAAATAAAGTTTCCTGATGATTATGATTATGTTGGTAAGATTCTGACTATTTACTGCACTATTACAAATGAGACTATTACAATTGAAAGTAATAAATTACAATTAGAAATAACAGATTAAGGAGGTAATATGATAGAAGATAAAATAGTATCTAAAACTGATTTGCTAAATAAACTCCGAGCATATAGAAAAACTCCTGATGACGATAATATTGTTTACAAACAAAAAATTAAAAAGGCATTATTGTCCAATCCTTATCTGTTATATGCTCTTAATGAAAAAGATTTAGAATCCGAACTTTTTAATGATAAGGGAAATATAAATTGGGAATGGGATGAAAAAAATAAAAAATATGAACCGCTTGGAGAATGGGATAGATATTTTGGAAGCAATTCAAATATCCGTCCTTTTTTATTTATTCCAGATACTCAAACGGAAGTAAAACATTATATATGTTATCAAGTTGGTTTTGATGAAATTCCAAGATATTCTCAAATAAATAAAAATACAGAAATAACATTCACAATATTTGTTCATGGAAATGACCGTATGGATAAACTTACAGGCTTGCCTCGTCATGATTTAATAGCTTCTATTATACGAGAACAATTTAATTGGTCTAATATCTTTGGATTACAGACAAAATTAATCTCATCTAAAGAATCTATGACAGATAATAACTATGTAGTAAGAACATTGGTATTTCAGATTTATTATGATATTAATGGAATTACATATAGCCCGTTTGGTGAGCAATCGTATATAAGGAATAACGAATCTTGGCAATAGGCAAGGAAGAACATTATGAGAATGATGAACTAAAGATATATCGTGGTGAAGATTTTATAGTTCAAAAACATATTATCTTGCATCAACCTACATTGGGTGAAATATGTGATTTTTCAGAGAAAGATTATTATTCAATGTTGTATAACTTTACAGCTACGCCCCAATCTTTAAAAGTACAATTATGGGAAGGTGGAATAGATTATACTGAAATACAACCATTTCAATTATTCTATACACTGCTCTATAAAGCATTCCCAATTAAAAAAACTTCTATTATATTTGGAGATTTAGATTTTTCTAAATTTCAGGTTCGACAAAAAGAAGATGATGATTCAATTTTTTTGTATCAAGCAATTCCTACAGGGAATATCTATGAATTAATTGGTAGTAATATAAAAGGTAAAAAGTTACATCATTTTACAAGTTTAATTGATGCTGCAAAATTCGTTAATACAGATGAAGATACTTTAATAAATCAATTATCAGAAGATAATAGATTCGGCAATTATATCTTCGATGAGGTATCTTTAGAACCAGTAATAATAGATGAATTTACCTATAATATGATAATTGATTATCTTTGCAAAACACATTTCATTGAAAGAGATTTTAGAATTCCAGCTAATAATTCTACTAAAATGGTATTAATAGAAGATGCAAAAGAAGAAATGGAACGAGCAAAAAATAAAGAATATCATTCTCAATTAAAAAATATGATATCCGCTATGATCAACTCAGAAGGATTTAAATATAATCATGAACAAGTTTGGAATATGAAAATTAATGCGTTTATGGATGCAGTTAAACGTATAGGAAAAATTAAAAATGCACAATTATTGTTGCAATCTGGCTATTCTGGTTTCGGAATAAGCTTTGATGATATAGACAAAAAACAAATAGATTGGCTTGGAGAACTCGACTAGAGTTCTTTTTTTATTGCCACAAAATTATTAAGGAGGAATAAAAATGGCTAACTTTAACCCAAATGAATTAATTCTTGAGAAAATTAGAGCCGTAGAGGAATATGATCCTGCTACAATGGAGCTTACTGGTAGATATACACAGGTCGAAGATCCATCACTTAAGACAAGCGCTGATGGTACAGATGTTACTGATGCTATGGGTACACCAATTCAGACATTCTATCAGGCACAGAAAGGTACATTTGATTTCACTAACTCACTCTTTTCTCTTGACCTTGCTGCTTCACAGTTTGGTTCAACAAAGGCTGTAGCTTCTGATACAAATAAGATTAAGATGCCTGTATCTGAGACAATTGCAATTGGAGCTGGTGCAACTGTAGAGCTTAAATATGTTCCAATTGGTACAAAGGGTGCAGAGGTTAAGTATGTTAAGGTTATTAATGACAATAACACATTCGGTAAGACATATACTGTATCTGCTACAAAGGGTGAAGACAAGTTCACTATTGATGCAGCTAATAGAACAATTACTCTTCCAGAGGGAACAACTGGTCGTGTATTTGTAAACTATGAGAAGGAGACAGCTACAGCAGTTCAGGTAATTAAGAGAACTGATGGTGTACCAGAGGTTAAGACACTTCTTATCCATGCAATCTTCCACGATCCATGTAATAAGAACCTTGTATATGCTGGTGTTATCCGTTGTCCAAGAGCACAGATTGATCCATCAAGCGTAGAGCTTTCTCTTAAGTCTGATGGTAAGCATCCAGCTTCTTATGTTCTTAATAAGGAGTACTGTGCTGAGGATGGTAAGCTTTTCGATATCTTAGTATCTGAGGACTAATTTAAAAAATAAGAGTGGTTGAAATATACCACTCTTATTATGAAAGGAATTATTATATGTCATTAGAAAATAACGCAATTTGCACAATATGTGGAAAACCTTATAGAGTTTGTCATACATGTCAGAATATTAAAACTTATACTCCTTGGAGAACAGTAACTGATACTCTTCCACACTATACAATTTATCTTGCGATTTATGAATATAATAAAACAAAAGATAAAGCAAAAGCAAAAGAAGAATTATTAAAATGTGATTTATCCGAGTTGGATAGTTTTGATAAAGATATTAAAAAGGTCATTAATGAAATTTTAGGAGATAATAAAAAGACAGTTAATACTACTCCTAATAAAGAACAGACTTCGAAAACTGATAATAAGTTGGTACAGAAGAAATGATTATATTGAATAGTAAGTTAAATTTTTTAATTGTATAGGGTTACGCATTTACTATTCAGTATTTTGTGTAGCCCTATTTTTTACGTTTATTAAACAATATATAAACAGAATGGAGTGAACGGATATTAAAGAATATAGTGACGTATTTAATTGGGAATACGATTCAGAAGATGTAATTTACATTCCTAATATGACTCAAAATTGTATGTATTTAAGTTCACCTTTGTCACGAGGGAAATTAGTTGATATTTTTCCAGGCAGAAATAAACGTGTTGTTTTTGCCTGGCTAAAATCAAAAGAAATAAATGAGTTATATAAAGAATGGAATAGTAAGAAAATTGATGAAGAGGAGGACTAATCAATGAAAGATTTTTTAGGAAGCTTAGATTGGATGACACTGCTCTCTGCTATTTGGACAGTAATTTTAGTTCCAATTGGAACGCAAGTTTATAAATATTTGAAGACAAAGAAACTTGATAAGTATGCTGATATCCTTATTAGAGAAGTAAAGAATGCAGTTAAATGTGTGTATGAGACTGAGGTAAAGGATATAAAAGGTACATCTGATTGGACAGACGAGAAAAAGCAAGAAGTTTGTGAAATTGCAAAGGCAAAAGCTATTCAGGCATTAAACAAATCAGTTTATGAGTGCTTGAAACAGGCAAATAGTGACTTCGATGAATATCTAAATAGTTTGATTGACACGAGTTTGTACGATCTAAAACATGAAAACTAAATAACTAAATATAACAATTTAGAGACTCAAAAGAGTCTCTTTTTTATTACAGAAAAATATGGAGGTAATTACAAATGGCAAGTTATAACATACATGGTGGGCATAATCCTAAGGGTAAAATTGCTTGTGGTGCTGTTGGATTACTTGATGAATCTGAACAGGATCGAATCATAAAAAATAAAGTTATCTCAATTCTTAGAGCAAATGGACATACAGTATATGATTGTACTGAAGATAATGGTACATCGCAAAGTGATGTACTTAAAAAGATTGTTGCAAAATGTAACGTTCACAAAGTAGATCTTGATGTATCTATCCACTTTAATTCAGGAGCAAACGACACAAATGGAAATGGAACTACTACAGGTAGTGAAGTATGGATTTATAAAAATAGTTCCTCATCAAAAACAGCAGCTCAGAGAATTGTAAATAATTTGGCTTCTGTTGGATTCAAAAACAGAGGTATAAAAACAAGTACTGGATTGTACGTACTTAGAAAAACAAAATCACCTGCTTTACTTGTAGAGGTTTGTTTTGTAGATGATAAAGATGACTACAATTTATATATTAATAACGTAGATAGAATAGCCAAAGCTATTGCAGATGGAATCGTTGGTGCAACACTTTCTAGTGGGAACAATGCTCCATCTACGCCTAATCCAACTCCTACAACTACTAATCAGTTGTATAGGGTTAGAAAATCATGGTCTGATGTAAAATCACAGACTGGTGCTTATAAAGACATAAGTAATGCAAAAAGAGAATGTCCAAATGGATATAGTGTATTTGACTCCAATGGCAATGTTGTTTATACCAATGGAACAATTCAAGCAACAAATACTGCTCCAACTGTAACAGCTAAACCTAGTGCGCCTGCAAGTTCATCTTCTACTACAAGTAAATATTATCTTGCAAATGCAAGAGTAAGAGGTTGGCAATCTGCAATGAATAAAGGGTTTGATCTCAAAGGAAATAATAAACTTGTTGTAGATGGTAAATTTGGAGAAGCTTCACAGTCATGTGCTTCAAGCCATAATCTGTGGAGTGGACAGAAACACAACTGCCCGACAGCAATCAAGTGGCTCAGAAAAACATTACATGATACATACAGATTTACAAAATTACCAATCACAGGTAAATGGGATGCATATCTCACAACATGCGTAAAAGTATTTCAGAAGAATCGTGGACTCACTCAGGATGGTCGTGTTGGACTTGTTACGACTTATTACTTGTTAAAAGGGTGAGCGTGTAATATAAATGGACGAGATAAAAGCATTAATAAATTTAGATTTTCCAACCGTCATCTTGGGTGTATTTATTATCATCTTAGGAATTGATAAGATAATATTTTTACTTCAGAAAGCGAAGAAAGCTTTACGTGTAAAACTTGGTTATGAAATTGATAAAGAGACTCTTGATAAAAGAATAGCCACGCTGGAAAAACATGATAACTGGCAGTATAAAGAGATAACCAAAATTTCTCAAGGAATAGATGATATTAAAAATTCTTTAATTAAAAAAGAAATAAAAGATAAGGCAAAAACTGTTGCTACCCTTAGAAGTCAATTATATGATTTACATAGTAAATTTGTTGAACAGGGATATATTGATAAATCAGGACTTAAAACTTTTACAGAATTAGGTTCTATTTATGAATCCGCAGGTGGTGATGATATTTATCACGATAAATTAAAGCCAGAGGTTTTGTCGTTACCAATTAAAGACGAAACCTAATATTTTTATTATACCATAAAATCCAGTAATTTAACTTATGAATTTCTTTCTTATTATATATGTATAGAAAAACAGATTATACACAGACTAAATACATGAAGAATGAAATAGGTAGATATAGGTATCAACAGAATATGTCAATATCAGAACTTGCGAGACGCACAGGACTATCAGCAACAGCAATATCTAATCTCGAAAACGGATATACTTCTGATATACTACTCTCTCATGCGATATCTTTATCTCATGCATTACATGTTGATTTGTACGATTTGTTTTGTATTAAAAGATAAGGAGAATTGGTATGGAGAAAACATTTTACAACGTGATCTGTGAAGAATTGGAATTATTAGGAGGTAAAGTAATTCATATTGATAAGAACTTTGGAGATATGAATGAAGTACATAATTGCGTAATAAGTAATATAGGTAAATATCCTAATGCACATTGGGAACTACGACCTATCACATTTAGAATTTAATATTAAAGGAAAGAGCAGTTTCTTCAGAGGCTGCTCTTTTGTTATGTAAGGAAGTGAATGGGAATAGCAAAAGCTAAATCGAAATATCATGTAGATATTTCAGAACAAGGTAAGAAAAATCGAACGTATAAAGGCGTGACCTACGACAGCCTAACGGAGCTTAGATTTTTGCAAGAATTCATTGAGCCTAGGATGAAAAGTGGAGAAATATTATCATATGAACGTCAAGTAGAATATGTTCTTCAAGAAAAATTTAAATATAATGGAAAGACAATTCTACCAATTAAATATCGAAGTGATTTTAATGTAACATGGGCTGATGGTACTTTGCAGGTTTTCGATGTAAAAGGAAATCCCGATTCTATGTCGTTACTTAAAAGGAAAATGATGTGGTGTAAATATCCAGAGGCAAATCTTACATTTATATGCCGTAATTTAAAATACGGTGGATGGGTAGAATTTGATACTTTAAAGAAACTTCGTAAAGAAGCTAAGAAAGCAAAATCATGACAGATGATGAGATACATAAGTATCTAATAAAACATAACTGGGCTGTTAATTCTCATGAGTTTATTTCAATCATGAACGAAAGCCCTCAGATAGAACGTACTGAGTATTATAGTCAAAATGATATATTAACTGTTTACACTCATGATCATGTATTTTCATGCGAGTGGGTGTTGAATAAGATAAAGGAATGAAAGGAATATTAATTATGGAAAAGATTACAATTAAAAATTTTATAGATGAGTACAATAAACGTAGCACAGCTACCATGAAAGATGAGTACATACGTGACTATATCGAGATTACAAAGTATGTGCCATTTACTCAGAAGTTAGTAAGAGCTAAGAATCTTATAAAGGCAACAATGATAGATTCTGATGGAAATTTTGCTGCTAATTCAGCTTTTAACTATCTCTTTTTCGTTAAGACAATTATTGAGGACTACACTAATCTTATATCAGAGTCGCCAAGTTTTGCAGATGAGTATGATATGTTAAAGAGTTCTGGATTTCTTGATAAGCTAATGATTAGTACTGAGACAACTCGTTCATTAATCGATCCGTCAGAGTTATCAGAGTTCAAGTCGCTTTGTGATATGGTTGTAAAAGATCAGTATGATAACGAGTATGAAATTCATTCGTTTATCAAAAATCAGATTACAAAAATTGAGAAGCTTGGCACTGTTGCGCTTGATAGTATATCTGGTGCAATTAAGGAAAGCATCGGAAATCTTGATGAGGAGACTCTAAATAAGTTAATAGAGAGTTTTGAGAGATTAGGAAATAAGAGTGCTTTCAAAGAGGTGTAAAAACTTATATGATTATCAGACAGAAAAAGAAACGATATAATCCAGATACAAAACGCAGAGAAGAATATTTTGATGATAGAGAATTTCATTCTTTACAAGAGATTAAGGATTATTGCGTAAATGAAACTAATTATATATTAATCAGTGATAGTGTAAAGTTTGTATTTACTATTATGGATACAAATGAAGATGTGGAAATAATTGGTTCATGGAAACGAAGTGATGATGATTTCTATTATGTGATATTAGATTATTGGTTTTAAAAATCGAAAAAGCCACGACTGGTTTGCCGTGGACTTTTTCATTCTCCTTTCAATCCTTGTGTCTTTCTAGTCCTTATAGAAAGAGCACCTAATATCTATACCTCTGAACAGTGCTAACTTCACACGAATGTCTTTCATGCGGTGGTGTCGCACATAAATCCAAACAGGAAGTAAGACGATCAGAAGTACGGTGATGAATAAAATTGCTATCATCAATATGCTCCTTTCTATGACGCAAGTCATGTATCTTTGTGGAGAAATTGTGTTTCTCATCTGATAATAATGCATAACGGATTGTGCCACTTTTGCACACAATCTACTATCAGACAAATTAATTATAGCACAAGGAATGGAAATTATAAATAGGCTCTATACGTGTTATAGCGTATAGGGTTTTTCTTATGGAGAGTTAAGTGATTATACACTGCTCTCCTATTTTAGTGTAAAAATAGTGAAATTATAGTGAAATTTTGGAGGTGATTGGAATGGCAAAGATAAGCCCAGAGTTGAAGAAACAACTACATGCTATTGCACAAAAACAAGCAGAAAAGATAGCAAAAGAATTTGAAGATAAAATGACTGAACATTATAGAAGTGTTCTTGATTGGTATTATGGAGAGCCATATCAGACGAATCCTCCACACTATGATAGAACGGGCAATTTAAGAAATTCATATATTCCATATTTTAAATCTACTAATTCAAGTGTGATTAGTGGAATTGAGATATCTGGTGAAAGTATGAATGACTATGGTAAAAAATCAAGAATTTCTGGTGAAGATTATGTAAGCAAATTCTTTTTTAATCCATTAGGAACTTGGCATGGTGGTGATTGGCATGGCGGATATGGTGTGCCAGCTAATTTCAATGCATATAACGAAATGGTTAATTTTTACAAATATATAGTAAAAGATTTTAGAAAGAAATATGAAATATAGGAAGGAGAAGTTAAATGGTTGAAGAATTAAAACTTGCCATAAAAATTGATGATGCAACTATTGAGCAATCACTATTGAAACAGTTTGCTAATGCACAAAAAATGGCTGACAAAGTTGTTCTCGATTTCAAAAATGTAAACTTCGATGATAAACAGATTGAAGCTAAATTTAAGGAAATGCAGAAGAAGGCAGGTCAGAATCCGATTGATTTTAGCATTAGTGGTAATACACTTGATATGCTTGGTCAGATTGATAAAAGACTTACTGAGATATTCAGTATTGGAAAAGGGAAATCATTTATTGACTCCTCTTCTACTGTTGCTGATATAGGCAAGATAGAGAATAAAATAAATGAGCTGAATAAAAAAATCAACACATCATTTGATACAAAAAATAAAACAGAAGCATATAACCAATTAAAGAAATATGCAGATGCTTTTAAGGATTATTATAATAATGAAGAAGCAATGGCTTCAGAATCTGGTACAAAAGCCGCTTATGCATATTATAAAGCTTATGAAGAAGCTTTAAAAAAAGAAGTCGCTCAAAGTAAATTAGAAAAAGTTACTGTTGATTTTGATATTAATGATAAATTTTTTGATAAAAATAGAATTGTTTCTGATAGAATTAAAGAATATGCAAATTATAAAAAATATGGTAGTGATAATGATTTACTAGAAGAAATTTCTTCTCTTAAAAATAAATTGTTTGATTTTAATTCCGCATATTCTCAAGTGAAAGAAAAATTAGGACAAGCCGCAATTACACCTGAGATAATAAAGAGTGTAGAACGTTATGTTGAATTGTTAGATAAAGCTCGTTTTTTAGAGCAATTGAACGATCCTGATGATAATGATACTATTAAATCACATAGAGCTATGGCACAAGTTAGTCTTGATGATGCTCTTTTTAATGCTCAAGAACAGAGTTATAAGTATACTAAATCATTAAGACAACAAGAAGAACAACTTACTTCCACTGTTGAAGCTGAACAGAAATTAGCAGAAGTTCAAAAGGAAACAACTTCTAATTCTGTTACTTCTGATAATTCTCAAATTGAAGAATTAAAATCTGATATTCAAGAGGTAAAAACTGAACTCGGTGATGTGAAAGACAGAATTTCTTCTATTGAATCGAATGGTTTTGAAAATGTACGAGAAGATGTTGAAAAGACAAAAGAATCTGTAAAAGAACTTAACAGTGAACTTACAGAAATAAAATCTAACCTCTCTTCTGCTCCACAAGAATCGAATATTTCATCTGGTTCTAATCCTGCTATTGAACAGCAAAATAAATTACAGGAAGAGTTAAAGGAAACTCAACAGCAAGCAGAAGAGACAAAATCTGCATTAAATGATTTATCAAATATAAAAGGTCTAAAACATTATACAGATGAAGTTTTTGATAAATTCGACAACAATATGTTTGGTTCTGGTATTGGAGAAAATAGACTTGGTAAAGCAGCCTATTTCTTCGATGAAAAGAATTCATCTGATTGGGAAGCAATTGGTGAGTATAGTAAATACCTAACCACATGGTCTGCTGAACAAGTTAAGATATTTGACCAAACTCTCGGTTTTACAGAGAAACAAATTAATCAAATTATTAAAGAATTCTATTCAGACGTTGATGAAGACATTCAAGAAGATTATAAATTTGATTTAAAAAATATTATGGACGAGGATCTATATGAATTTAAATCAAAATTTGGAATTGAATTACAAGATGTAATGGAATCTCTTGGATATGATGCTCTCAAAACTAATTCTGGTGAATATGCTTTTTATAATACAGATAAGCTTGTTAGAGAAGTTCAAGTATATGATCAAGAAGCCAATAAAATTATTGACATTAATAATAAAGTAAAAGAATCAATAAAAGAAACTTCTTCCGACCAAACGAAAGACGCATTTCCTAAGACTTCTGAAAACTTAGAGCAGGTTGCACAATCTGAACAAAAAGTACAGCAAGAAGCTGTGGCAACTGACAAGGCACTTGATAATATCAGTTTTACTCCTAATACAGAGGGTTTTGAAGATATAATTACCAAGTTTGGAATACTTCGTGAACAGGCAGAACAAATTACAAAGATAGTTAAGACCACTAAGCAAACTGCTGATGGTACACCAAATATTTCGTATAAGGCAACATTAAAAAATGGCAGTTCTTATTATCTTGGTGAGAATAGTACACCACAAGTTTTAAATGCAAGTGAAACAGTATATGATGCAAAAGCAGATAACGCAAAGAAACTTGAGCGAGAAAAACAGATTTGGAACGAACTTACGACTTCTCTTGAGAGATATGCTACTATTCAGAAAAGAATTGCAAGTAATAATGCTTTGAGTACAGATAATGAGGAGGCAATAAAACTTCTCGAACATATTCATGAATTACAGAGAAATGATATTCTTCCAACAGAGAAATTAACTGCTTCTAACGAAAAATTACAACAGATAAATCAGGCTGTTACAGATTTAAAAGCAAAACTCAAAGAATCTACTCTTGATTCTTTACAAGGTTCTATTGATAAGTATCAGAAAATCTATGATCAAAGAAAAACCTATTCTTCTGATTTTACTCCAAGTGAACAATATACCAAAAATTTAACTGAACTAAATACAGCAATTGGAAATCTTGTAGAGTATAGAAACACATTAAAAAATGTTAGTGAAGTTACCGTAGAACAAGAGGCTGAATTAAAAGGATTGGTTACGGCATGTGAAAAAGCTTCTGATTCTTTTAAGTCACTTTCTGCCTCTGAAAAAGGTGCAAGCCAGATTGCCATTGATAAATTAGTTCAGAGAATTAATAAGGATTTAGATGAGTGTACAAATTACTCTAAGGAAGCAAAACTTGGATTAAGAGCGTTGCGAGATGAATTAGAGTCTGCCAATCCAAGGAATCTTAAAGAGATTACATCTGAAATCATTAATATTGAAAATGCAGAAATCAAAGCTGGTCGTGCTGGCAGAAGTTTCTTTGATACTTTAAAAAATAGCGGATTCCATCAGATTGCTGCTCAGATGGCAGGTATGTTTGGGCTTTATGATGCTATTAATCTTGGAAGGCAAGCTATTTCAACAATCGTAGATCTTGATGATGCTTTGCTTGACTTAAAGAAAACCACATCAATGTCTAGCACTGAATTAAATAATTTTTATTATAGTGCAAATGATGTAGCAAAGCAAATGGGTGTAACTACTAAATCTATTATTGAGCAAGCTTCTGCTTGGTCAAGACTTGGATATAGTTCAAATGAACAAGCTACAGAAATGGCAAAATTAAGTTCAAAATTTGCTTCTATATCTCCTGGTATGGATACAGATCAAGCCCAAGAAGGTATGGTCAGTATTATGAAGGCTTGGCAGATCAATCCTGAAGATGTTGAAAAAGAAATATTAGATCCTATAAATCAGTTGGGTAAAATTATTGCCCGAACATACAGTAATGTATGGTGCTATCAAAAAATAGCATAGTAGATAACTATATCGGTTAAACGATGGAGACATTGCAGACCGAGGAAAGACTGTAATATTATTTTATTATTCATATATGGGGATATATGAATAAATGGAAAAATTAAAAATAAAAAATAAAAGATTAGCAAAATATTTATATTCTCTTGGATTTGATAGAGAATGTGGATTCGATAAAAATGAATATTGGTTATTTTCAAAATCAAGTGAATTAGATGAATCACTTGATTTTTATTTTTATATGAGAAAGAAAAATAGAAAATAATTCAACATAAGGAGATGTTATTATGACAAAAGAAAATTTTAAAAAATTAGATAAAACAAAAGATATATATTGCGAATGTTGTCAACAAAACAAACCAACTTCATCATTTAATTATAGAAATATTAAAACCAATATAAGAAGTGCAAATAGATGTAAAACTTGTGATTGGTTTTATAGAAATCATGATGGCAACATACCTATAATTGAAGGATTTACAGAAGATGAAATTCGTACTACGGTTACTTTCATGTTAGAAGATGATGATATTTATATAAATACATTATCAAAAATGTTAAATAGAAATATCGAAGATGTAATAAATTTAATTTATAAATTGAATTTAAAAAATATTCATGTAAAGGTAAAATCAAGTTGTGAATGTTGCGGAAAGGAAATCGAAGATTTTTTGAGCGTATACTTAAAAACTCAGAACCCATATTGTTCATTAGAATGCTATTGGAAAGATAAAACTAATAAAATTGGTAGTGGAGAAAATAGTCAATTTTACAATAGAATTGAAACGACATGTACGAATTGTGGCAAGAAGATAAAAATAATTCCTTCTAAATATAATATGTTAAATAGTTTTGGAGATAATCATAATTTTTGTTCCCATGAATGTTATTCAGAATATAGATCAAAATATTATATAAAAGATAAAGCGTCTATGTATCATCATGAATATACTGAAGAAGAAATAGAAAGGAATAAACTTCGTGTTTTAAATTCATTAAATAAATCAGATAGATTGGAAACCGGGATTCAAAAAATAATTGACAATATGTTATTAGAAAATAATATAACTTTTGAACGAGAAAAAGTGTTTGACTATTATTCAGTCGATAATTATTTACCATGTTGTGATGGAATAATAGAGGTGATGGGTGATTATTGGCATACATCTCCCTTAAGATACAATGAAGATAAATATCTAATTAATGAAATGCAACAAAAACAATTACATAGAGATAAAATAAAATACTCTTATATAATGAATCATTATAAAATTCCAATTTTATATTTATGGGAAACAGATATAAATAAAGCTCCAGATATGTGTTTGGAATTAATAAAAAAATATATACAAAATAATAAAATTCTTGGAAACTATCATTCTTTTAATTGGCAATTAGAGAATAATAATTTATCCATTAAAAGAGATGTTATTATACCATATCAAGATATGTCTGTTAATGAATACAGACGATTAATAAAAAAGAAAGTAGGATAATCCCCATCCTTAAAATAATATTACAGAATCCGTAACGACTACAGGATACATATGGTAACATGTGTATTGAAGTTATCCATCCTATATTAATTATTATAATAGGATGTAATATATAGTCTGAACTCACGATATAATCTAATAATGAAACGTGAGACATAGCCAGAAATGACTATGCGCCATATTAATATTATGGTTAGTACCATTTAATAATGGGAAAGTAACAGATTGAATAAATTTGCCGAGAGTAACAATGATATTGTAGAAGGTATGAAACGTTCAGCCGCAGCTCTTGCAGCAGTTGGTACTGATTACAAAGATGCTTATAGCTTATTTACAGGTGTCCAAGAGGTTCTTCAAAATAGTGAGGTGGCAGGTCGTGCTCTTCGTTCAATTTCAATGCGAATTCGAGGTTATGACGAAAATAGTGAGGATGGCTTTGAACAAACTGATGATGAACTTAAGAATATTACTGGTGATTTAATTGATCTTACCAAAACAGCACAACATGCGCAAGGTGTATCAATTTTTAAAGAAGGTTCTACAACTGAATTTAAAAGCCTTGTAGATTATTTTGGAGAAATTCATGATATTTGGGATGAGATGTCTCAGAAACAGCAAAATGACTTCCTTCAGAAAGCGTTTGGTAAGACACAGGCACAAGCAGGTGCGGCACTTATCCAAAACTATGACGCAGTTAAAGAGGCACTTGCTGAAATTGATAAAAGTGCAGGCAGTGCAGACAAAGAGATGTCAACTGTAGAGCAGACACTTTCATATAAAATTAATGCTCTTAAAGAAACTTGGGTTGGCTGTGTTCAACAAATACTTGATCGTGGAGATTTAGGTATTGCAATAAGTGGTCTTAATGGCGTGTCAAAAGTTATTACTGGATTAATTGATAATGTAGGATTACTTAAGACAGCAGCTATGGGAGTCGCAGCAGCACTATCATTTAAAAATGTCGGTGGGAATAAAATGCATTTCCCGATGAATATACTCGACAACATACATAATTTACTTTGGATACAAAGGTTTAGAGTATGTTATCCGTGAGATACACGGTGATAAACACCCTATAACGTCTGAATAGACTTGTATGCCATAAACATACAACTGGGAATTACGTCAAACTCACACTACTCTCCTATTTTGGTAACAAATTAGGCTATAGTGACAATGTGTGAACTCGTATGGTCAGGTCGGAAGCTTCCTTATTATAAGGAATAACCGCCACAGTAATGCTATGGGTGAGATTCAGTATATGAAATGATACTGATGAGAATAGACATTCGGTGCTATTATGGATCGTAGCCATAAAATTATGAGTTAGGAACTTATCTCCTACTTCTACGTTAAGTTTGAACCAACTGTTCCTTGGTAGATAAGATGGAACAAAAAGAGAATAATAAAATAGGAACTGCTCTACTCAGTCCCTACTTCATTTCGCTCGTGTAAATCAACTTCTAGTGAAGCATCTTTGCACTGAGCTTTTGCATGTACATCTTTATATTTTGTAACTTTATTTACTATGTATCGGATTAGCCCACAGAGAGCTAACACAGCTTTATATAAAAGCCATGCCACGAATCCAATCAGAGTACATATCATAAAGAAAGCGACTACATTATATAAAGAGTCACACTCAACAGCATATTTAATTACATCCATGATAGCCACCTCCTATTGTTGTCATTGTTTTTGAATGTCATACTATAGGTTGGTGACTGTTTGAGGATCACCGTTTAAAAAATGGAAGTGACCACACTTCAATAACGCTGTAAGTGTATTATATATCAAATTGGAATATTCTGGTAGAGAGAACATATATTCCAAGCAAATCTCGATTTCAATTAAAAAAATAAAAATGACACTACTCTATTTTGAGCAATGCCATTTTGTAAGGAATATATCTTGCTTGATATAAACATATCATAGCATATATTCTGTTATTTGCAAATACTTTTTCTGTTTCAAACAGAGAATAATAAAATAGAGAGCAGTCGTGATGACCTGCCCTCAATTATGGAAAAAAGGAGAAATAAATATTTGGCTTATACAAAAAGTAGATTATTTACGAAAGATTTTTCTAGTCTTGGTGAACATTTGTGATAAAGACTTGGTTTGGGAATCCGTATAGTCTTTACACTTGTTAACAGACAGAACATTTTGTCGATTGCAACGAATTATGTATAATATATATTGCAATATTTCTTGTCTAATGTTATTATTTTTATATAAAACATAGGAGGTCAATCATTATGGCAAGAGGTAAAAAGAAACTTACATTAGACGAGCAGTTGGCAAAAGTAACAGCAGAAATTGAAGCAACAGAAGCTACTCTTACAGAATTAAAAGCAACAAAGAAAGAGCTTGAATCACAGATTCATCAGCAGAGACTTTCTGAGTTAGACGAGCTGATTCAGGAAAAAGGATTGAGCTTTGATGAAATAAAAACAATGTTGAATAAAACAGAGTAAATATAAAGAGTAGTCGGTTGACTACTCTTCTTTCATGTTCGTTTGTAAACATACGTTCTGAATAGTATTCTGTCGATTATTGGTATATAATGGTAATATTAAATACTAATGATTGGGGAATTATTATGACAAACTCAGATTATATATTATTTTTAGATGAAAGCGCAGAAACAAAAACAAATCCATATTTGTTACTTGGTGGTATTATAATATCAAGAAATGATTATAAAAAAAATTTAATACCATCTATCCAAAATACAAAATCTATTTTAGGAAATTCCAACATTGTATTTCATTATACTGACATTCTTAAAAAGCAGAAAGATTTTAAGATTCTATGTTCAAATACTGACATGCAAACTAAGTTTTGGACTTCACTAAGAAAAAGTATTGATGAAACAGATTTTAAAGTAATAACTGCATATACAAATGTAAAGGAGTATCTTAAGGAATATCCTGAATTATCTCATGATATATATGAGATACTCTTCTCTTCTGTAATAAATAGTTATATACATTTTTTAATAAAAAATAAGGCTCGTGGAAGTATAGTGTTTGAATCAAGAGAAGAAACACAGAATAGAAAAATACAAAAACATTATTTTAATATTTTGCAAAATGGCACTAACATTTACATTCCAGAAGCAATTGATAAATATATAACCACAACGAGTTTTACTGTAAAGGAAGAAAACAGTATTGGGTTACAAATGGCAGATATTGTTGCATATAATTGCATAAGATATATCAATGGGTATAAAATTCAACATTCTATGTGGAATGTTTTAGAATCAAAAATATATGATGGCTACAAAGAAAATACTAATTCATATGGGTTAGTAAAATTATTTTAATATTGACAACAAGTTTATTATTTGATATAATACTTCTTACAAACAAGGAAATGGGTGTCCATTAGCCTTGACTTGTACCATATCAAACAGAAATGGGTGTCCATTAGCTGATAGATATGTGACATCAGGAGGAATTAAACAATTGTCTTTTGACATGCGTTTATCGCAAGAGGTAATACAGAGTCATATTTTTATGGCTCTGTATTATTTTTGTTGTGTAAACAAAAAGAGTAGCAATTTCTCACTACTCTTCGCTCTTATATGTGTTCATTTGTCAATTATGGTCTACATTAAATCTGGTATCACAATCTTTGCATTGATAATTAAATGCAGGAAATACTTCTTTTTCATTATCATCAGGACTCCATGTAGGAATTGCTGATTTATCTCTTACCTTATTGCTAATAACTATTGGTTGCAATTCAATAATATTACTACTTTTACACCACGGACAAAACATATCAATCAACCTCCTTTATAAAAAATAAAAACGTTTTATTTGTTAGTACCATTGTACTACTACATTTATATAAAGGATAGTCTAAACGTATGTTTTGTGAAAGATTAACAAATTCTACCAAGTACTACCACAATCATTGCATTTGTGTGTTTTACCTATTTTATTACTTGCAAGACCGAACATGCCGACTGATACCGCCCTATTAATTGTACCGATTTTTGTGACATTTGATGAATTGCAGTATGGACAATGGATATTATGTTCTGCTAAATACTTTTGTTGGTATTCGTTTATTCTGGATTCTTCTGATTTTCTTATTCTTTTTTGTAATATTTCTTTTTGTTCTTTGTGTGTTTTTTGGAAGTATTCTTTTTGTTTTTGAATCATAATTGGATCGAGTTTATGTCCAATAATCTCTTCTATATATTTATTCCTGGATTCACCTCCTAAATTAATAATTTTTCTTCCAATTAAAAACGACACCGTTTCTAATTTTTCAGTACAAATAGGACAATTATTATTTTTATCATCTAAAAATATAGCACCGCAATTTTTACATATTTTTTTTATTCTCATAATATATCTCCTTTTTAAATTATATTACCATAAATGAAATAAATTATAAAGTGTTCAAACAACTTTATTAAATAATAGTATGATATTCAAAACATTTAACAGTGATATTGATTCTTCAATTTATAAAATTGGGATATTTGGTAAATCTTTTGGAGAAGTTATAGATAGAATAAATGATCGAAAAGCGGATATAGATGGTCTTGTTTTAACAAAAGGAATAGACAAAAAAGAAGCAAAGAAACAAGTAGGAAGTATTTGGTCTTATCTTGGTAAGGATGAACATAAAGATGCACTAACTGGCGAATTCACAGCTTTTAAAGAGTTGATGGAAGAAACAGGACTTGGTGCAGACGAACTTGCCAAACAAGTAGGTGGTGTAAGTAAATCTGTATTAGATTATGCAAAATCTGATGATGTTGCAAAACTATCTACTGAAGGATTTAAAGCTTCTATTGGCAACTTATCTATTGGTGCTAAAGCTGCTAACATTGCCCTCAAAGGTCTTGCAGTTGTTGGTAATGCGGTAGCAAGTTTTCTCGCCGCTTTTGCTTTTCAGGCAGTTATTACTGGTATTGATAATTATATTCATCGAGTTGACAATGCAAAAGATGCTCTTGAAGAATTTAATTCTTCTGTAAAAGAACAGAAAGATAATCTTTCAACACAAGAGTCATGGATAAACGAAAATGGAAAACGTTTTGAAGAGTTATCGCAAGGTGTTGACGAATTTGGTCATAATGTATCATTAACTACTGATGAATTTTCAGAGTATAAAGATATGACATCAAAGATTGCAGAAATGTTCCCTACAATGATAAAGGGATATAACGACCAAAATGATGTTATTCTTAAAAATAAAGGTAGTGTTGATGAACTCACAGAAGCCTACAAAAAGAACCAAGAAGCCTATTATGCTGATATACGTTCTAAATCTAGTGATACATTCGATAATTTCAAAACAGCTATATCAGATGATAGTAAAAATGCAAAATTAATAAATAATATTATTAATGGAAAATTAAAGCTTCAAGGAACAAAAGGAAGTGTCATGAGTATTGATGGCAGTCCTGTTGATACTGTTGACCTTGTCAATGCATTAGGCAAAGATACTTTTGATAAAATATTAAAGGATAAAAGCGTTAAGGACAGTTTAAAGATTAACACTGACGCACTTGTTGATTTTGATTCTTTAACTCCTGAATTACAAGATAAAATCAGAGATGTTTTTACGTCTTGTAATGCTACAGTTGAAACTGAATCTGAAAAAGTAAAACCTATATTAGACGCATATTTTAATACCAATACTTCCGGTTTTAAGGATTTATCAGAAGAAGCTCAAACCGATGTAAAACTTTTTACTAGTAACGTAACAGGTGAGTTTTTAGACCAGTTTGATTCTGATATTGATATGGAAAAATGGATTCGTAAGAATGTAATCTCTCCATTGAAAGACGGTATTGACTCTGATGATTTAGGAGGCATGACTGCTAATCTATTAGGTGGAAAAACCGAAGACGAATCTATTGGCGATTATGAAAAACGAATTAGTACAGCTATTTCTGATATAAAAGCATATTGCAAGAAAAATAAGATTGAAATTCCATTTAATTTAGATGCTATTAAATCTGAAGCGGATGAAGTTAAGGCAACTGCAAAATCAGTTGTTAAAGATATTGAAAAAGATGTCATTAAAAATGGTAGTGGTAGTGCATCAGACGTAGATACTATTACTAATTGGGTAAACTCTCTTACACAAGATGAATTAAAATATGCTCAGTCCGATGAATTCCAAAAAGCGTTAGTTGCAAAACAGCAAGAACTTGGACGTACTTCTCTCGCTGCTTCCGAATATAAAGATGTATTAGAATCTGTAAAGAAAACAGAAAGTGACACCGCAGATGCATTGGGTGGTACACTTGATTCTGTAAAGAAAGCATTTGAGTCGAATAATGCAAGTACCGATTGGACTTCTCTCGCAGGATATTTAAAACAAGCGAAAGAACTGTATGATGGTGGATTTATTGGAACTGACGACTTCCAGTCAGTAGCTCAATGGATGTCACCTGATAAAATTGATACTTCTCAATATGAAATTTCTGCAAATGCTTATGTAGATGCATGGAAAAACGCCTATGATAAAGTATCAAGATGGTTCGATTCAGAGGATGAAACGGCTTCTATTTGGAATTTTTTAGAAGATTTAAAAACAGCAGATTCATCTCTTGTCGATATTGACAAAGATGCTGGAAAAGTTCAGACACATTTTTCTAGTACAGCCGAAGTTGCAAAAGCATTAGGTGTAAATGTCGAAGTTGTAGAAACAATGCTTAAAACTATGTCTGATTATGGTTTTCAGCTAGATGGCGTTGAAGATTCAGCACAAGAACTTGAACAAATAAAAACTGATTTAGCATCTGTTCAAGCACTTTATGATAATATGCAAGACGGTTCTCGTAAAGACCGACTTGGTGAATTATTAAAGAATTGGAACGCACAAGTAGATGGTTTCCAACAGGATATGTCTACAATGCAACAAGGTTTTGATATACCAATTAAATTTGAGTATGATATTCAGCAGATTTACGACCAGATTGATCAAATTAGAAGCAAAATGGCGAATGGTGGTAAAGAAAGCCGTAATGATTATGCTAATTTACTTGGACTCAATGACCAAGCTATTAGTAAACTTGAAGACCATACTGGTACTGATGATATTACAAACGAATATCTTGAAAAATATCAGAACGCTATTGAAAAGAAGTCAAAAGCTATCAGTAAAGCTGTTAAAGATGGTGATAACGATGAAGACATTATCGCTGCTCAAAAAGAGTTAGATAAGAAGCAACAAGAATACGAGAAGTTACTTCAACAGTTTAATGATTGGGGTACAAAGAATAACATTGACTTTGATAATGCTAGTGCTGAAGATTTCCAAAACTATTGGAATGATTTCTTTTCACAGCCACATGAATTAGAAATTGATGCTAAAGTAAAAAATAAAAAAGACGTTGAAAATCTCTTAGAAGATGCTTCGGGAAATTCAACTATTACTTTTACTGCTAATGTTGATGGTGTTGAACAACAAATCACTGCTATCAAAAATGAGGATGGAACAATTACTTATTATGGTGACGTTAGCGATCCAGAGACACAAGTTTATTATGTAAAAGACCAAGATGGTATGATTTATTTCTCTGGTAATACCGACCTTGCTGTTGATACAGTAGCTCAGACTCAAGAGAATATCGAAAATTCTCAAAGTGATTTTCTAGTTGGAGCTGATACTTCTAGTGCAATTGCAAGTATAAATGCAGCGGTAATTGCAGCACATGAAGGTCGAGGTGTTATACAAGTAGATGGAGATTTATCACCTTTCCAAAAGACGTGGAATAAGATGGCTGGATTTTTAAATAAATTAGGTGGTCATGTTCCTACATTTTCAGCTTCATCAAAAAGTGCAAAAACTGTAAGCACAAAATCAACAGGTAATTCGTCTAAAAAAAATACTTCTCCTAGCTATGTAAATAATAGCAAAAAGAATACAGGAGCAGGAAATCTTAAAGGAAATCTTACTTCTCCATCTTCGAAGAAATCAGATAAATCTTCTGGTAAATCTGGCAAATCTGGTTCAGGTGGCTCAGGTGGTAAAAATTCTGGTGGCGATGCTGAAAAGCAGAACGAAGAATATCTTGATAAATTCATGGCTTATCAGAAAGCTCGTCTCGAAGCAGGTAAGATAACATATCAGCAGTATTCACAGTATGTTTCTGATGAACTTGAAAGAATGTATAAGAATGGTGAAATTTCTGCTAGTAAATACTATTCTGCTGTCAAAGACATGATTGATGAGCAAAAATCTATCTATGATGCTGCACTTAAAGGTGTCATAAAACTTCTCGATGATGAAATTGATAAATGGCAAGATAAGATTGATGCTATTGAAAAGAGCAATGATAAACTTAACAAACAGAAAGATAAATACGACTCTATTTTATCAGCAATTCAAAAAGTATATGATGATGAAATTGAAAAAGCTAATAAGAAAAAAGATTCTATTCAGGATATTATTGATGCTATGTCTGATGAGAATGATGAATATGAACGTCAGAAAAAGTTACAAGAAGCTATTTACAATTTAAATAGAGCAAATTCTCAAAAGACAAAATATCTTTTAAAGGATGGTCAATTTGTATATAGTACAGACAATTCTGCTATTCGTGACGCTCAAGATTCATTACATGATGCACGATATGATGTAGATGTTGCCAATTTAAAGAAACAACAAGACGATATTGATAATTATATTGATACTCTTAATGAGTTTAAAGATAAGTGGAATGAAATATCCGATGCTTTTTCGGACGCACAAGATGCGATGAATCTTAAGCAATATTTAGGATCAGAATATCAACGTATAATTCTTTCAAACAATCTTGCAGATATTGAAAATTTTAAAAATCAATATGTTGCTGTTGAATCACAAATTAATAGTAATGAACAGCTAAAAACAAGCTATGAAGAAAAGGTTGATTATTATAATAATTTAAAACAGCAATGGGAAGATTGTACTTCTAAATACGATGATGAAATGAATAAGCTCTACGCTTCACAAATTCTTGGTGCTAATTGGGAATCTGAAGTATTAAATGGTAGATTACAAACACTTACTAATTTTACATCAGAGTATGAAAAACTTTGTCAGAGACAAGCCGATGCTGCTGTAAATGCTGCCAATACTGAAGTACAAGCTTCTAAAAATGCTGCGGCTGGTGTTACTTCTACTTCCTCAAATGTTACAAGTTCTGGTGGAGGTAGTAGCTCATCAACTTCATCAGCACCTAAAGTAACTTATGATAAAAATAACAACCCGAATAAACCTGCGCAGAAGTCTAATGATTATTGGACTTATGAAAAGCTAAGTAAAAAAGGTTATAGCACAAGTGGTCAGGCATCAAGCCATATTAGTAATTACAAGGGTGCAAATGGTTTTACACAAATTGGTAACAAATATTTTATCGTTAAGTGGATTGCAAATGCTGGTTCTCCAGCTAATGCTTCAAAAGCAAAGAACAAGCTCGAAAAAGATAATCCTAAGAAAATAGGTAAATATGGTTATGCTAAACGTTATCATAAAGGTCTTGAGCTTGGTAAGATAGAAGCTCTTCCAAAAGATAAGGCTTTTGATTTAGTACAGGATGTAGGTACTAATGGACTTAAAGCTGATGAAGTACCGATTATCACACAAAAAGGTGAAGCTGTTATTACTGAGGAACAGATTGAAAATCTTGCTAAGACATTGCATTTAGTTCCAGTTCAGAATGAAATTATGGAGAAAATGAGTAAAATTAGTCTAGGTGATCTGCCAATGAATACACCTAAGATGAATTTTGATTCTAACAAGGTTGGTCAGAATGTTACTAAGAATAACTTTGCTCCGAGCGTAACACTTAATCTAAATTGCCCTAATGTAAGCAGTGTAAGTGATGCAAAGGCAATTACAGATGTAGTCGATAAACAGCTTAATAAGTTTGCTAATGATTTTTATCAAGCTTCATTACATTATGTAAACAAAAAATAATAAATATTTAAGAGAGTGGTAGTAGATATCTACTACTCTCTTCTATTTATTAGAAGGGAGGGAAATGGATACTCAAAATTTATTTGTCAAAGGACTCGAAAACATATCTCAAAATAGTAATAATGATGTAAATGACAAAACATATGTGGGTGTTATTATAGATATAATCGGTACAAAAAAATATGTTATTCGATACAATGATGCAGAACGTAAATTTAATACAAAATATAATGGTGCTCTTACTATTGGAGATATAGTACATATTGTATACCCAATGGGAAGTAGCTCTAACGCTTATATGATTGAAGACGTTAAATTTAGTGGTGGGAGCGGATCTGCTGTTTCAGGTGTATCGAGCGTAGATGGGCGTACTGGTGATGTTGATTTATCAGATAAGTATTCTTTAAAAAACAAAGAACATTCACATGATAATAAGGAAGTATTGGATAAAATATCTTCTGAAAGAGTTGGTTCATGGGATTTAAAAGCTGAGATCTCTGAATTTGCTTCAATTTATGATTTTCCTACTATCGGAGAAAAAGGTGTTATATATATCATAACTAAAGGAGATAAAGCTAATAAACAGTATAGATGGGATTCTGTTGATTTAAAATATTACGAACTCTCTCCTGGTAATGATTGGCATGATATTAAAATTGTGAATGGAGGTGAAATTAAGTAATGGCAGATGCAAATACTTTAAATGTCAGAGTAATTATAAAACATGGGACAGCAGCAAATTGGACAAAACTAAACCCAATTCTTCTTGCTGGCGAAATGGGTATAGTAGTTGATGATACAAAAGATAATGGAAAGTATAAAGTTGGTGATGGTGTAACTGCATGGAATAACTTAAAATACAGTTCTTCAAATTCAACTATTGTAAAAAGTACTGCTCCATCATCTTCTGATTATAATTATGATATTGGACAGTTATGGGTTAATTCATCAAATGGTGTTTTATATTCGTTAATTTCTACAAGTGGAACAACTGGCACATGGCAGAAATTAGGTGTAACATCCGAAGATATTATATCTAATTTTGAAGAATATACTGCAAGTGAAATTGATGCAATGTGGACTGAAGTTTTAGGTGGAAACACTGTATTAAATGGATATAAATTAACTTACAGCACTGAACAACCGACTGATGGTGTAAGGGATGATGATGTTTGGATTAATTATTAATCGAGGAAGGAGGAATTATGCCAAAATTAAAATATTTAGGTAAAACTGGAATAAAAGAATTAATATTACTGATTACTTCTACGCTTCGAAAGCATGAAAATAATACAGATATACATATGACAAGTTCTGATAAGTCAGCAGTTGCCACTATACCTTCTAAAGCACCACTTAATTCACCAACTTTTACAGGAATACCAAAAGCACCAACAGCAGCTTTAGGTACAAATACAGAACAAATTGCTACAACTGCTTTTGTAAAAAATGCTGTAGATAAACTTTTAACTGCAAGTGAAGCAATGACTTTTAAAGGTACATTGGGTACAAATGGTACTGTTACTGCTCTTCCAAATACTCATGATGTTGGCGATACTTATAAAATTGTTACAGCAGGTACTTATGCAGGGAATAAATGTGAAATTGGTGATATGATTATTTGTGTTCAGTCAGGAGAAAAAGCTAATGATCCTGATTGGACAGTAGTTCAAGCAAATTTGGATGGAACTGTGACAAGTAGTGCAACCTCTGTTACGGCTAATACAGTTCCTATTTTTGACGGAACGACTGGCAGAATTATTAAATCAAGTGGTTTTACTATTGGCGTAAGCGTACCAAGTAATGCAGTTTTTACTGATAATAAAGTTACAAATACGGTAAATAATAGCGCAAAAGCATATGTTACTGGTACAATGAGTGGTTCTACAAATACTAGCGGTCAGATATTTGATACGGGTATTTATATTGATACTGCGGCTGGTACTCTTGTTGCAAGTGTATTTAAAGGAAGTTTATCAGGTAATGCAAGCACAGCTACAAAATTGCAGACTGCACGTAGTATTGGAATTTCTGGTGGTGCAACTGGTACTGCTACTTCATTTAATGGTTCATCAGATATTACTATCCCAGTAACCTCATTAAATACAGATTATTTAGTAAATGGTGCAAATACACTTATTCTCGATGGCGGTATTGTCAAATAGTAGAAAGGTGGTGGCAGTAAATGGCTAATAATCTTGTTAATGTTATTTTTAAAATCAAGAGAGGTGTTACTTCTGCTCTTACTGCCTACAAAACAGTACTTGAAGATGGTGAGTTAGTTGCAGAATTAAACAGTAACGGAAATAGATATTTAAAAATTGGCGATGGTAGTAATTTATGGACTAATTGCAAAGATATATCTACAAAATATGCTGATTCATCGAACAGCGCAACTAAAGCCACTGGGGATGAAAGTGGCAATAATATAAAAAAAACATACGGCTCATCTCTAACTTGTTTAGGAAAAACTATTTCGTTAATTTCTAAGACTAATGAAGTTCTTTCATCTATTACAGTTGGAACAGAAAATGGTGGTGTAGAAACTGTTGTTAATACTACGCAACCCGACTCACCCACAAAAGGATTAATTTGGATAGATGATGCTGTATAGAAAGGAAAGTTTATATGTACACATTTTTAATGCGATCAGATAAAACATTAGCAGTGACTAATAAATCTGTTATTTATCAGAGAGATAAATTGGTTGATAAAGTAAAATTTTATATACCCACTACTTATGAGGATATTAATTTAGAAGATTTTTCTGTTTTATTGAAATATATTGATCAAAATAACATTGTTCATGTAATTAATTTGACAAAAGCCGAAACAGACAAAGAAGGATTTATGAAGTATGTCATTGAAATGGATACTAATTTAACAAAAGAGTCGGGTGATATCCGAATTCATCTTACACTAAACAAAGTCGATATGGAAGAATTAAAAGAGTACTCATTAAATACAAGTGAAGCAATCATATCAATAAAGCCTTTGGCTGATTACTATGGATTTGTTTCTGATTCTTCTCTTTCAATTATTGATCAGAAAATGAACGAATTAGATGTTAAATTAGAAGCAGCCAATAAAATCGCAGAGACTTATGATAGTTCAAAAGCTGATAATATTAAATTGGACAAAGAAACATCTGAGCTTTATTTAACAGCAAATGATAAACCAATTGGCGATAAAATAGCTATTAATGATTTAGGCGATACTATTGCCCAACAGACCAAAGATGGCTTAATTCCAATTATATTATAAAAAATAATAAGGAAAGGAGGCTATTATGGCAGGTAATAGAGTCAAATATGCTTATGTCAATTATGATGATATTCAGGGGAAGATAGATTCTGGTGAGATTGACCAATATGATATTGTCTTTACAAAAGATACTCATGAACAGTATTTTATAAAAGAAGATTTATCATTACTTAGGATAATATCAAAAGTTTATTGTTTTGACAGTATTATTGAAGCCGAAGAAACTCTGAATAAAAATACTGATACATATGTTGGTCAGATTGTGGCAATCGCTAATGATAATATTTATAGCGGATATATCGTTAATAGAGAAAACGGAAAATATACTGTTAATTCATTATCTGATAGTAGAAGCCCTATTGATTATGATAATATTGATCATAGACCTGTAATTAACAAAATTGGTACTCAAGATGGTAATTTAATAATAGGTGATTTGGATAATGGTATATATTCTGTAACAGGTGTATATAAGATATTTAATGAATATCCTACATTATTTACAGTAGCATCAAATCATTTATTTTTAGTAGAAAAAACAGATAGTATCAGTTATGTCAAGGACATTTCTGCAAAAAAAATTATAACATATACTTTATCAAATGGTGCAGTTAATGTATTAAAATCAGTGACTACACAATATTTAGAAGATAATCAGTATATAACAAATGATTTATTTGAAGCAAAGCTTAAAACATTGGATTTAATTACAAAAGCTGAAGTTTCTGAATATGTTAAAACAATAACAAATGAATATTTAGAACAGAATCTAGGCACTACCATTGATACCAAGATTGATGAGAAAATACAATCTTTAGTGGTAACTGATTCTGACATTGAAAATTTATTTCAATAATTATTAACTGCTATTTATAGCAGTTATTTTTATGTAAAAAAATAATTATTAAGGAGGAAACAAAAATGGCAACAACAGAAGTAAAGATTATTACCCTCGCAAAATTAGGAAAGTATGATGAGGCAATTAAAAAGTATGTTGCTGACGCAGATAAGGTAGTTGATGCAAAATCAATTAAATCTGTAGCAATTGAAGGACGAACATTAAAATTCTTTAAGGTAGAAACTCCTGGTGAGACTGACGCACCTACATTTAGTGTAGAAGTGCCTGATACAGATCTTTCAGCAGTAAATAACGCAATTAAAGAGGTAAAAGCTGTTACTGATAAACTTGATGGAGAAGACACAGTTGAGGGTTCTGTAAAGGCTCAGATTAAAGCACTTAAAACAGAGATTGAAGGTAAGATTACAGCATCAGAGTATAATGATACAGAAATAAAGAAGTCTATTAAGGCTAATACTGATGCTATTGGTGTACTTAACGGTACAGGTGAGGGTTCTGTAGATAAGAAAGTTGCTGACGCAGTAGCTTCTATTGTAGCTGATGCACCAGCCGCTTATGATACACTGAAAGAGATTTCTGATTGGATTTCAACCCATGAAAGCGGAGCATCTGCAATGAACTCTTCTATTCAGGCAAATAAAACAGATATTGCCAATCTTGCAAAATTAGTAGGTACACTTCCAGAGGGTGAGGATTCTGCTACAATCGTTGCTTACATTAATAAGAAGGTTGGAGCGGTTGACTTCTCAAGTGCTATTGCAACAGCAAAGAGTGAGGCAATTAGCGAGGCTAACAAGTATGCCGATGGTCTTGCTAAGAATTATGCAACTGCTGAGCAGGGGAAAAAGGCTGATACAGCACTTCAGGAAGCTGATATAACAGACTTAAAGGCTGATGTAGCTGCAAATAAGGCATCTCTTGGAGCAGAAGGTGCTACAACTAAGGCTATTGCAGATGCTAAAAAAGCTGGTACTGATGCTCAGAGTAATGTTAATGCTTTAGCAAAAAGAGTAGATACAATTGCGGCAACAACATATGTTGAGGCAACAGATGAGGAGATTAATGGTCTTTTTGCATAATTAAAACAATTAAGGGGGACAGAGATATCCTTCTCTGTCCTTATTTAATAAGGAGGTTTTCATGACTAACGAAGAAACAAATGGAATAAGTTTGAGAAGATTAAAAACCTTCTTAACAAATTTGAAAAATATATTTGCTGAGAAAAACCATTCTCATGCAACTTCAGATATAACAGGACTTGATACTGCTCTATCTTCTAAAGCCACATTAGCACAGGGAAATAAAGCTGATAGTGCAGTTCAGAGCGTAAAAATCGGTACTACAGAATATAAGTCTGGTACTACTGTTACTCTCCCATCTTATCCTACATCACTTCCTGCAAGTGATGTACCTAGTTGGGCAAAACAGAAAACAAAACCTACATATTCTGCAAGTGAAATTGGGCTTGGCAATGTTGGGAATTTTAAAGCTGTTTCTACTGTTGCTTCTCAGAGATTAACAGATACCGAAAAATCCAATGCTAGAGCGAATATTGGAGCGCAAATAGCTGGCTCATATGCAAGTTCTACTCATAATCATGATGACAAATATCAAGCTAAAGGTAGTTATGCCAGTGCTTCTCATACTCATACTAAATCTCAGATTACAGATTTTCCAACAAGTATGCCTGCCAATGGTGGAAACTCATCGACAGTTAATGGTCATACTGTGAATAGTAATGTACCTGCAAATGCAAAATTTACAGACACTACTTATGCTATTGCTACTACAAGTGCAAATGGTCTTATGTCAAAAGATATGGTGACTAAACTTAACGGTATTGCTAGTGGGGCTACTGCCGTTACTTCAACAACTGTTAGTAATTGGGGATTTAAGAAAACTGATACAAACACTTGGCGTGGAGTACAAAATAATCTCACCTCAACTGCAACCGATCAGTCATTGTCAGCTTACCAAGGAAAAGTACTAAAAGATTTAGTAGATACAAAGACAACTTTTACTTATTCATCAACAACGCCAACTTCACCTGCCAGTAATGCTGTTTGGATAGGTTAATTTGAAAGGAGAAAATTATGGCAAAGCCTGCTATCAGTAAAATTATACCGTTTGATGCTACGGCTGGTTACGTTTTCTCCTTTTCTTATATAGGAAATCAACCATATAAGAATAGAATTGTAATCAGGAATGCATTAACTAATGAAGTTATAAAAGATGAAACGATTTCAGAAATGAGATTTAGACATCCGATTAGTGGGAATATATTAACTAATGGAACGTCATATACAATACAAATATCTGTTTTTGATGAGAATAATAATGAATCAAGTCTATCTGACAAAATATTGTTTACTTGTTATTCTACCCCTACTTTTAATTTTAGCGGATTAAATAATGGGACAAATTATGTAAAGTCATCATCATATAATGCTACAGTTAATTATTCTCAGAAAGAAAACAGGAAATTACAATCGTACATTTTTTATTTGTATGATGCCACATATAATGAATTATCTAATAGTGGAACTGTATATAATCAAACTCCTACTTATATATATAGTAGTTTAGATAATGAACAGATTTATTATTTAAGGTGTGTTGGTATTACTGTAGATTCGGTAGAAATAGATACTGGTTTTGTAAAAATATATACTCAGTATAATTCTTCTAATTATTCAGGTATTTTCGATGTAAAAAATAATTATAAAGGTGGATATGTACAATGTACCTCTAATATTGTTTCAATTGATGGTGTTGCTACAGATTCATATACAATATCGAATGGTGTGTTACAGTTTAATAATTCAAATACCTTTGTAGAATACAATGAGGGATTACTTATAGAATCAGGTCATAAGGTTGGAATTAAAGCAAAAAACTTTAAGCCTGGACTTATTTGGTCTGAAGCAAATGAAATAGATAAAATTTTACTGTATCACTATATATATGAAGGTTTGGATTATTTTAAATTAGATGTTTCCAACGGATTAAATCATTATATTTTATATAGCCCAAGACAAAAATTAACTGCAAATCAATTTTATACAATTTATATTACAAGACAAGACAGCTTATTTAAGATAACAATACAGTAGAAAGGAGGAGATGTGCAATGATAATTTTAGGTTCAACTTTTTTAGGGGCAGACTATTCGTACTCTCCTACCCCTACTAATGTAGATGATATAAGACAAACAAAAATTGGCAATGCTGATTTTGATACGTTTGTAATTAGTGCTGATAGTAATATGGAAGAATCAAAAGAGATTGATGCCACATGGAATAATAATTCTGTACTATCAGCTAGTTATGAACATAGCTTATCAGCAGGAAATATTGAGTATGTACTTAATAATACTTCTGACATTATTATTCAAAAACGTTTAAAAGGTGATTTTACGTGGACAACTATATATAGAAAAGCAATACAAAAAATTGAAGATTTTGATATTACTTATATTGATAATATTATTCAAAACAAAAAAACATATGAATATGCTTGTGTTAGTCTTTTAAATGGTGTAGAGAATGGACGAGATATAAAGGAAATCATGGTTTCATTTGATGGTATTTTTATCTCAGATTTGACTCATAATTACGGAACTATATTAGATATAGGAAGTATTGACACAACGCGAAATAATTATAAGCTGACAAAGCAGGAAATTCCTATGTATAGATACCCATTTGCTCATACATTTGGCAATCTAAATTATGATTCTGGCGAAGTAAGTGGATATTTTGTACCTATGAATGATAATTGTGATTTTGAACTTGAAAAGTCTTTTGAATATCAAAAAAATATTATGAATTGGCTTACAAATGGTATGCCTAAAATATTAAAATCATTTGATGGGCGCATGTGGATGATTAATGTTGACGGAAGCCCAACGGATTCGATGGACGGACATTGGCAGCATAGAATTATTGATTTTCAATGGTACGAATCGGGTGATTATACCAATGAAGAAGATTTATATGAATCAGGACTTAGCAATGTTTCTTCTGAATTTTGGGGTAAAAATGGTAATTATGTTCAAATTCCTTCTGATGAGAAATACAGTAATTATGATAAAGATATTATCATTGATGATAATGAACCATTCATGCCAAAGAATAATCTTGTATGGATTGAATATTAAAGAAAGTGAGGATTTTGTATGTCAAATATTAGTACGCTAGATAAGAAACTTGCTTTTTCAAAATGGGTAGAATATTTATACAAGATTTTAGTATTTGATAATAACGATTGCGTTGTGGATGAAATAAAATTTACAACAGATTATGGTTCAGTCTCAATCGACTCAAGTTCAAATACAAGGCGTACATATTCTTTTACCATGTTCCCAATAGGCGATAAAATGACACCTTCAGAACGAGCAAGAATGTGGATGAATAAAAAGATCATGCTTCAAATTGGACTTAAAACTCCACGAATGTCGGAATATAAATGGTATAACGAAGGATGTTTTATTGTAACTGATACTAATTCTTCTATCTCTGTGGATAGTAATAGTTTAACTATTAATTGTGGTGATTTGTGGAACAGATTAGATGGCACTCAAAATGGGCAATTAAGTGCGTTGACTACTACTATCTCAGCTTATGAAGAAACTGATGATGGTACTCCATTAGTATATAATACAATCAGAGACTCATTAGTATCTACGATAACACAATTAGGCGGTATAAAAGATTATATTGTTGATGATATTGGAGAATCTAAAGGATTAGAAGAATTTAATAAAGATTATATGTCTTACAGAGCGTCACACCCTTATTGGAATTGTGTGCCATATGATCTTGAATTTTCTGTTGGAGATAATGTATCAAGTATGATAACAGATATAACAGAATTATATCCAAATTTTGATTCAGCTTTTGATGAGAATGGTATTTTTATGACCAGATTAACACCTTCTTGCAAAGAAGATAATATTATTATGACTAATGATGATATTAAAAATTGTCTAGTTTATGAGTCAATCTCAACCGATTATTCTAATGTACGAAATGTTGTACATGTATGGGGCGAGACATTTGATGTAGATTTTTATTCAGAAGATGTTACTAATTCAAATTCTACTTATACTGTCAATATGAAAGCATATCACAAAGATTATTCTAATGGAGATTTAATTGCAATTAAAATTCCAAGTACAAATTCTTCAACACAATATATCAATGTAAATAATTTAGGGAATATCCAGATTTATGATGAAAATACTGATAAACCTTTAGGTGCAAATTATTTACCTGCTGGGAAAGTATATGTTTTTAAATTTAGAAAAACATATCAAAATAAAACATGGATAAAACGTTTTTATGCACAAGGCACATGGCAAGCTCACGCCCTCTCCGCTTTAGTAGATGGTTCTGTAAGTTCTGATCAATATACTTGTGCAGATGGTACAGTTACAACTAAATATACAAAAAAATATTTTCAAGATAAATACAATGTTGATACTGTATCATTAAAGGTAATAAAAGATTCTCCTTTTACTGTACAGAAACTTGGTGAAGAACGTTTAGATGTAAAATCAGGTGATGTATATGAAAACATTTCATCTGATAGTCTTGCTCTTGAAAGAGCTGAGTATGAATTATTTGTTGATGCAAGATTAACTGATAATATAAGTATTGAAATTGGACGACTTATACCTTGGTTGAAAGAATATATGAAAGTATCTTACGCTAAAATAGGAGAATCAGAAATAAAACAATATATTACGGATAAAATAACATTAAATTTAACAGATGGAACAACATCCATCACAATGCATACATTTTATCCATTATATGAAGAATAAAGGAGAAACCGTATGGCAGATTATACACATGAGTATTCTAATTTTCCATCTGCTGTAATGGACAAAAAGACTTACAGAAATGTGACTAATTCAGATGCGACACTAATTAACAGAATAAAAGAATACCAAAAAAATAAAGACTATATTTCTGCTGCAAAATTAATTAATGCAAATCCTAATATAAGGCAATGTATACCTGATTGCTCGGATTTTAATGCTTTAAATGAAGAAATAAGAAATGCGGAAATATATGCAAAAACAATTAAACAATCAGTATTTTATACGGAAAGTCAGCCTTTTACTCCCAATAATTCAGATGTTTGGATAGGAGGTATAAAATGAGTTATAAAATAGATTCAGTCTTTCCAAATAGTATAGACGATTTACCATTCATATCAGATGTAGATATTCCAAGTAAAAATATTATGATTAGTATTCAGAATTATATTGATCAAGGTGATTATGATAATGCATCAAAGTTATGTAATATGAGTAATATTACCTCAATCAATTCTGATTATTTTAATATGGTTCAAAATAGAATTTACTCTTTACAAAACTATTTGATTACTCTTGATAGATGTAATAGAGTTGAAACTGGTAACGAACCAAAATCACCTACAAATGGTATGACATGGATAGACAATTAAATAGGAACTTAAATCTTGAGACACTAAACGTGTCTCTTTTTTATTATAAAGGAGGAATTTTAAATGGCTGTTAGTGAAAAAAATGTAACAGGAAAATTTTATAGAATTTGGAGTGCTGCTGATAAATTGTGGCATAGAATATCGTTTTGGACTCACGCAAACGATGTTGAGTTCAATGATGGGAAGACTGCTCAGACAAAAGTGGGCGCAATAAAAGGAATAACTACAAGTACAAGTGCGACTGAGACTGGATATGCTGCTGATGCTACTACTGTAGCTGCATTAAACCAGAGTTTAGGTAATATGCATTTGGTTCATTTAGAAAGTCAACAAATTAAGGGAACAGGATATTCATTTTTATATATTGGCTATAAAACTGGATACAGACTTATAAATGTTATAGTTAATTATAATACTTCTAGCAAAGGAAATTATCGAATAAATACAATTCAATATGACGATACAAATAAAGTGTATGTGGTATATTTAAATCAAACACTTGCATCAGGTGCTTATTTGCTTGCCGATTTAATATATATGTCTGAATAATTTTTATTTCTTACTAAATATATGATACATTTGTAAAAGTTAATATTTAGTTACTCCTATTTACTAAAGAGATATTGGTTTACAATTGGATTTGTTTAAGATATAGGTGTTGGAATTACTGAATTTTCAATATATGAATTAAAATATAAGCATGTAATCGATAATCTTACTCTTATACCAGCATTACTAACGTTTTTCATCTGAATTCCTACCCCTGACGAAGCATATATCATACTATACACAAAAGCATTAGAATAACCGCCACCGTTTGTAGTTGCATTCCAAAAAGACGTATTTACTATTATTCTAGTGTAGCCTTTTACTGGTTTAAATTTAGTATATTCAACCTGAGTAGTTCCGTTAGCCCCAATATATATATTATCAATTGTTTCATTTACAGCTACAATAGTAAATTTTTTATCTAAACTCTGGTTTAGTAAAAACATAGCTTTTAAGAACATCTGTTCGTTTTTACCAATTATTTCCAATTATAAACAGAGAATATAATACCAGAACGTATATTCTATTTATAGAGGAGGTATTTTTAATATGGTAAGTGCGAAAGATGAAATGTTAATGAAGTGTATGAAAGTATGGATGACAAGATTCAATACAGAGGATTTAAAATTTTTAGAAGACACATTTTGGATGGTTAGTTTTAATTTTTCAGTTGACACCATATCTTCTACTGAAGTTACAACGGTTAATGGCGAGACTACGGATAGATTGATGGAGTATTTTAAGATTGGCAAATTAAGCAGTGGTAAAACAGAAAGTACGATTAATCAATATATCAGAGTTGTTCATCAGTTATGTGATTTTTGTCATAAAGAAATTAATATGATAACAACGGATGATGTATTGTCATTTATGGTTAAATATAGGATTCAAAATAATGTAAAAGGTTCGACAATGGATATTAAACGAAAATATCTATCTTCTGTGTTTAGTTATTTATATAAACACAAAAAGATAGCTGATAATCCTATGTCTATTGTTGAACCTGTAAAATATAAAAAATGTATTAAAGTTCCTCTCAAAGATGAGGAAATTGAGTTACTAAAAATAAATACTACAAACTCAAGAGACTTAGCGATAATTCACTTCTTTCTTGATACTGGTGTTAGAGTTAGTGAATTATGTGGAATTAATTTGGAAGATGTAGATTTTAAAAACTATACTTGTAAAGTGTTGGGTAAGGGAAATAAAGAACGAACAGTGGCGTTTTCTGGTAAAACAGCAATGAGATTAAACGAATATTTAAAGCAACGAAAAGATATAAATATGAATGGCACATATTGCACATATGCGCCTAATACGCCATTGTTTGCTTCTAGGAAAGGACATCCTACAAGATTATGCAAAACTGCAATAGAAAGTATGGTAAGAAAATTAGGTATAATTAGTGGAGTCACCAGGGTTCATCCACATTTATTTAGAGCAACTTTTGCAACCAGATTAGCAGAACGTGATACAGATATAGGTGTGATTGCAAAATTATTAGGACATGCAGATTTGGAAAGTGTTAATAGATATGTTCTTATTGATCAAACAAAGATAGAGGCTACTATAAGACAAAAAGGTTTTTGCTCGTAAAGAATATATTGCCAGAGTTTAGATATTGATTATTATACTTCGACTACACCAACTAATTATGTAACTTTTTCTGGTTCAATTGCTTTAGAAAGCTTTTATTTGGAAGTATATAAAATAGGAAAACTTGTTTATTTTATAATGCGAGTTACAATAGCAAACTCTAATGATAGATCTTGGAAGGTTAAGATTAACAAATATCCTATGAAACAAACAGCTTGCCATATTTTTTCAGCATTTAAAGACACTGGTACTTATATTCCATGTTATGGTGATAAGGATGGATATATTGTAAATCAAGGTGGAACAGGCAAGTATGCAATTGTTATGGGTGGTGAATATATTACTACATAATTAATTTCCCCAATAAAATATTACATATTGAACTCTACAATTCATATCCATTTGTACCGCATCTTTAAAAACTACATACCAACTATTATGATCTAATGCCGTTACAGATTCTAAGTGAGAAGGAAAAGCTCTTCCGTCACCATTACTTATTAATATACCAATATCACTACCAGTAACATTTTCTGAATTAAATTTTTTCTTGATTTCTTCTAAGGTGAATAACAGAAATGAATTATTACCTGATTTTACTAATTTTATTATAGTACCAGCACTAATTTTTATGCTATTTGATTTATTAAACTCTGTCTTTAAATTACCTAAACTCTGGTTACAAAATGAATATAAATTATCTTTTCGTTGCGGAAAGGATTTGTAATGGATAAATTAAAATTTAATAAAAATGAAATTATTTCAATTGGAAAATTATCATATATCTCTAATGATATATATAAATTGGAAGTTGAAAACATTACTGAAGATATAGCTCTTTCAGGATTTTATCTTATTAATGAAAATAATGATGAACTTATGGGCGATTTTTCAAATTTTACCACTAAATATAAAAACACAGATGAAGAAAATACATATTATATATCAACAGGTATTGTATATACTGAACCAGAAAAAGAACCAGAAAAAGAATTAACAGAGGAAGAAATTGCCGAGCAGAAAAAACTTGCTTTAGAATTCACAAAAAATAATAAAATTTCTGAAATGTCTAATGCTTGTGAAACTGCTATTGAGAATGGTGTGGAGGTTAATGGAAAACATTATTCATATACAGTTCAGGATCAGAGTAACATGCTTAATGCAATGAATCTTTCAAAAGAAACTGGAATGGAAGTTCCTTATCATGCTGATGGTGAATCATGTGGTTTATATAATTATGATACTATTTCTGCAATTTATATTCAAGAGACAATGAATTTAACAACTAATCAGACATATTTTAATCAGCTTAAGTTATATATTTTATCAATTTCCGATGTTGACAAAACTGATGATATAGCTGCAATTAAGTATGGTGATAAGTTGACTGGCGAATATCTTGATAAATATAATGAGATAATGAACCAGAGTAAAAAGATAGTCGAGAAAGTTGTAACATTAAATGCATAATATGAGGTAGAATTATGAAAAGGATTATAAAATATTCTACATTATTTATTGTATATGGTTTAATATATTTTATCATTGAATGTCTATATAAAGGTAAATTATCTGATTGGAGAATGTTTGTGTTGGCAGGATTTATAGGAATAATGATTGGATTGATTAACAATTTATTTGACATCAAAACCGATTTTATTCTTCAATGTATAATTGGCATGTTAATTACAACATTGTCAGAAGCGATTGGTGGTTTTTATTGGAACTTACAATGTGGATTACATATTTGGGATTACTCTTCTCTTCCATTTAGTTTTATCGGAGGTCAAATAAATTTATTTTTTAGTTTGATTTGGATGTTTTTATCAGGTATTGTTATAATTCTTGATGATATTCTTCGATGGAAATTATATAAAGAAGAAAGACCTGAATATTATGTTCATGGTAAATTGATATTGAAAATATAAAAGTTTAGGGTTGGTTAATTCCAACCCTATTTTTTACGTTATATAATTATAAGTTATATCTACTTAGAATGTTTTTGTCTTGTATAGCCAGAGTTTAACTACATATAATACTAAATTTGCCAATATAGGAGTTACCAAAATTGTGGGTGCTTATAATCGTATAGCAGTTGCTTCTAAACAAAGCAATACAACAACAATTACATTTAATAGTCAATTTAAACAAACACCTTTTGTTTGTGCGACTGTTGAGCATTCATGGGCTGACTCAATACAATGTACAATAGATAGTTGCTCTGCGTCTAAAGCCGTTATTAAAGTGTATAATGGTTCTACTCAAAATGTAAATGTAACAGTGCATATGATCGCAGTTGGATATATTTAATTATTTATAAAATAATGCATATTTAGGTACATAATATTGATTATTTGATTTAAGAGTAATCTGATTAAACACGCAAGTTTTTGATATTGTAAATGTCAAACTTGATACATAACCATCAGGTGATGTACATGTTACAGCAGTATTATTTACATAAGCACCGTCAACTATTGTTGATACTGGAATAATAAAAGTTGAAAAACCATAAGATTTAATGTTATGACATTGCAATGTTATCATTATCATTTTTTTATTATTAGGCAGTTGAACACCATCCCAATTCACCCATTTATCATTACCTAAACTCTGGAAAATAATTAAGAGAATACATATACTTATTATATTTTATTATAATGAATAGTTATAATATTTATATTTATTATCTTAATCGTGATATTTTATATTAAATTGCCAGAGTTTAGGTGATCTTTCAAATAAGCAAGATTGGAAAAAAATCGGAGAATTTGGAGATGTTAATGAGCATGTAATATCCAATATTAAAAATTATCAAGAATTAAAAGTAAATTTTATGCTTTATTATTCAGGTGGGGGTTCATATATTACAAGAGATTACGTTTTCGCAGTATCAGAATCTAAGGATCTTGAATTCTTATTTTTGGACGGAAATTACTATGATAGTAATAATTACACTTCATGGTGTATAGTCTACAATACAGCAAGAAATAGTATTCAAAACAGACCTTCGTGGCTTCGCAGTGTAATACTTGGCAAAGATACAACTTGTCAGTGTGTTTATAGAGTTTATGGCAGATAAAATTAAAGTTTTAAAAATAAAAAATCTAAAGTTAAAACTTGATTATATGAAGTATCAGCTACAACACAAATTGAATCATAATCACTAGACACTCTATATCCTTTAATTATACAAAAAGACATACCGTATACTTGGTTTGAAGTGTTTGCACAATTATTGACAACATTCAATAACGAGTATTCATCATTCATATATGGACTTAATGTAGTAAAATCGTTTTTATTATAATATTTGCTGTCAGAATTCCATATTGTTGAGACTCTGATTTTAATTATTTTATTACTTAAGCTATTGGTAAATTTAGTATTATATGTTTCTAAACTCTGGCTATATATTATAATTATATAAATTTAAAGGGTATGTAGAAATTAATCTACATGCCCTATTTTTTACGATTTTTCCTCTTCTATTATTCGATATTCAGATTCATTAATGATAACCTTGTATCCATCTAATATTCTTTGAATTTGTTCTTGTGAAGCAACACCATATAAACAATTCCAGAAATGTCTCTCATGTTGTCGTACATTATTGATTAAGTATATCATACATTCTCCTTACTAAAAGCATTATTTAAAACAATGTTACCATTTTTATTTATTGTATCTGTATAATGATTTGTGTATATCTCAATTGTTGTTTGTAGATTTTTATGTCCTAACCTCTCCTTAATATACATAAAACTAGCTCCATTTTCATATAGAATTGTTCCATGAGTATGTCTTAAACTATGTGTATCATACTGAGGGAAATGCAACTGTTTATGAATTATAGAGGATGTATGTTGTGTCGTTCTTGCACTAATATATGAACCGTCTTCTCGTCTACAAATAAAATCAACTTCATAAGGTGACTTTTCTTGAGATACTTTATTCATTGGTAATATGTCATCAGTTTTGGCATATGTCATTTCATTTTCGCTATAATAATGATTATAGTATTCATCAAAATATTCCCTTGCTTTTAGTTGTTTGTCGTGTTCTTTTTTCAGAGCTTCTAATATTACATCGTCAAGTTCTATTGTTCTAAAAGAATTATATTTAGGTTTAGAGAAGTACCAATATCCATTAGATTTAGATGTGCCATTAGTTTTCTTCTTCTCTTCTTTCGATCTTGCTTCGCCTGCTTCCCATTGAACTTGTCTATTAACTGAGAGTGTTTTATTCTCAAAATCAATATCTTTCCACACAAGTCCATATATCTCTCCCAAGCGTAATCCTGTATGATAACCAATCATAATAGGGATATAAGCTGACGAGCCTTCAGGGAATCTTTCAAATATTTTTTGCATAACTTCTTGAGGAATATATACGTGTTTCTTACTTCTTGTAGTTTTCTTTGGTTGTTTCTTTGTCGGAACTACTAAATTTATTGCAGGTGTTGATACGATATAATGTCTGTCTAAAGCATAAGTAAATGATTTTGTTAATAATCCTTTAACTGAGTTTACTGTATTGATTGAGTAGCCTTCATCATACATTTTAGTAATGAAGTCTTGTAGAGTATCTTTGGTGATAGTTTTTAGCTTATATGAGCCGATTTCAGGTTTGATATATAATCTAATCTTCTTTTCATACCCAACAAGCGTAGAAGATTTGCAAGTGAGCTTACAGTCTTTCTCCAACCACATATCTAAGAAATCGGCATATGACATATCTGAAGGTTCAACAACTTGTCCCACATGTTCATATGCTTGCTGTGCTATCTTACCAGCTTCTCTAGCTTCTCTCTTTGTAGTAAAGCCAGATTTAGACTTCCATTTTCTTTTCCCATCAACTGATGCTACTTCAAATCTATAACGATATGAGAATGTACCATCTTTATTTGTACGTTTATCAATCATTATATCAGTCAT